TAATAGGTTTTGGTGTATTTGTTATCGAGATAAATAGTATCAGGCATTTGTATTCCTTTCCAAAATACGAGTGCTTAGAGGACATGTGGTATTTCGGTACTACTTGTCCTCGATACTATTATTTATAATTTCAATAATTTATACTTGACAATTATTAATTTATAGTATAAAATATAATTATGGGTAGAAAAAAACAAAACCGCATCGAAGTTATTAATGACGAAGGATTGATTTCCAAAAAGGCAATGAAAGATTCTTCAGTTGTTGCGTGGGGTAAAGAGCCAGATTTTCATCCCCTTAATCCCCTACTAACCGCCGAAGAAAAAACAATAGAAACGGAAATTGCATTAGCTGATGCTATAAATTGGTACAATGCCCTTTGTGGTGAAAAGAACATTAAATCTTTTTTTGTTGACTATGCTACCAAGAATTTTCCTTCTGAAGCTCCGAAACTCAAACATTTGGATACAGATCTCTTTATTTGTGGCACAGGACATACTTACGGAATTGTTGCACGCCTTATAATGCGTGGCTGGCCTATCCGTGAACAGCATGTAGAGCGTCTGGAGGAATTGATTCGTGAATACTCTAAGATGGTTTCCAAAAAGGAAGATAAACCAATAACCGTTAAGGCAAGAGATTCCAAGATTACAGAAGCGATTGGAATTGTTAACGGACAACTTGATGATTTTGGATTTGGTTCTAAGAAAGGTTTTCCTGATACATGCCTGTCTAATGTAGTTTTGAAAATTGGTTGCTCTAATGCTCAACGTTTGAAAGTACAAGAACATTTTGTTCCTATGGTACTTGAATTAAAAGAAGTTATTGATGGAAAGAATGTTGAGATTAAGGAAGCATATACAGCTTACACAAAAGCCACTATTAAGAAAATTTATGATTGGTTGACAGGTATGCCTTCTGTTGATGTTCTACAAATTACAAAAAAAGTCCGGAAAGCACGAAAGAAAAAAGTCAAAACTGCGGCACAATTATTGAAGAATTTTAAGTGCCAGGTATATGATGACGAATTGAAAATCAATTCTATAAATCCAGAATCTATTATTGGCGCCCAACAGTTGTGGGTGTTCAATACCAAGACTAGAAAACTTGGAGTGTATTATGCCTCGGATGAAAAGGGACTTAGTATTTCTCGTATGTCCATTGATAATTACGATGAAGCTACAAGTTTCAGTAAGAAAATCCGTAAACCTAAGGAAGTTGTACCGCAGGTTATTTCTGCTGGCAAAGTAGCATTACGGCATATGCTTGAAGATATCCGGGCAACAAAGTCTCCGATGAAAGGACGAGTTGGTGGTGTTGTATTACTTTTGAGAGTGGTAAAATAATATGGAACAAAATACAAATAATGTGAGCGTAGGAGAATATCAACTTGATCCTGTGGTTGCGTCCACAATTGTAAAACGACAGATTGTAGGTTCAGAAATTATGTCTGGAGTTGTAATGAACTCCGTAATTGATCCATTGGGAGTATTTTTTATTAATGATATTCCAAAGCGCACATCAAAAATGGAAGAAGAATGGATCCAATTTTTGATTGCATATTACAAAAAGGCTATTTATGGAAAGGCATATCGAGAAATAGATTATCGAAGATGGGCAATAACTACTCTTGATGAAGAACTTAGAGGACTGGGAGATTATTTTAGTCGGAGTCAATATGTTCCAGAAACACTATGATATTACCTGTCACATTTGTGGTGAGTATATAAATCCAGATGGAACTGGTTGTCCAAATCATCAAGATGACGATGATACTTTTATTGATGATTTGGAAGATGTGAGACCTGGTGTAGATTATTTTCTTGAGGATGATTATGAGGACTTCAATTGAACTTAGACCTATTGCACCTGCCGCAATTGCTGCTGGTATTGTTGATGTACGTGGATTGCAGATAAGTGAAACCAAGAAAGTGGTTTTTCTTATAGTTGATCCTGAAATGATGGATGACGATTTTATAGCCAAAGAAGCCAAAGATTATTGGATCTTAGCTAAATATACTAGTAAGAATGAAACAACGAATGAACCTATTTCACAAACTCCTTAAATTACTAAAATTCTCTCCAAAAAAGAAATTAATATACGTTTCACCAATCGGTGCACCTACCTATAATATTCGTGAAGGACGAATGGTAGATTCTTTGGCCAATCCTGATGTATTACAGATGCTTGTTAGGACTCAAGGAGAATGTATTGTACCAAATGATTACGATACCATAGAAGATCTTGCCGGTATGATAAGTAATGCCGCCTGCGATCATGAATTTCCACGAATCATAATGTATCCAATTGATAGTATCCGCCGAACAAAAGTTTTGGATCTTATTAAAAAGGATCATATTAATTATCCGATGTATGAATATCTTGAGGCAAATATTGTTGGCAACGACGATTTAAATTCCAAAACAATTATTTATAAATATGGAGGCAAAACACATCATGTTAAACCTATTTAAATTAATTGCCAAGATTAAACGCCACTATAATAAACGACCACCTGGTATTTGGATGCCTCCGCCTGAAGATTGTATTTTAGTTTCATATCACACTACTAGAGATGGTATCCAAACCGTATCAACATTCCATGATCCTTTTGTTTGTAATGGTGAATGCTCTCGTGGTTGGAAGTATGGTCTTTTAGACCAAGAAGATAATAGTATTTAGGTGATTTGAATGAAAAATGACAATTGGTTTGAACCCTTGACGCCAGAACAGTATGAAGATTTAAAGCCATTTTTCGAGCAACCGGAATCCTTGTTATTAGACGGTGGTAAATATGTAGGTCTGCTTTGTGATTTACGGTTCTGTGGACGGCTTGGAATCAGCGCACCAGATGGCATTGATGCTAGTGTCGAAATATTTAATGTGATGAGTCATTGACATCCGAGAATATAAATGTTATACTGTATTAGAGGCTGCAATGATACTTGTCGATTATAATCAGGTTTGTATTTCCAATTTATTTCTCTGCTATCAACCCACAATGAAAGTTTCTCCATATACGGTAAGCGTGACAATAGAATTGCCAGATATGAAGAATGAAACTTCTACTTTAAATTACCCTGGTATTCCGGGTCCTTCTCCTGAAATGAATGTCGATTTTCTCCGCCACATGGTGCTTAATAGCCTTCGATATTATCGTACTAAATTTGGAAATAAATATGGTCGATTAGTTATCTGTGCTGATAACAGACATTACTGGCGTAAGGATGTATTCGAGTATTATAAAGCTGGACGAAAGAAAAATCGTGATAAGTCTCCATTAGATTGGAACATGATTTTTGATACCTTGAATAAACTCCGAGAAGAAATTTCGGAATATTTACCATATCAAGTACTTAATGTTGATGGTTGTGAAGCTGATGATTTAATTGGAGTTCTTGCCAAGAAAAATCATACGGCTGAGAAGATCTTAGTATTATCAGGAGATAGAGATTTCATCCAGCTTCAGAAGTGGCCGAATATAGAACAGTATGCGGCCATACAAAAACAATTTTTGAATACTGATAATCCTGTAGAATATCTCCGAGAGCATATTATGTTAGGTGATTCTGGAGATGGTATTCCGAATTTCAAATCTGCCGATGATATTTTTGTTTCTGGAGGACGTCAAACATCAATTCGGAAAAGTGATCTTGCTAGGTGGGTTAAAGAATCTAAACCAGAAAACTTTTGTGATATTGGTATGCTCCGCGGATACCGAAGAAATCAAACATTGATCGATCTAGATTTTATTCCAAAAGAAATACAAAAGGCAATTGTAGATGCGTTTGATAAACCTTTTACTGAATCGCGGAAAAAGTTATTTGATTATTTTGTGCGATTTAAGTTATCCAATTTAATGGATCATATACAGGAATTCTGATGGCAAAAACAATAGAGGATCTCATGAGTTTAAAAATTATTCCGGAAATTTTCGATGAAGTTAGAAACTGCGGTACGTCTGAAGAAGTAAAGAAAGTTTTATGGAGTAATCAATCTCCGGCACTAAAACTTTTATTTCAATATGTTTTCCGTCCAGAATCCGCATTCACAATAACAGAACTACCAGCATTCAGGCCGGATCCGGGCCCGATCGGTCTTAGCCCATCTTCACTAAATTATGAATTGGGGCGGTTCTATGTCCTACAAGATGTCAAACAAATTCCTCTAAAGAAGAAGCAGGAAATTCTTGTTCGAATTCTTCAAAGTATTCATCCTTCTGAGGCTGTTTTAGTTGGACAAATTATTAAGAAGGATCTTGGTATTCCACTATTGACAAAAGAATTGGTACAGAGTCTTTGGCCTTATCTATTTTAAAATGCCTAAGTGTGAAAATCATCCAAGAAATGAAAGTTTTTACTGGGATTCATTACATAAATTTTCTTTGTGTTTTGTATGAAAAGAAAACTTTATGAAAGAAACTGAAGAAATTTATGTATCAATTGATATTGAGGCCGATGGTAAAGTTCCCGGTCTCAGTTCAATGATTAATTTTGGTGCCGCTTTTTATTTTAATAATGGAGATTTCATTGATTCATACGAGGCAAACCTTTCACCTCTTCCTCCACCAGCATCTCCCAATCCCGAAACAACTCAATGGTGGGAGCAGCAATTTGCCAAAAATCCTAAATTAAAAGATTTTCTAAATTTTAATGTCCGGCCGGCACGGGTTGTGATGCCTGATTTTCTTAAATTTAGTGAATCTGTCGGTGCTCTTTATAAAAAGCCAATGACTGTAATTGCTTATCCGGCTGGGTTTGATTGGACCTGGATGTATTGGTATCTCATTCGATTTACAGGCAAGTCACCATTTGGGTTTTCATGCCTGGATATTAAATCGTATGCTGCGGCTAAAATGAATTGCGATTATCGACATGCCGTAAAACGTAATATGCCTAAGGATTGGTTTGATAAGAAACTGAAACACAATCATACTGGGCTAGCAGACTGTCAGGAACAAGCATCACTTTTCTTTTCCATGCGGAATGCATAAAATCATTGACATTCAAGAATACCTGTGATAGAATAGTTTTATATGAGGCATTCAAAATGTTAGAGAATAACGACCATTATTCAGACGTACCAGGAGCATACGCTCAAATTCTTCAAAATTGTATTGATGATGCCTACCGGTTTTGGGGAACAGAATTAGGAGCTATCCAAGATATAAGGCTGTGGACTCAAAAATGGCCAAATAGTTCATGTGGGTTTTCAACTGCGAAATTTGCCAATGCAACTCCAACATTGGCGCCTACAATAGTAATTAAGTTTGACAATTTACACCGTCTGGTATATCATGGTGGAGATTTAGCATATAGATTAATTGGTAAACCAACTCTGGAATATTATGATGCTGTTAGGGCCCGTAAATTACCCGGAGCAAACGAAATCATCAAAGATTACTACGTTAAAAATTAAATGTTGCATATTCTTACTAACCTGCCTGATATTATTAATGGCTCTTTTGAATGCTTTGGAGGAGTTTTTCTTTGTCTCAACATAAAAACGTTATTGAGGGATAAAAGAGTTACGGGAATTCACTGGGGAAGTACCATTTTCTTTACTTCTTGGGGATTATGGAATTTATTTTATTATCCTCATTTAGGTCAAATGTTAAGTTTTGCTGGTGGTATTTTCATTTGCGTTGCTAATATCATTTGGGGATGTTTGCGAGTTTATTACCATTACAGAAATAAAAGGCTAAATATTAGTGAATAATTTACGGAGTGTAGCCTAGCGGCCAGGCACTTGTTTTGGGAACAAGTTCACGCAAGTTCGATTCTTGCCACTCCGACAATATTTTAATAGGAGTCATATGAAGCTTCATTAAGATAAGGAGCATCAAAGTGGCACGAAAGAAAAGCGTAATTAGAGGTTGTGGCTGTTTTAGTTGTAGATGGGGAATGCATAATTCTTCCTGGGGAAAAGCCCAAGTTAAGAATGCGGTACAAAAAGTACGTCATCATACTAAAGCAGCATTGGCAATTGGAGATTATGACAAGGCAACAGATTTTATGACTAGCACTGGTTATACGGACTAGTCATTCCACTCGGTTTAATATTCGGTAACGGTTTTAATGTCCCATAGTCGTTTACTTGGTTTAATAAATGGTACAGGATTTATTTTAAGAAATTGACGGTATTATTCGTGTATTACCCTATTTGGGTTGCGAACAAGAAGAGGCTGCGATGCCTCCATCTCCACCATCTCCTCCATAATTAAAGTTTTATTATGTGGGGATGAACTAGAATCGATTGGCGTTAATCAGGATATGGGGACGAATACGTGAAGTGCTCACGATAAACAGAACAAAACAACAAACGACGAAAGCAATTTCTCGTACTTGCAAATGGCCGCCTAAAGCGGTTCAAGCAGCGCGCCCGGAGGAGCGGGGACCAGAATCCTCCACTTTCACTTTCCAAAATAATTTTAAAATATCTCCACCTTAAACTCCTAGTTGTGCTATATATTAATATGAGACAATTAAGACTAGTACTCTTAATATCTCTATTCTGGATATTTGTGATATATTATGTTTTTATGACACAAAAATCTGGTCAGGTAGCGTTAGTAACACCAATTAATAAAGTAACAGGAGTAACTACCGAGGATCAAATTAACTGTCTTAGCTCTGCCATCTACTATGAATCAACTAAAGATCTTGATGCTCAAATTACAGCAGCAAAGAACTTGATTAATAGTAGTAACGATTACATGAATGTTTGCACTGATCTGTCAATGCATTATCATGAGAATTGGATAGAGATATCAAAACAGAAAAACGATCAATCGATTATAGTGGCCAGAAATATCTACTGGTTACGCTTCCATTCAACCCAAGAACAAGGTATCAATTTAATTATTAGGTCTGAAGGTTTTGCAAACCATGCCTATAATGATGTTGGATACTATTCCATAGGATTTGGTACACTTTTACGCAATAAAAAATTGTACGATGCCTATCGGTATAAAATTATAGATCAAGACGAAGGCGAAAGGCTTCTAATTGATGAAGTAATTAATATTGAAGTGGCTTTAAAATCTATGGTCAAAGTACCATTAACACCAAATCAAGAGGCAGCATTAACCTCATTCTGCTATAATGTAGGTCTCACACATTTTGTTTATTCCAAAATGTTAAATCTATTAAATGCGGGTCAATATGCTAATGCTGCTAATGAATTTCAAAGATGGAATTTAGTAAAAAGAAAAGTGTCGGAAGGTTTGGTTGCTCGCCGAGCCGCAGAAAGAAAACTTTTCTTGAAAAACTAGTTGCAATCCATTTTTATTCATGATATAATGTAATTATACGGTCGAGGTACTATACTAGATGCTTCGACCGTATAATTGGATTCATAAATGAACAATACCAAAAGTGAAGTTTTCGAAACATTATTCATAGATCACCCTTTATTCGATATTAGTGCATCCTCATTTGCATTAGAAATTGAAAAAGTAGTAAAGACGGAAAAGGTGGACTATTTGGCGGCAGTTTGCCAACTGTGTGAACGATATGAGATTGATTTCTCAGCCGTACCAAAACTTATTACTCCAACAATGCGAGATAAAATCGAAGTGGCGGCGACTGATAGAAAGTTTAGGATATAAAATATGTTTGTACAATTTAAACCAGATTTAACTAATCCAAATGAACTGCTTGGTGATTCAGTAGTTAGGGCTTGTTGGTACGCCTATAATGCTGGAAAAAATAATGAATGTCTCAAAAGTGTAGGTTTTAGTGGGTGCGAAGAATTTCAAAATTTTCGTGTCATTCTGGAGATTAATGAAGGACAATGATTCCGTTCGAGGCATTTGAGCTTTACATTGCCATAAAACAACACTTCACCAAACCTTCCTACGATTTTTTCAAATATAACGGCAAAACAACCGCATCAGTTTCCAAATTTGAATCTCGTCCAGACAAATCTTTCTTCTACAAAATTTCCAAAAAATATTCCAGATCTAAACTAATAGATCTTTATGTTGCCAATTTTGTCGATAGCCCAGAACTCTGGATAGGCGATCTATTAGACGATACGGCCGAAGCCATATACACCGAATGGCAAAAAAAGATTGAAAGTCTTTCATACCATTTTTCTGAACAGTGTGATGGATTTTTATCTTGGACAGAATCTAAAGGAATGAAATTCAATGAATTATTCCAAATACATGATGCCGATCACCCAGTCATTCTCAAGATGGCACTCCAAAGGATCTTATCTCTTGAATCGTTTCTTATCCTCAATAGGATACTTAATTTTGGAAAGAACTTCAATAGAAAACTAGACGATATAGTTTGGAAAGACTTTTGGTTCCGTGCCTGCAAATATGATTCGTTTCTGATAAATATAGAGAAGGAGAAATACAAATCAATTCTCCGATCTAAAATAGAAACGGAATACCCAAATGTTACATAGTGATTTAATACTCCATTATAATTCAGTTTGTGAAAAGCATAAGGAGATGAAAGAACAACGAGATAAAGCCATTGAACGTGCCAATATTGCAATAGCATTAAATGGATGTTTTGAAGTAGAATTGGCAGGCCTTCGGCAAGAACTTAAAGAAGCATATCGAGAAATATCGGAACTTAAACATGGCAGATAATCCATATTACACAAAAGTTACATTAGAAACTAATGACCGAAGACTAATTGAAAGAATTACTAGATTATTTAAGGAATATCCACAACACGATTATCTCCTTACAATAGAACAAAGACCACGAAAATCTTCAGAAACTCCTATTCTTCTTACGGAAGAATTGGGAGATAATATTGATTAAAGTCCTTGACAATCTTCAAGGATTATGTTATACTAAATAAATTCAAGTAGTACCTACATTATGATTTGTTTGTGAACAAGACCAAAAATAAAATACAGGAAACAATACAAACAATGTCCTTCTCTTCTTATAAAAAGTCACGCACAGATCTCACCAACCTAAACAAGAAAGTCGATGAGATTGCCGCAAGTTCAAATAAATATTCCAAAGATTCACGTTTCTGGAAACCTACTGTTGGTAAAGATGGTTGCGGATCGGCACGAATTAGATTCCTACCTGCCGCAGAAGGCGAAGACCTTCCTTGGGTTCAATATCACGAACATAATTTTAATGTTGATGGTTCATATTTTGTTAATTTATGCCCAACCACATTAGGACGCGAATGTCCAGTATGTAAGGCAAATGGAGTATTATGGAAGACTGAAATTGATGAAAATCAAAAAATTGTCCGAGATCGTAAGCGCAAGTTAGTTTATGTTTCTAATATCCTTGTTCTTAAGGATAAAGAAGCGGCCGAAAATGAAGGTAAGGTATTTCTATACCAATTTGGCCAAAAGATCTTCGAGAAGATTAAGATGGCATTAAAGCCAAAAGACGAAGAAGATCCCGCAGTTAACGTATTTGACTTTTGGGATGGCGCCGACTTCTCATTAGAAATCAAGAAAGTGGCCGGTTATCGGAATTATGATGATAGTAAATTCCGTGCACCTTCCGCATTACTTGGTGGTGACGATAAAGAACTTGAGAAGATCTTTAAGCAATTATATCCATTACAACCTTTTGTCGCCGAAACAAAGTTTAAGACTTACGAAGAGTTGGAGAAGAAGTTTAATGAAGTGGTTTCTGGAGTAAGAGGAAAGATTCAAAAGAAAGCTGATGAATTGTTTGCTGATGCTGCTCCAGTGGCTATTCCTGAAAAGAAAGTTGAACGGAAACCAAAAACAGAAGAGGAAGTAACGCCACCTTGGACCTCCTCAGAAAAGTCAACGCGTAAACCAAAAGTGACTAAATCAAAGCCAGCAGTTGTTGAGGAAGATATTCCTCTTGAAGATGATACTTTAAATTATTACGAACAATTGGCATCCGAAGATTAAAGATCATTATTTATGAATAACTTTGAACCGTTTTCGACTGAATGGTTTGACGAGGAACAAAAACAACCATTTTCTTTGTTTAAGAGAACATCACCTGAAGGTAAAGTAACTATAAGAATTAGTAAAAATTATCAAGGAAATCCTAATAAACTCAATGAATTTAGTATGGAATATGATCCTAAATTTTTGAAAGAAACATTAACTTGGATGAAAGAAAAAGATTATACTGTTTTTGAAAGTTAATCCATAAACAAAAAGAGCTACCCAGAAGAAATTCAGGTAGCTCTTTTTGCATTTTAAATGACGTTTTAAGCGTTTACCCTAGTCTACCCCCACCCCACAGTCTACGATGCAACCTACCCCGCTAGGATCGTCAAGAATCGTGCTTTTAAATTACGTATTGACACTGTTTCGGCCTCTTGTATCTCGAACCGTGTTATCATGATTGCGAGGTGTGGTAGTTGATGCAATAACGTTAGTGTGGTTTACTTGAGTATTGCTAGGTGCATTTACCACGTTTGTATTTTTGCTACTGTTTTGTTCCGCTTTTTTATCCTCTATTTGACTATTGGTAGACAAAAGATTCTGTCCGGTATTTGGAGAAGTTTTGGGTGCCATTGCTACTTGTGCATCTTTATCAAATGCCAAAGCTTCAGAATTTCTCCTTTTCGCTAAAACAGAATTAAATTCAGGCTTTCCTTGTTTGTTTTTAGAATTCACATATTCTTGTATTTTGGCCGCAGCTTCTTTATTAGAATTTGGTCCGCCAGCATTTAATATTTCTGCCACTTTTGGTTTTGATTTTGAATCTGCTAATTCTTTTTTGCTACGAGTCAAGACTCCAGGTCCTAAATTGTAAGACATATCTACAAGAGAATCAAATTGTTCTTGCGTCAATGGTACTTTAATAGCTTTATTTACAGCATCTTCATATTTTATAATGTCTTTTTTAAGCAATTCAATTGCTTGAGGTTTTGACAGGGATTTTAAATTTTCACCAGGTTGAATTTGATGACCAAATCCAATTGACCAATGATCTGATCCTGGAGGATCATTGTATGGTTCGGTTGCATATCCTTCAGAATTTGTTAAATTTTTAAATGCTTCGGGACTCATTTTCATTTTTGTACTTGCCTTTTTCATTACCGGATTAGATTCTTTTGAAATTTCAGATATCGGTGGTGCCGGAATATTAGATTCTAAATTTGTTGCACTTGCAGGAGACGAAATAGGATTTGCAGAATTCACACCTGGTGACATAACTGGTGCAACTGGTGGTTTAACTGCTTCAGAAAAATTGGACACTTTAGGTGAAGTCGGAACTTTTTGTTCTTTCTTTTTATCTTCATGTTGGTCTTTTTCTTCTTTTTTGAAAGTTTTTTTAGCAATATTAGGGTAATGTATTGCTACCCAATCTCTAAATGATGCTCCGCCTGTTTTATCATTTTTAGCAAAAGCATCAAATGTTTCTGATACTTTACCAAACCAATTTTGATAAGGCATATACCAAGGTTTTTTAACATCTACTCCCTGATCGTATAAAAATTCAGATTCTAAATCTGCCCATTCTTCTTGCGAAACTCCATTTACTTTCTTATCTTTTCCATATATTTTTGAGAAAGCAGATCGATCAATCAATTTTAAAGCGGTAAGTCCACCCATCGCGGCCGCGCCCAATCCAAGCCATGCACTACTTCCTGCGCCGGCCGCTCCTTCAGCAAGACCTCCAAGGCCTCCAGTGGCTTCTGCACCACCTACCGCCGCTTCTGCACCACCAGCAACGCCTTCACCCGCACCGCCTTTACCACCTTTAAAAAGATTCGTAACTTTCTTTAATATACCACCGCCACTTTTATTTTTTTGTAAAGCCTTAGGTGTTATAGAATTTCCAGGTTCTAATAATTTAGGAGTTTCTCCACTATTATCACTTCCTTTTTGTTCTTGTAATTCTTCATTTTTATCAATATCTTCTTTATGCCATTTAGTTAATTGTGAACCAATATTAACAATAACTTCTTGTAAATCTCCAAGATTTGTTTTTAATGTAGAGTTAACTTCTTCAATTCCACCTAATAATTTTGGTTCACCAGGAATAGTATTTTCTTTTGGTTCAGGTGTATTATTAATTCCACCAAAACCTGCAATTACTCCTGCCTGTTTAGGAACTAAATTTCCTTCATCATAACCTTTAAGAAATTGTCCCTTTGGTCCGCGTTTTCTTTGTAATTTGCCAGGACCTAATAATTTAGGAGCATTCTGCTGTGCTACCCAATCAGCCGGAGGATCAGTAACAATTGGTGGAGGTGGAGTAACAATCGGTTCGTCTTTTTTACGTTCAGGTGCACCTAAAATTTCTTTTAGTAGTTCAGCTTGTTCTTCCTGTTTTTTGCGTGTTTCTTCTGCCGAAACCATTCGTGGTTCATAATTCGTTGGTGGTCTTGGAGGTTTGGCATCATACTTAGTATAGTTACGACCCGCGTAATCCTGATTACCAACATCTTCGTATTCACCAGTTTTAATATTGTCTTCAGATTGTTTCGGTTCATCTGGTGTGAAAGTTTCTGGAGTGACCTTTTCAGGCTTCTTCTTTTTTTCTTTCTCCGGTTTTGATTCCCGTTCTTCTTGTTCTTTACGGCGCTTTCTTTTTCGAGGAGAAACTATTTCTTCAACATCATCGGAATCAAATATTCTTTTACCTTTTCTACGTTTTCTTTTTTTGAAAAGTTGTTCAGGAGAATTATCTTCACGCATCTTTAATAATTTGTCTCTTTGTTTAATCAAGAAGGCAAATTGATTCTGAGCATCCAATAATCCTTTTTTTGCTTTTTCTGTTTTTTTCTTATCAAGAAGAAATTTAATTCCTAGACCAATAAGAGGAGCCTTAGATGTAAATGCATCTATCATATCTTCGGCGCCATAACCGTGACGTTCCAAAAAAGATCCAGTTTTATTGGATGTCTTTTTACTAGATTTTGAATCGAGAGATTTTTGACTATCGGCTAATTGTCTAGCAAGTTTTTTAATTTCAATATTAAGAATTTTAATATCTCGCCGAATTAAAATTGGTTCGCCAGGATTATTTTCAGGCATTTAAATTTCCTCTAATTTATTTTACTTCTGTAGATTCGACCACTGCCTTGATATCTTTTATATCGGATTGAGCCTTTAATGTGGCTTGTGTTGCTTTACGCTTGGCTCTTTCATTTTCATATTCGCTAACTTTCCTTGCACTAACAAATGTAGTCAAAGCTGTCGCAAATTCTTGCCAAACTTTCTCTTGGTTTCTCATTATGCCAATAAATATGAAAGAAGTGAATACTAAAACAATAGCACCTGAAAGAGAAAATCCATCTAGGAAATGTGACCACCAATTATTGTATCTGTCATCAGGATTTGTCATCGCCTATTGATCCTTTCATTTTCATCTTTGGCAAACTTATTCACAAGTTCTACATAGATCGCACGTTCCCATGGTATCATTTCTTCCAACTCAGTCAATGAGTACTTATAATGTAACATCATTGCATGATTTGTTAGCATCAAATTTCCAAGAGATTCATGGCGGAGTCCGAGGCTAAAAAACTTCTTGTTCCTTCAATGATAATATCAGCTTCATGTTTGCATTTTGGACATTTAAAATGCACTTCATGCCTAATAACTGGTAAGGTTTCAAAGAATTTCATAATCTTAGTAAATTGAGGTTGAGAAAGAGATTCTAAAAATGTTTTCAATTCCTCATTATCCATATATTCTTTTTCATAGGTATTACCCTTACCATCATAAATCATTTCTACGCATGATTGAATGAGAGCAAAAGATTCATCCATATCATTACTTTCCAATACCGAATTTAAAGTTCGAAAGATTTCAAATGTTGGATATTTCATAATAATTCCAATACCATCTTGTAATTCAATTTTTGGATTATTTTCTGGATCTCTCTTTACTTCAATTTTATCTAAATTAACGGGAACATTAACAGTTACTCCGCAATAATCGCGTTTATTGCCTTCTTGGTCTTCAATTGTTTCTCCTGCGGGTAATTTATTACGACATTCGAAAGGAATGGTAACAATTTCTTCTACAGATTTACTTCGAAGTTTTAACCAAATATAATCAATATCAAATACTGGTAATTTTTCAACATCTAAATTTCCAGAAAGAAGACAATTATTAATAACTTGTCGTAATGCTCTAATTTGGGCTTCGACATCATCATCTACAGCAATCAAAAGTAATTTTTCTTCTTTGACTGTAAATGGTCTGTAAATAATCTGTTTTCCATTAGAAGGAAGTGTTAATGTATATTGTGGCGTATTAATCTTTGGTAATGACATATTCTATTGCTCTTTTTGTGGACGTATTGTTGATTCGAATCCGGCAGGTGTTCCACCAGAAGATTCTATTGTTGTTGGTGTTCCTGAATTAATTCTCAGGTTCACCCATTTACGAAATGTAAAAGTAATTGGCAGAACATGAAATGTATTCATTATTCCATATTCTAAATGTAACTCGCCTATTTCTTTTGGCCAGCACTGAAAAAACCTAACCCCATATGTTGCCTTGTCTGCTTCATCTAATTGATAAACATCCATTGTTGTTGCATAATCTGCAACATAATTGAAATCAGATGTTTCTGGATCTTGGATTGTATACGACCATGCATCGAAAAAATGCTTTTCTACCATATCTCTTCCAACCATAAAAGATAACGTGGTATTTGTATACACATCAACAAATGGAATATCAAAATATGCTCCGTAAGTTTTTACAGAATTAGTATTGAATGATTTGCCTGGTAAATCTGCCTTGTTACACATAAAGTCAAGCCGATTGGGAATATCACTTTCAGCTATATCCATCACTTCAAAATAATTAGAAGGTAATCCTTGAGATTGTGTATTACTTCCATTTAATTGCGACTGTTGTTGTGCCGCATGTATTTGCTGTAGTGTTAAATTATTATTTTGATTTATTATGGAAGAAATATTTGGCGGTACAATTTGTACGGCAAAGCGATTAGGTCTAGCCAATCCACCAGCTTTGGTAATTTGTGAAATGAGATCTTGTATTTTTGCCATATTAACTCTTTGTTGGTGCGCCATTACTTGGAGCTACTTTAGATGCTGTTGAAGTTCTCTGAGAATTTTTTGGTAAACCGGTATTACCTATTGTCGATTTATTTCCGGAAATAATTTCATCAGAATGATTCCATACGGCCGTTTTTGATTTCTTGGCAAAATTCTCCACAGGAAGGAAAAGAGATATTTCCCAATCCGGAGCATCAATTTTAACAAGATTTGATGTTATGTGTTGTGGCAAATATTTATGAAAACAGGGTTTGAAAGCCTTAAATCTTGCCATACCTTTTAACATTTTATAAGACAGTTGTAATTTGGTTCTTTCATCTGTCAATTTATTTGTGGCCAAGGTTGCTAACTCATGAAAAAGTAATAAACGTTGACGATATCCTAGATAATGAAAATTTATACCCATCAATGTTCCATCAGAACAAGGACCAATAAAGAATACTAGAGGAAAACGATCATAAAAAGGAAGAGTCTTTTTTAACTTGGGATCATAGCAAAATAAATATAAACGACCTGGAAAATATTGAGATCTAGACCTTGATGCGTCTGAAAGCATTTCTTTTCGTAATCCAGAACCACGCGAATAATGCGAATCGCCAGCAAAACCAGACAATTCTCGAATTTTATTTCGGTACCAGCGGATAGATTCTTCAATAGATTTTTGAAGAGGTTGTTTTTGCATAACCAACCTCACACGGTCAAGAATATTATTTTGTGGCATATTGATATTTATGGGGTTTATTTATAAATGTCATTTTCTGTCATAATACGCCATTCCCAACCTTTTGCTTTACAAAATGCCGCGGCAGCTTTCCATTTTGCAATATTAACAGCATAAACCATACACTCAGCAAAATATTTTTTTGTTTTCCTTTTTGGTACTTTTGGAGGAATAGTTTGTCTTTGTGGTTTCACTTCTATCATTATAATTTTTGTTTTATCATCTTTTGTTTTGGCATATATTACAAAATCCGGAAAATATTTGCGAATTTGATTATATCTAGGAGAAAAATAAGGAATTTGAATTTCCTCCGAACTCCATTTAAGTACCGCAAATGATGCATCGAAGTAACGCATCATTTTCCTTTCCCAACTAGATCTGTAAATTATCTTAGTTGGATCTCCAATATATTTTTTTGGATTTGTAGGTTTATACTTTCCTGAATAGGCCATATAAATATATATCAGAGACATCTATGCCACTAACTTTTCCAACCGGCAATATTAACGACCGACAAGGTGCGAGCAATCCATTAAATGCTCTTGAAAGTAACGGTTATAATGTTAGCAGTTTTACTTATCCAATTGATCTCACCGCAGATCCTGGCGAAAACCACATGGTGGTTTTTTATATTAATGAATCAATAAATACTCAATTCCAAACTGTAAGTTCCAACGGTGCAGTAAATAACAAAAGAAACGATTTCACAGGAAAAGTATCTCCCGTTTCTATATCACCTTCAAATACTGGCACAGTTGTACCAGGAACTCAATTAGGAAGCAATGAACCTGCAAAGGCAACAATTAATAGTCAAGATAATACGACAACTGCTAATTTTCGACCTATTAGCCGAGTCGCAACAACTATTGCACTTTATATTCCCCCAATGGTCCAAACATCATACCAAACATCATGGGATACTGTTGAATTTGGAGCCGCTGGTGGTGTAGCAAAAGCAATGATGAACAAAGGCGGTCCTGATATTCTTAGAGCATTGGGTGAAGTAGGTATTGGATCAATGGCGGGTTTAGTAGAAAGTGGAAAAGATGCCGCTAAAAGTAAATTGGGAATGAATCTTGAATTGGAAGCTGGAGTATCTTTTGGAACTCGGGCCGTAAGAAATCCCAATACTGAAATGCTATTCAGATCAATTGGATTCCGCGAATATCAATTCGATTTTAAATTTACACCACGTTCTGAACAAGAAGCAAAAGCTGTCCAAAATATCATTAAAGCTTTTAAATTTTATTCAGCACCAGAAATTCGTGTTGGTGCAAATACTCCCAGATTCTATATCTGGCCTGCCGAATTCGATATTGAATTTTGGAGTAATGGAAAACTAAATTCATTCATTAATAAGATTTCCACTTGCGCGTGCGTTGATGTTACGGTAGATTATACAGGCGCAGGAGAGTGGAGTGCATTGAGGCCTGGTGATATCAATGGAATGGGCGTGCAAACTAATCTTCTTTTGAAATTTAAAGAATTGGAAATTATCACAAAGAATCGGATACTTCAGGGGTTTTAGGAATAATAAATGACACAATTTTTTACCAAATATCCAAAAATCACCTATGATATCGATGGTACTGGAACTAATACTCGGCTGATTATCGATATCATTCATCGAGCAAAATTCATTGATATTGTTAAGTCCAATTTGGTCATTTTTTATCCTTATCATGTCAAAGAAGGTGAAACTCCAGAGATCATCGCTCATAAATTATATGGATCTTCTCAATATTATTGGGTAGTTTTGTTGTCAAATAATATTATGGATTTATGGAGAGATTGGCCTCTTTCGTATGACCAGATGCAACAATATTTGATTCATCGCTACGGTTCAGTACCAACATCACAAACTACCATAGATCATCATGAGGATAAATTTGGCAATTTCATTGATCTGGCAACTTACAATAATACCTTTTCACAAGGAAGTACTATTGTGTATGCTGACCAATATGCCTTTAGGTTGAATGAAGAAAAGAAATTGATAACATTGCCAGATCCCAAATATGTGACTCAAATAGAGAACGAATTAGACCAATTTTTTGTGGTGAATTAAAATGGACTTCGCAACAGATTTCCAAATAAAAGAAATTGTCATTGAAGGAATTAATGGTGTAGAAACAGACATCGTTAATCAAATGGCAGAACTGAATGTATATGAAGACATTCATACTTCATGTATAACTGCCAATATTGTTGTTGATGACGCACTGAACCAAATTAAAACTCTTCCTATCACCGGACATGAATGGATTAGATTTTCTTTCAGTACTCCCGGAAAACAAGAAATATCTTTACATTTACGGATCTTTAAAATCGATTCCCGTGAATTGGAGAAAATGCATCGGCAGGTTTATGTTATTCATTGTGTGGATAATTTAGAATTTATCAACGCACAGACGAGAATAAGTAAGGCATATAAAGGTAAATTGATTAGTGATATCGCAACAGATATACAAACCTATTTTCTTGGTTCAAATTTTAACTTTATCGAAACTACAAGAAACTTACATCATATCATACCAGCCTATTGGACTCCTTTCAAGACATTAAATTTCTTGGCTGCAAGAGCCAACTCAATTCAATATGCCGGATCGAATTTCATTTATTACCAAACTGTAGATGGATTTAATTTTGTATCCATTGAAAAGCTTTGCGATTCTACACCACGTATTCATTATATGGTGCAACCTGCGAATATTAGAGAAGATAGTTCATCTGGACATTCTACACGAACTGTGGATGTTGATGAAGTGGCTATCCAATCATATAAGTTTGTAAATAACTTCGATACGTTAGATAATGTAACACACGGAATGTATACTAATCGTTTGTTGTGGTACGATATTCAAAATAAAACATTCGGTACAAACGATTTTAATTATTCGGATTCTTACAACAAATATAAACATGTGGAGTTCAATAATGTGAAAGGTGGTAGTTCACAATTATGGACATCGAAATCTGATTTTGATAATGATGCTTATGGAGAAATGCGTTTTATGTCTACTGGACTTCCAAATCAAGAAAATTATCACCAGCAATGGATTCAACAAAGAATTTCGCAGATGCAGCAACTCCAGAATGTTAGTTTACATGTAACTGTTCCTGGAGATAGTGAACGTAGAGCCGGTAATATAGTTCAAATTACTTTACCATCTCCTGAAGCCAATATTGAAAATCAACTCCAAATTGATGATTACTTTACGAATCGTTATTTGGTAGCTAGTGTTCGCCATCAACTAAATCGCCAACAATATACTACTTCAGTAGATTTAATAAAGGATTCTATTGCTTCTGTGTACCCCTAAAGTATTAATTCTTATAGATTTAAAATTATTCCTAAAATAGCTTGCTTTCCAGCTTGACACATGCTACAATGCTTGTGTAGCCTATTAATGAATTTACTTAAAGATACTTTATGCCTTATAACTTACCAGAACAATTAGGAAGAAGTTTGCCACAAATTGCATTAGATGTTCATATGACAACAACTGGATCATATGAAAGATCTGATAAAGACCAACAAGCAGATATTGAATTGCTTGGATATAAAATGGATCATTGGGAACCAACAGAAAATAAAAAAGATTTGGCTTTTGATAGAGCCGTATTAAATTTAATTGGTCTTGCGTGGGTTGAAACAGAATTAAAAAGAACTGAACATTATGAACTGTCCAATATGTAAAACAAAGATGAAAGCTGAAGTGAAATTAACTGGTGGATGTAGGGGACATGATAGTGGGTATCGTTGTTATTGTGACTCTGCCGATGTGCATATAGAATTTTCTTGTCCAAATTCTCAGACTGTTTTCTATAAAGATGGCAAATGGATCAAAAATAAAAAACGTTGTAAACAACCAAATTTGAATGTTAGTGAATTGTCGGATCAATATTCATTAGCTCGGTGGTTATCAGAATATTATGTTCCTACTGAAGGATAAGAAATATGAATAAATTATGGATGATATTGTGTGGTCGTTGTACCACATGTGGAGCCAAGAAAGTTTGGTTTAAGTCGTGTTTGTTATGTATGTTCGATTACATGAATAGGAAATAAAAGTGCTGGAATATCAAATAATTCTGATGGTTTATATGTCGGCTCAAGGTGGTAGTTCAGTAAAGAAGATTATCCGAGGGTCTGATCGTGACAACATGGTAACAAAATTTAAATATATTTGTGATCTTGTCACCGATAAAAGAAAAGTAAGAGAATTGGCATCCTGGGCTTTGGATAATAGCATTTCTGGAATTATTGTTGGGGTTGAAGGACTTTATGGTGTTGCCTATGTTAAGATTTTGCCATAAATAGTAATATGCCTGAACCTAATTTCATGGGCCATGAATTTATATGGTTCCATTGTTTTGTAGAAAACCGTCAAGATCCCGATATGTTAGGAAAAGTCCAGGTGAGAATACTTGGATTTCATAATCCCGACAAAAGCTTTTTACCTACAGATCAATTACTCTGGGCATACATAATGATGCCGGTGAATTCAGCTTCTATTTCAGGAATTGGTACCAGTCCTAATGGAATAGTTCCTGGTTCCTGGTGTATAGGATTTTTCAGAGATGGATCAGCATGTCAAGATCCTATAATTATCGGAACAATAGGTGGAATTCCTCAATTAGCTGCAAATCCTTCACTAGGTTTTAATGATCCTCGAAACGATTCAGAACTGACCGAAACCCTTCAGACCGCACCAAGACACATTGCAACTCGTAAATATCCCATTGATGGTTCTGGCGCTCAATTAGAAAATGCATCGCAAGGTGAAAATTATCCTTTAGTGAATCAGTTAGGCGAGGCTGATACTAATAGAATAGCGCGTAACCAGAATATTGATAAAACCATTCTTTCAGTTGTAAAACAAATAATTGACACTAATGTTCCTATTGCATTTGGTGGTACATGGTCAGAAAGTCCTTTATTCTACAATGGCATTTACCCATACACAATTGTTCAAGAATTTGAAGCTGGTAGTGTTAAAGTTATTGATAATACTCCTGGTCATGAAGGTCAATTAGATATTGATCGTTCTGGAACATCTACTCAAATTCAAACTGATGGTTCAAAAGTTGAGAAGATTGTAAAGAATGGATATACGATTATTATGTCGGATAATCATGTTCATGTGATGGGGAATGAATTTGCGAGAACGGATCATGAGTATAATTTATCTGTTGGTGGTAGATGGAATTTAGAGGTTTCTGGAAATATTAATATCAAATCTGGTTCTGGAGGTCTTTATCTTTCAGTGGCCGGTGATGCTAATATATCATCTTCTGGAAAATTAAATTTAGAATCTTCTGGAGATACCAATGTCAAAGCAACAGGAAATATTAATATTGGTTGTGATATTGGAAAGATAAGTATGGACGCGCTGGCCTTAAATGTAAAAGCTAAAACTGCAATATTACTTGATGCGCCATTATTATCATTAAATTCTGGAAAAGCACTTACAATTAAACCAGTATCGAGTGATAAACCTAAAGCATAAATATTGATATGCAAGCTGCCCAAAATACATTTGTCGAAAATCTACCTGTACTAATTGGAGATCCTGGAATAGCGGCATCTTCTATTACAGGAAGTATAGTAGAATCACAAATTAGTTCGGTAAGTGCATTGTCAATTACGGGAACCATTAACGCATCACAAATTAATTCAGTAGATGCGTCCGATATTAATGGAATTATAACAGCTTCAGTAATTGGTTACATTCAAGCATCCGGTATTAATGGTGTTATTAATGCTTCTACAATCGGTTATGTGACGGCATCATCTATAAGTGGCATTATTAATGCATCCACTATCGGTTATGTGGCGGCATCCGGTATTAATGGTATTATTAATGCTTCTACAATTGGATATGTCCAAGCTTCTGGAATATCCGGTGTTATTAATGCTTCTACAATTGGATATGTCCAAGCTTCTGGAATATCCGGAGTAATAACCGCTTCCGTGATTGGTTATGTGACGGCATCATCTATAAGTGGCATTATTAATGCATCCACTATCGGTTATGTGGCAGCATCATCTATAAGTGGTGTCATAACAGCATCTAGTATTGGACCAGTTAGTGCCTCGGCAATATATGGATTAATTGTTACTTCACAATTAGAATCTCAAATTATTAAATCTTTGGATTCCTTTGCGGAAAATATTGCCATAGTTCAAAGAGTTACTGTTTTGCCAACTACAGATGGTTTAACAGAAGGTGCATTGGCATTATTAACAACATCACATCCACCGGCATTATATATGAATCAAGGTGGAACTTGGACATTAGTTACAGCATCTACCGCAATAACAGGACAAATAACAAGTGCTGATATTACAAATATTCAAGCATCACAAATTAATGGTTTAATTTTATCGGAACAAATATCTCAAATTCAAGCAAATCAAATTAATGGAGCAATAACAGCATCAGTAATAGGATTTATTGAATCTTCTGGAATATCTGGAGGAATTCAAGCATCACAAATAACAGCAGTTTTTGCATCACAAATTTCTGGTGCCATTACTACATCGGTGATTGGATATATTGCGGCATCTGGTATTTCTGGAGGAATTCAAGCATCACAAATTGGTTCAGTTTATGCTTCAACAATTAATGGGGCAATTACAGCTTCGGTGATTGGATATGTTGCGGCATCAGCGATTTCTGGTGACATTACAGCATCAGTAATAGGTCCTATTAATGCATCACAAATTTCTGGAGCAATAGTTGCTTCTCAAATAAATTCAGTTTATGCTTCAACAATTTCTGGTGCCATTACAGCTTCAGTAATTGGAACTATTAATGCATCTCAGATTAGTGGCTATATTCAAGCATCTCAGATTAATACGATTAATGCTGGATCAGTAACTATTATTGGTGGATTTTCTGGAAGTATTATTACATCTGGAACTATTGATGGTTCTTCTGTTAATTTGACAAATATAAATGCCAGTAATATTGTGACAGGAACATTGAATGCGTCTTTTATTACTGCTGGTACTATAGGGGCTTCTGTTATATTTGGCGGAACAATAAGTGCAGATCAAATTACTGCCGGAACATTAACTGGCGTGAGCATCGATACGATTAAGGGATCATTACGTGTAACTTTAAATGTATCATATGGATTAACTATAAATAACGCAATAGCTGGCCAGGGTGCGCAATATAATTATGATGGTATTAATATTACACACGGCTTATCTAGTGGACAATTTAGTACTAATGAAGTGTCTGTGGGAAATAATTATCAATATTCGTCAATGTCAAATGATGCTTTAATTATTAATAGTTATTCAGTTATTAATGGTGTTAATGGATATTTTGTTGGTCCTGGTGTTAGTATCGGTACTGGTCCTGTAACGGCCGGATCTTTTGGATTTTGGGATGGTACAGCATATTGGGCAGGTCTTACCGATACAGTTACTATAGGTGGAGTTGTATTAGTTTATAAGGCAGGTTTGTTATTTAGTCATACTCCATAAATATTATAAAGGAATATTTTGTGAAAATTTTTAATGTGAATTTTTTTGTTAGATTGAAGTTGACGAATATTATCGGCTCGGCAATTGGGCCTTTAGGAAAATTATCAGATCTTCAGGTAGTTTTTAATTTGGTTCGTTGTTCTGAAAATGAATTAAACCAAGTAAAGACGACTGATTTGGGAAATGGTATGACATCATATCAGCCTCCCAATAATAATTTTGGAATGAAAACAATTGAGTTAGAAGATAATATTTGGAAAACTTTAATTTCTGAAATAGAAGATTGGAAACAATTTAATATTAGTGATCTTGAATGGGTTAATAATTTAAAAGAAGGAAAGAAAGATTTATTTCCTGTTGTAGAAATTCCTAAACCAAAAGAAATTTCTAATGTACAATTGGCTTCTGTGGCAAGGGAATTAAATGATGCTGAGTTGGCTATATCTTTATCAGATAAAGCAATTCTTGAGAGTGATTCTATTATTCCTTATCAGATAAAGGCTTCATGTTTGGGAGATCTTTGTAGACACGAAGAGGCTCTAAAAACAGTAGATGCTGGTTTATTAAAAGCTAAAAATGATGTAGAAGGACGTCAACTTTTACATGAGAGGGGTTTCCAAAATCTTCTTTTAGGTAATTATGATGAGGGATGGAAATATTGGGAATATAGGACTCAGAGGAAAGAGCTTGGTGAAAATCTCGCAAAGGTTTGGCCTGGTATATTAGAATGGGATGGGTCTCCAAATCAGAGAGTTTTAGTTTGTGGTGAAAAGGGTTTAGGAGATAGTATTCTTTTTGGACGTTATTTGGAAGTTTTACAAGAACGAAATTGCACTGTGCAATTTCTAGCCTCTAAAGCATCGGCTCCTATGGCCGGAATGTTAAAAGGATATCCTGGAGTTTATGGAACATATTGTAATGAAGATGCGATTCCACCATTATCGCAATATTGGATAACATTAGAGAGTTTACCAAAATATACAACAGAAATTCCAGAACCTTTTAAATTTCTAATTCCATTAAATTGGAAAGCTTCAAGCCGCGATGGAAGAAATTTACGTGTTGGATTTTGTTGGCATGGTAATCTAGAATATTCAGCCTCCAAACAACGCCGGCCAGAGGATTTGAAATTTTGGGAACCAGTATTACAAGTACCCGGAGTAGATTTTATAAGTCTTCAATTGGGAGAACAAGGACCTTGTAAGACTTTATTACCAGCAACAAATAGTTTGCTGGATACAGTTAAGGAAATTTGTTCTTGTGATTTGGTTATTTCTACAGATACGGCGGTAGTTCATATGGCAGCAACAACAGGTATACCAACCTGGATGCCATTGCATTATTTGAATTATTGGCCTTGGATTAAAAAAGGCGAAACTGAAACGGTTTGGTATCCATCATTGAAGATTTATCGTCAAAAAGAAAATAATAATTGGGACCACCCATTTCAAAATATTGCAGAAGATCTCATAAAGGAGAGACTGAAAGGTTCCGAGTGAAATCTTCGTTTCCTGTACGGTACTCGTAATACCGTACAGGTGTTTATAAAGATGCTAAATATATACAAATGGTACAGAAACCTATATACTCAGATATTAGTCTGACTTTTCGAGCAAATCCCGTTACTGGAGATGTTGTAAAACTCTATGACGAAGATTCGGTTAAAGCTTCTGTAATAAACTTAGTTATGACTATGAATTATGAAATACCATTTCATCCTGAAATTGGTTGTGCCGTACAAGCATCTCTTTTTGATAATATTAGTACAATGACGGCTATTAATATTCGGCGTTCTATTTCTGATGTGCTCCAAAATTTTGAACCGCGAGTACAGGTTATTGATGTACAAGTATCCGTTTCACCAGATTCTAATGGTTATAATGCGTTAATAATTTTTCAGGTTATTGGACAACCTACGTCCACAACGATTACTTTATTTCTAGAAAAGGAAAGATAAATGTCGAATAGTTCTTCCAGTACAAAACTTTCTTTATCATCTCTTGATTTTGACGGTATTAAAAATAATTTAATCGCATATCTACAATCTCAAACTGAATTTAGTGATTATCAGTTTGCCGGAAGTGGATTAAATGTAATTCTCAATATACTCGCATATAATTCCACATATTTAGCATACTATTTAAATTTCGTGGCGAATGAGTCTTTTTTGGATTCTGCTGACCGACGAGAAAATATAGTGAGTATTGCAAAACAACTTGGTTATACTCCAACATCAAGAAAATCGGCTCAAGCAATAATTAATATAAAAATTATTCCACCAAATAATTCTAATCCGACCATTACACTTGTAATTCCAAAGTATACAACATTCAATACGAATGTCAGCGGAATTAATTATACGTTTGTAACGACCCAAACATATTCGGTTGATTACGATTCAGTTAATAATTGTTATAGTGCCAATAATATTTCTATTTTTGAAGGTATTCCATATACATTTCAATATACTGTTAGTACTAGTAATCCTATCAAATATGTGATTCCCAGTCCCAATATTGATACGAGCCAACTGACAGTTCAAATACAGGATAGCGCATTAAGCACTTCATTAACTACATTTAATTTAATAAATGATTTGAATGTTTTAAATGGAACATCAAATGTCTTCTTTTTACAAGAAGGTGATAATATGCAGTATGAAGTTTATTTTGGAGATGGTATTCTTGGTAAATCCTTAATAGATGGAAATATTGTAAATTTAAACTACATCATTTGTAATGCGGATTTGCCCAATTATGCTAATACATTTGCGGTGTCTGGTAATATTGGCGGGTACTCTAATATTATAGTTACTACAATTAATCCGGCATCTGGTGGCGCCGAACGAGAAACTAACGATAGTATTAGGTTTAATGCACCTCAAAACTACCAAACGCAAAATAGAGCCGTAACGGCTTCTGATTATGAAACTATCATTACGAGAGAATATCCGAATGTTGATAGTGTGGCAATTTGGGGTGGTGAAACAAATAATCCTCCAAAGTATGGAACAGTATTTATTAGTTTGAAACCTGTTTCTGGTTATGTTATAACTAATTTAACAAAACAAAATATTGTAACAAATATATTACAATCGAGAAACATTGTTTCTATTGTACCTGTCATTGTAGATCCTGATTATACTTATTTGGTAATTAATTCTATTGTTAAGTATAATGACCAAAGTACTATTCTCTCGTCTGGACAATTACAAAACAACGTTCTCAATACAATTCAAAATTTTTCAATAACAAATATTGGACATTTTGGAGATATATTTCGGTATTCTCAATTGGCAAATGTTATTGACAATACAGATCCTTCCATATCGAATAATCTAACAACTGTTTTATTACAAAAAAGAATAATTCCTGATTTTAATAATATTGTCAACTATACATTGCAATTTTCTAATTCATTAATTCCTGGTACATTAACCAGTGATTCGTTTGTGGATTCACAAGATCAAAATTATAGTTTAGGAGAATTATATTATTTTGATGATGATGAAAATGGAAATATTAGGATTTACAAATATAAAGGATCAGTAAAATCTTATACTAATATAAAAGCTGGTATAATTTCTTATGATACCGGAACTATTGTGTTAAACTCCTTTAAACCTTCGGTTGTAACGAATGCCTCACAAAATTTAGGTATTACTGTTCAACCTTTAATTAATGATGTGACTCCAATTCAAAATCAAATTATTGTTATTGATCCATTAAATATAACAATAAATATGAAAGTTAATTCTCCACCTTCCGTGACATCAGGGAAAAAAGCTTCTTTGATTTCAATTTTTAATGATACTCGATTTGGCGGATATAATTATTATATTGACCCAATGACAGGAAATGATTCTAATTCCGGAACATCAGTTACAACGGCGTGGGCAACAACAGCCCAGGCTGATACAATTTCTTTGGCTAATTCACAATCGATAGGTTATAAATATAATGGGTTTTGGTATTTATATCGAGTGCCTGGAATGACAGCCGATCTCGGACAATTGACCGCAGATATCGTGTCGGCTCCGGCAGATAGTTTCTAATATGACAGAAAACACTATTTCACAATACATTAAAAATTCTCCGGGCGCGACGGCTAATGTTCGTGATAATTTTCCTATAGTGTTAGATTTTCTACAGGCATATTATGCTTGGATGGAAACTTCTGGTGAACCTATTAGTGGAATATTTTCATTATTAGATAATAGAGATGTTGATTCTACATTAAATGGATTTCTTTCTTATTTTCGTTATGAATTTTTACCTAATATTCCGGCGACAATTATTGCTGATCCTAAAAAATTATTAAAACATGCAAAGGATTTTTATCTTGCTCGTGGATCTGAAAAATCCTTTGCATTGTTATTTCGAATTTTGTATAATGATTCCGTATTATTTTATTATCCTAAAACTGATTTAATTAAACCATCAGATGGAAAATGGTCAGTTGATACTATCGTCAGATGCACAACCGTGAATGACACTTATAAATTTATCGGAAGACAAATTGTGGGACACACCTCCCAAACTATTGCCAACGTTGAAAATGTAGTTAAAATTTCACTAAATAATACAATCATCAGTGAAATTTATATTTCTAATATAACAGGCAGATCCACATTTCAAATTGGTGAAAAAATAGATGTATTGCTTTCCGATGGCACTATTGTTCAAGAAACTCTGTATGGTTTAGCTACCGGTATAAATATTATTGATACGGGTACAGCATATATTTCGGATGATATAATTATTACAGCAAAACCTACAAATGGTTCCGCTGCTATTTTTTCCGTTGATGCTGTTGATGGAATAGAAAATGGAAGAGTAGTTCAGGCAAATTTTGGAAATTTTATTACTTTGCCAACAATTGAATTGTCAAGTAATGCTTCTTCAACTGATAATTTTTATCAGGATATGTTTATAACAATTACTGATGGCAGTGGTGGTGGACAAACAAGATTAATTGTGTCTTATGATGGCACTCATAAGTTAGCAAGTATTAATAATAATTGGGATGTTCTTCCAGATATTACAAGTCATTATAGTATTTCTCTAGGAAATATTAAAACCATTAAAGTTAAAGATTTTGGTTATAATTATACAACACCTATATCTGCTAATTTTTCTTTATCTGGAAACGGGGATGCATTAGGAAATATTTCTATTGGCTCTGTCGGAAGATATGCTGGTAGATATGTTAATCCAGATGGTTTCCTTTCTAATAAAAATAAAATTCAAGATAGTTATTATTACCAAGATTTTTCGTATGTATTAAAAGTCCATGAAACTTTAGACCAATATAGGGATGTGGTCAAACAGTTATTACATCCTGCTGGCCTGGCTTTATTTGGTGATGTTGTTATTGATGGAACTTTATTTACAAGAAAAATACATAGTGTTTCTGGTTCGATAAATATTTCTACATCTTGAAGCGGTATGACTGAATCACAATGGGCTAATATGACATCTGACCAATGGTCTTCAATAAAAGAATAAGGAACACATGAATAAATCTTTAGAATCCAATAATTTTCGTATTTATTCGGCACAGAAATTTATTGAAGGATTACAAACTCAATTTTCTGCCAATAATCTTTATTGTTTTATTGGAAAAACTACACCGTGGAATGATGAAGCTAATCCTGATATGCCTAATGATTCTGTTGCCGCGAGAAAGGAAACTTTCTCTGATATGCTCGCAGTGAAACGGGTTTCACCATCTGATGTTACTTTAGTAATTCCAAATAATAGTTGGACAGCATCAGTAGTTTATTCTCAATATAACGATCAGGGTTTGCCAGCATCGGGAATCTATTACGATCAATTTGAACCAACAATAAACGCGGTGCCATTTTTCGTCATAACAAAAGATAATAATGTTTATAAATGTTTGAGTAATAGTAATGGAATGCCATCTTCTGTTATGCCAACAGGAACTAGTACCACACCGATTACACTTTCAGATGGATATATTTGGAAATTTATGTACCAAGTAGATTCAACTTCGGCATTAAAATTTCTTTCTTCGAGTTGGATTCCAATACACACATTAAATTATAATGATGGATCATTTCAATGGTCAGTCCAAGCAACATCAATACCAGGAGAAATATTTGCAATTCAAGTGACAAATGGGGGAACTGGTTATTCTACAGTTCCTATTATAACTGTTAATGGTGATGGAACTGGATGTACTGCAACAGCAGTACTAACAGGAACAACATTAACTAATATTGTAGTAAATACACCGGGTGTAAATTACACCCAGGCGACGGTGACAATTGGTGGTCCTGGTACACTTGGTGCCGCAACGGTTATTTTGAGTCCTCCTGGTGGGCATGGATCTAATCCAGTTTATGAATTGGGTGCCATGTATGCTATGGTAGACGTTCAATTTGCAAATTCTGAATCTGATAAAATTACGGTTTCTAATGATTATCGAAAATTTGGTTTGTTGTTAAATCCTTTAACATATAATTCGCCATTTTATTATTTTCCTTTGATAGGAACATTAACCACAAATTTATTAATTAGTAACATAACAGGAACTTTTAATCCAGATGATATTGTTATCGGAAATACAAGTGGAGCAACAGCATATGTTGTGGATTTTAATTCTACTTTAAATGGTCAGTCAAATGTATTGAGATTAACTCAAATACAAGGAACATTTCAAGTTTCTGAAACATTAAATGATAGTACTTCCTCGGCGATTTCGGAAATTGTTTCTATTATATCACCCGACCTTGCACCAAATACAGGTTTGATATTAACGACAGAACATATTAGTCCAGTCAGTAGGTCATTAACACAATTGGAAGATATTAAAGTTGTAATACCGTTTTAGGAAGCTAAATAGATAAGAGACAACAATGCCACTTCAATTTTCAAACGCCCCATTTTTCGATGATTTCAATGCCGCAAAAGATTTCATAAAAATATTATTCCGACCAGGATATAGTTTACAAACTCGTGAATTGAACCAATTGCAATCTATATATGGAGAACAATTAAATCGGTTCGGACAATATATTTTTAAAGATGGTGCGATGGTTACACCTGGTCAAATAACGTTTGACCAAAATCTCTCCTACGTTAAGGTTAATTCAACATATTCAGGATCACCCGTGAACTATGATGCTATTGATCCTTCAAAAGTCAGAACTAATGTACAACTTAAAGGCGCGACATCCGGAATTATTGCGCAGGTTGTACAAGTGTCTAGTGATATTAATACCATTTATATTAAATATGTAACTTCTGGTACAAGTAATGTGGTTGCAACGTTTTCGGATGGTGAAGTTATTGATATTATTCCGGCTAATACCGCGATTTGTCAAGCTATTTCTTCTAATTCAACAGGATTAACATCTCAAGTATCAATTGCTTCGGGTGTTTATTTCATTTTTGGTAAATTCTTAACTGTTGATTCGCAAACTATTCGTCTTGCTGATTATGACCAATTTCCTTCTGTTAACGTTGGTTTAGAGGCAATAGAGAATATTATAACTCCAGAGGACGATATTACCTTATACGACAATGCTATGGGGTCTCCAAATTATGCTGCTCCTGGTGCATATCGGTATCAAATTGTTTTGAATTTAGTGTCTTTGCCTATAGATGCCGTACCTGATGGCAATTTCACTTCATTGATGGTTATTTCTAATGGAGTTATTCAATCTCAAGTACAAGTAACAGCATTGAGTGAAATTGCCGATACCTTAGCTCGTAGAACATATGATACAAATGGTAATTTTATTACAACACCATTTGGTTTTGATATTCATGAGAGTCTTTTAAATGGAAATAATGGTGGAATTTATAGTTCTGGACCACTAGCTCGGGAAGATCAATTGTCATTTGGAATTGAACCCGGAAAAGCTTACGTGCAAGGTTATGAAATAAAAACTATATCTAAACAATATATTTCTTTAGATAAGGCACGGACAACCAACTTCTCTCAAAATAGCCACATAAGAGCTTATCTTGGAAATTTTATATATGTTAATAAAGTGTTTGGATTACCAAATTATGATTTGTGGCCACAAGTTAATCTCTATGCCACTCCTATAGTTACTAGTGGAATTGCACCGGTAACTACAGTTGTAGGAACTGCTACTATTAGAGGATTTCAATTTTATCAAGGATCATTTAGTGGTTCAGGACCTATTTTTAAATGTTTTTTGACAGACATTAATATTACCTCACCCGGTATTTCATTAAATGATGTTAGATCCTTGGCAGTAAGCGATGGAACTTTAATGACCACTGCCAACATTCTAACACAAGTGGATATAGTAAATGTTTCTGGTAATTTTGATGTGGGAAGTACAATTACTGATGGAATAGAATCTGAAACTATTTTCGCATGGGATACAATTAATAATATTTTATTAACTCAACCATTAACGGTAGCTATTCCGACTAATTATCCTATTATTTCGACGAGTTCATCAATTGGTAAGGCAAATATATTACAGCGCCTTACACTTTTTGATCCGGCTGACAATACTTTAATATATCAGTTACCACAGAATACTATAGCTACACTACGAGATAATAATGGTGTAAACACTACATCCTATTCTTATCGTAAAGTATTTACTCCGGTATCTGCAAGTTCAGGAACAGTTACCTTTTCTACTGGAACTAATGAAGTTTTCTCTTCTATGGATGTTAGTGATTATGTAGCCTGTATTGAAACTGGAACTAATGCTGGCGCATTAATTGATGTTACAAATGCTAATCCTTCTTTTCCTCCTAGCAATTTAACGCAATTAACATTTGATGCTCCAAACGGTACAACCGTAAAACTTTCAGCTACAGTTGATAAACAGGTGGCATCAGAAAAAACAAAAATATTACAAACACAAACATTAACTGTAAATATTCCGGCTAGAGTTTTAAATCTTGGAAAAGCTGACATTTATGCTATTGATGGTGTATGGACAGGTTCTGACAATACTGGAACAAATATTACATCGTGGTTTGTTTTAGATAATGGACAACGAGATAACCGTTATGATTTTGGCACATTGACATTATTACCGGGATATAGTTTACCTAGCACCATTTTTATTCAGTACAAATATTTTTCTCACAGTTCTGGAGATTATTTTAGTGTTAATAGCTATTTAAATTTTGATGCGTCTTTACCTGGTTATATTTCTAGTGCGACCTATTATCCATTAATTCCATATTATAGTGGATCTAATGGTATACAATTTTCATTACGAGATTGTTATGATTTCCGTCCACGTGTGAATGATTCGGCAACGCCAACAAGTACGATTGCTAATGCCGTAGTACAATCACCACCAATATATGTGACACCAGGAAAATTAGTAAAACCTAATGATGATATCATTTCAGATTTTTCTTATTATCTGGGGCGTATTGACAAAATTTATTTGTCACAGGATGGTTATTTTGAAATAGTCAAAGGAACACCATCATTGACACCTTTGGCACCTCCAGATCCCTCATCGGGTATGGTTGTGGCCCTTATTGGATATCCACCTTACACATTTACCCCATCAAATGTTTCGGTTAAAACCATTCCCAATAAAGTTTATACAATGGCAAAAATCGGAGATCTTGAAACTCGTATTGCTAATTTGGAATATTATACTGCATTGAATTTACTCGAACAACAAACCGCAAACATGCAAATTATTGATGCCACTACAGGATTGAATCGTTATCAATCTGGTTTTATAGTGGATAATTTTGTTGATAATTCCGTATCAGATTATACCAATTCGGATTGTAATTTTTCTTTAGATGCTTTAAATAAAATTATGCGGCCGAGGTATGACACAAATTCTGTTGCCATGCAATTCGATTCGGGTTTGAGTTCAAATGTGGAACTCAATACACTAAAACCTAATAATAACATTATTACTTTGCCGTATACAGAATCGCCAATTGTAACGCAAGACAAAGCATCACGCCAAGAAAATATAAATCCATATAATATTTTCAGTTTTGTTGGAACAATGACATTAACTCCGGCTACAGATACTTGGGTAAGTACTGTTTATTTGCCTGATATTACTATAACGGATAATACTTTATATGACGCTGCGGCTTCTCAATTAGCAGCCACAAATACTTTAGGTACTATTTGGGATGCGTGGACAACAGATTGGGTTGGAATACCAGTAACAACATTCAATGCGCCTAATACTAATCCAAATAATTTAATAGATCAAAGCCTGGGTAGAACAGTTCAATCAAGAACAGGGACAACAAGATCAGTTATTGCAACAACTGATACCACAACATATCAATCAAGAACAGGGACAACAACATCCATTATTAACGTACCGCAAACAACCGTGGCAGACGTATTAGTTAATACGGGGATGGTTCCTTATTGCCGCGGCAATAGTATTCAATTTACAGCCAAAGGACTTAAACCATTCACACAATTTTGGCCATTCTTTGATATAACACCAGTAAGTGCTTATTGTACACCTTCATCTTTAGTGAGTGATGCTAATGGTATGGTATCTGGAACATTTAATTTGCCAAATCCTTCAATTACTGGAGATCCTGCATTTAGAACAGGAACTAGAGTATTTAAACTTGTAAACGATATTAATAATACTATAGCTAATATTACATCATATTGTACAGCTAATTATGTGGCTTCTGGAGTTTTAAATACCGACCAAAACACCGTCACATCTGTTGGAGTAGCTGAAATACAAACACAATCAGTAACCGATATCAGATCTATTGACAATATAACAAGTGAGCTATATGTGCCACGCGAGCCAAGAACACGTAATTATTCAGATCCTTTAGCCCAATCATTTTTGGTAAGTACATTGCAAGGTGGATTTTGTGCCACAAGTGTAGATGTGTTTTTTGCAACTAAAGACGCCTCTATTCCAGTAACGTTACAAATTCGAGAAATGCAAAATGGAACACCAACACAATCGGTTGTTCCGTTTAGTACTGTAGTTTTAAATCCTAGCCAGATCAATATTTCGGGTGATGGAAATACAAGTACCACATTTTCCTTTCCTTCGCCTGTGTATTTGCAACAGGGTTCAGAATACGCTATTGTCTTGATGTCCAATAGTAATAGTTATTTTGTGTGGACCGCATTGATGGGAGATTATGTTTTAAATACTGATGTGTTAATTTCTCAAGTGCCGTATACTGGGTTGTTATTTAAATCTCAGAATGCTAGTACTTGGGTACCGGCACCCGTACAAGCTTTAAAGTTTACCCTTCGCCGCGCAGTATTTAGTTATGGAGTTCTTGGAACTGCTGTAGTTGAGAATCCTGTTTTGCCATCAACAGTATTGCCAAATCTCTCATTGATAACTTATAATGGATTGAATGCTGTTAGAGTTAAAACACAAACAGCACATGGTATGCCTGATGGTAGTTTTGTTACAATTAGTATACCTCCAGGAACTAGTAATTCAAATTGGTCCGCATCTTATAATGGTATTCCAGTTACACAAATAGTTCCAACAACTAGTGGTGATTTGAGAAATTCATCGTGGGCATCCGGAATTGCCGATACTACTATTGGTTCTCGAACATATATTGTTAGAAATCCTGAATTAGATAATTATACTATTTTTATTATGGATGGTAGTGGTCATCCGGTAAATGCATCATCATCAGGATTTACTGGAGTTTCATTGAATGTAACACAAAATTATCCGTATGATGTTATGATGCCAATTGTAACTGAATTGAATTTTTCAGGTACTAATACTAATTATTATGTGAGAGCGATTACAGGAAAGTCTCCCCAAGGAACAAGTTTGCAAATACCATATCTGAGAACTGTAGATGGTACACAATTTATTCCAAATCAAAATATGATTTTGACAAGTCCTCAATTAGTTGCATCAGATATTAATGAAAAGCATCTAATAACTAGTGATAGTACCAAGAGTTTAATATGGCAAATTAAGTTAACATCGACTGCGGATAATCTTTCGCCCATGATTGATAGTAGTAGATTATCCGCATTACTGATATCAAATAGGATTGATTATAGAACAAATTTAACAATTCCAGCAACTTCACCTTCTGGTGCTGAGGCCGCGTGGGTTGCTGAAACTTTACCATCTGGAGCAACAGATGCCGCCATTTACATTACTCGGCCGGTAGCATTGGTGAATGCTGCTAACAGTATTCATTTTTGGTTGAATATTATGTGGCCATATGGATCACAAGTAGATGTTTATTATAAGATTTTATCGACAAATACAAATTCTCAATTTGCGGATGGAAATTATGTTTTGATGCTTCCTGATCCTAATACAGATTTTTCACCAGCGCAAAATGCAAATGATTTTAGGGATTATTATTGGACAAGTACTCCTAATCCTAATCTTAGTAACTTAACTGATAATATTGGGGAATTTACACAGTTTTCAGTTAAAGTGGTAATGAGATCTACAAATAGTAGCGGCGTTCCGTTATGTCGTCAAATGCGTTGCATAGCTTTGGAGACGTAATGATAGTTCCGAATTATATAAAAATTGAAAACCGGCCGGGCTTGTGTAGGCATACCAAGAGTATGGGTGTTGTGAACCATGATAAACAAGCCCGGACACAATATATAAACCAAAGAGAAAAGATCATTAATGATCAAAAAGTTATTGAACAATTGAAAACGGATGTTTTAGAATTGAAAAATTTAGTTCAACAACTATTAGATCATAAATAGTAATGTAAGGAAAAGGAAAAGGAAATATGAGTTTTATCACATCATTAGTTAACGAATTGAAAAAGATTTGGGCGTGGCTCGATAGTCCAAAAACACAAGCAGCATTACAACAAGCGGCGGCTTTAGCGTTAGAAGCAGCGCCAATTGTTGCTGAAATTTCATTATTGGTACCAAATAGTACATTTGCTGAAGTAGCAGCGGTTTATCAAAAATATGGAGTACCATTTGCTGCTACGGTAACTGCTGATCCAACACAAATTGGCAATTATTTACTTAATTTGGCAACTATAGTGCTTCAGAAGAATTTACCAAAAACACAATCATCGGTTGCAGTAAGTCTTTTAAATACAGCCGTACAACTTGCAGTAACAGCATTGAAGGCTTCTGGTGGTGTTCCAGTAACCAAGTAAGTTTAAACGAGAGATCTATTAGAACACTTAAAGCGGTACTCCATGAGTACCGCTTTTTTCGTTTATAAGAGGTTCTATTAGAACACTTGACAACCATTTTGTTATGTGCTAACATGCTTGTTATGCCTACTTTTCTATAGAATTTATTCAGAGACTTTCACCCAACGAAGTCATTCAATTGACGAATTATTTTATCAATACTTATCCTGAAGATATTTTTGATGAAATATTAGAAAGGACCGGAGTAGATTATGAGTGATTACAAATATGAAATGCAAATGATTGCCGAACAAGTCGCATATGATGATTATGGCTGTGATTTTTTCGATTTGTCTTCTGAAACACAATATAATATTTTCCGAAAGGCTGAAGATACCTGGTCTGAAAATATGATGGCAGAAGCAGAATCTTTATCCGATAGATTGAAAGAACGATGACATATACCGAACGTCTTGAACAAGTAAAGAATGATCCCGAAAAACATGTTTCTTCGGAAAATATAAAAATGTTTTTGGATATTGGAGTTAAAGTAGAAAGTCAAGTGGTTGGCAAATTTGGTTATGTTTCTGGAATTTCTGACAATGGGTTAGTATTTATCAAACCGTCGAAATATTCTAAAATCAAATACGCCACAACATTCCAGCGAGGTGACCCGGTGGAACTTTGGATTTGTGGAAATTATGTTCTTTTGAAAAATCCAAAATGGGTAATTGATGGAATGCTTCGGGGAAACGAAGATCTTGAATAAATAATATTTGACAAACCAATCTTTTTATGATACTATGACCAAATGACCAAACCGTACATTGAAATAACCAAGATAACCATATTACAAAATTTCGCAACTGATGAAATTTTGATGGAAACAACTCTTCCATCAGGAATTTATCCATACAATGATAATTCCTATGTTAAAATGCAGGTGACTCATAATCAAGGTCCAAATTATTGCAAAATATATTTTCCGGAAATTATTCCGGAAATTATAAATATCAGGTAAATAATACTTGACATCCGTAACATTTTATGAGATCATAAGAATATGATATTAACTTTAACAACGCCCGTAAAAAAGCTTCCCGTTGTATATCTTAGATCTAATTACAGTGGAAAATTACCAAGTTCTTAACCTAGATGTTTCTGAATAATAAAGATCTGTTTTCTTGGAAGTAAATTCCAAGCTAGAATGGAGGCCGAGGCAGGGTGATGCCGAGGTCTATAAACCTAATCTAGTCACCCGGACGGAATTGGTTTAATAGGGAATGGCATCTGATGTTGAAACAATACAAGGAAAAACTCCGTCAAATCGTCTGAGATGGAATCAGAAGGACGTAAATTTCAATTAAACCACAATAAAAGGACAAGGTAAGAGCCTCCAAATTAGGGCGCCTTGTCCTTTTGTTGTTTTGAAGGTTTTGTTATCATAACACATATTCTTGCTTTCCTCTTCTTTGTGTGCTACCTTAGATGATATGAAATTAGAACAAATTGGTTTCTATACTCTTTCCGATCGACGGGCAGCTAATGCTAGTGAATTTTCCAACCTCTCACGGTGTGAAATTCTTTTGACTGGAAGATGCAATTTCCATTGTCCATATTGTCGGAGCGTTGGTGGTCCAGATAAACCTTTCGAAGAAGTGGCCGCTATTGTTAGACTTTGGGCTTCTCAAGGATTATATGCTATCCGTTTTAGTGGCGGAGAACCTTTGATGTATCCTCGTTTGAAGGAATTAGTAGAAATAGCAAAAATTGAAGGAATTAAGAAAATTGCCATTTCTACTAATGGTTCATTTCCTCTTAATAAATATTTGGATCTTATTGCTGCCGGAGTTAATGATTTTTCTATTTCTTTGGACGCTTGTTGCGCCGAAGATGGTGATTTTATGGCCGGCGGTATCAGAGGAGCATTTGAACGGGTTACAGCAAATATAAAGGAGTTGTCTAAAGTAATATACATAACTGTTGGAGTGGTTTTGACTACAACCAACGCGGCAAATGTTAGTAAAATTATTGAATTTGCCTCTAATCTTGGAGTTCAAGATATTAGAGTTATTCCGGCGGCCCAAGCTGGCGATAAATTAGGTGAAATTGTTGTTTCTGAAGAACTCCTCAATAAATATCCTATTTTGAAATACCGTATCCAGAATTTGCATGACGGAAAACCCGTCCGTGGTATTCGTGATGGTGATAGCCGCAATTGTGGACTAGTTTTGGATGATATGGCTGTTTGTGGAAATCACCATTATCCTTGTATCATCTATCTTAGAGAAGGTGGTTCTCCAATAGGAAGTATGAACGATTCAAATATTCGAAGTGTCCGTGCTGAGTGGTATAGAACCCACAATACACATTCTGATCCAATTTGCCGAAAAAAACTGTTTAGATGTGTGCGTGGATTACAATAATTGTTATGAATCCTATAATATTCCATTTTAGTAGAATACAGGAATTAGATGGTACATTATTTGATTGGCTTACGTGGCGTAATGGATCTCCATTAGATGTATTTGGAATCGAATGTCGTTCATATGATTTGGAAAGAAATGCTGATACTTTACGCCGCTATATAATTGGTTGGTGTTCGGCCGAGCAGGTATTGTGTCGTCCAAAAATTAAAAACATAGCCGTAATGTTTTTGAAAAATGACCATTATTTTTGGTTTCATTTCCGTAATCCTGAAGCGAAGAAAATATTTGACATCCATTAACCTATTTGATAATATAAGTTCATGAACACTTCATTAAACCGAGATAAGATTCAAAATTATGATACGGAATATGTGGTCGCTTGTTTTTCGCGCGGCCGTATTTTCTCCGAACATCGGACCACAAAAGGCGCTCAAAAGAAACTGGCCAAATATCCGGCTCTTGAAGAGGACGATTATGCCATTTATTCTCGTAGAGAATGGAGTCTAGGATATGTGGAACCGCAATTGCATTCTATGTGGATTTGACGCGGAGTAAAAATAATAATGCAACCACAATGGAAGTATCTTGATACCATAGGTGACAGAGATCCTATTACCAATTGGGGTGGATTTGTCTATGTTGACGAACTCGGAAACTATGACCCCGAACTGGTATGGTTTGAGTCTGATTATAATGGCTCTTGTTACGAAATTACAAATGTAAGAATTTCTCGTATTATACTCGAAAGAAATTCTCTAGAGGAATGGTGGTACGATAAATTGCAAAGTGTTGCCGATTTTTCTGGTTGTCCTCTTGAAGAATTACAACAAATGGCAATTAGTAATGTTTATTTGGAAAAAGCTTTGTTGTATGCTTATCTTCTGAGTTATTTTGGAGCATACGAGTTCGACCAGGAACCAATCACACTCACCGAAGATGAGGCATACCGAAAGTATTCTTTGGAAATAACAGGAAAGGAACTATAATGGAAAATAATTATGAACCTTTGACAGGACATACCAGTCCAGAGACCGCTTACTTGGTGGAAGATTATCCATATGGATTTAGGCTCCGATGCAAGATTAGATATTGGCTTGAATTCAAGTCTGGACAAGGTTTCCGTTTTGTATCACAGACCACAAATCCAAAGAGAACTGGTGAGTTTTGGAACAAACCGAAAGCCAGCACTTATTCTATGCTCGGAATGATGGTAAAGAATATTACTCCAGGAGATAAATTTGGGCACATCACCTGGATCGGTGTAAATATGTATCATTTTGAGGATTTGAAATCGTTCGGCGAAAAATACAGTTCTTCTTTTGACCAGAACCAACAGACCACGTTTGATCTGGCAACAAAGGCTTATAAGAAGTATATGGCTCGACAAGTATCCTAGAAATAACACTTGACATCCAGACTTCGATATATTATCATAGTTTTATGATGAAACGCAGCAGACACACCAAAGAAGATATGGCAATTAGGTATGAGTTCGCCTTGCAATATCTGGATGATAAATTTTTGAAGATTGATTTTCCATCAATCTATGTCCTTGTCGCTCGAAAAGGAGAAGGATTGAAAAAGAAACTTCGTTTTTTTATTTCCAGCAAGGGTGAAATTGAGGACATAACCGTGAAGGTTGCTGATATTACTGGCTTTCCTCTTTACGATTGTTTTGATTATTTTGCCATCTATACTCACCGTACAAATAAGTTTGATATTGTCCAGAAGGTTTCGGAGAAACTCTTTGGAAATCCGAATGCCATAACAATGGAAAAGCTTTAATCGATTGACAATCCAATCAATCTGCGCTATACTGGTGAGTACGTTAATTCAAATAAAGGACAAACATGTCTGCAAAAAAGCCATTTGCATTAGCTGTTGGAGATATTGTTGCTAAGTATGGAAAGATCATTTCCCGGCGAGACTTGATTGCTTACTGTCATGAGTTCCATATTATGCTGCCTGCAATTATCAGGCAGTATCGAGCCGGCCGAGGGTTTTTTAATTTGGAGCCATTACTGAATATGGCACAACAAACGAATAGCCAAATTTCAGATCCCGTTCCGCCTCCTCCAGAAATGACGGATGAAGAAATTGAAGTGGATATTAATTCTAGGTTTGCCAGCCTTGATCTGATGGCTTATGGGGTAGTTAATGGTGATTTCCGTTCTTTGATTGTTAGTGGTAATCCAGGTACAGGAAAGACTTTTACTCTCGAATCTATCATGGATGCCGCTGCGAATACTTCAAAGATCCTTTTTATTCCTGTCAGAGGATATGTTCGGGCAACTGGTCTTTATCGTTTGATGTATGAAGCCCGGCATAAGGAATGTGTCCTTCTCCTAGATGACAGTGACAGTATATTCCAAGATGAAATTTCCCTCAACCTCCTGAAAGCTGGTTTGGATACCACAAAACGCCGGCATATTTCCTGGCGTTCGGAAAAGAATTTTGTGAACGATGAAGATGAGGATATTCCGAAGGAATTTGATTTTCTCGGAGCAATCGTCTTTATTTCCAATATAAACTTCCAACGTGAAATTGCGCGCGGAACTAAGATTGCTTGCCATTTGGACGCACTCATGAGTAGGTCGTATTACTTGGACTTGAATCTCCTGAGCACGCGGGAACTTATTGTCCGTATCAAGAGTGTTGTGGCACACACAAATATCCTTAGTGGTATGAAAATTAGTAAAAAGGACTCTGAAACAATTCTGGAATATATTACTACGAATAAGGATAAATTCCGTGAATTGAGTCTCCGGACTGTGATTAAGCTTGGCACGATTTGGCGCGCCTCGGCCGGCGATGTTGATAAGTTCGAGAAAATGACTTCCGCGACGTGTTTGGTAAGAGGACGTTAAAGGAATAATTATGAGTAAACTGACATTGAATCGTAGTGATTGGAAACTGGTAGGCCACTTTGGTGTGGACGCCGGATTGTGTTGGATTGGTGACCCGTGTTACATCCTTCACAAAGACAAGCCAGCTTACGAAGGCGCAACGCCGGAAGGTCTGCCGGAAAGTCTTGGCAAGGATTGGGGCGAGTTTTGCAATAAGTTGGATCATAGCGGCCCTTTATTGCAGAGCTTTCCTTACGCAATGGGGCACGAAGGTTTGGGCATCTGTGTGTCCACCGGCTTCGGCGACGGCATGTATCCTGTCTACGCTCACATCTCCGAAGAAGGTGATTGGGGAAAGCGTGTGAGTGCAATCTTCATTGACTTCCTGGGTGCGTTTGAGGATGAAAACGAAGAGGAATAATATGGTTATTAAGAAACCCGGATGGTCCATGTTGTTTTGGATGAAATGATTGATAAGGGAGAAGGAGATTAGTATGAAACGTGGAAACTTTGAAATCGTTCCGATTCTGGAACAACATTGTTCTGAAAAGGAACATTCTACCGGAGAAGTAATGGGTGTTAAATTTATTGATCCGAAAGGACAAGAAATTTGTGTTTATGTCAATTGTGGATCTCCAGATTATATTACTATCATCTCCAGTGATAGTATTGTTGTCCAACCGTGGTCAACCAACGTGGTACGGGTCCAACATTCCAAACTTTAATATTTGATTTCCTAATTTCTTTGTGATACAATAAATTATGCTAAAATATAAATGCCCTGAATGTGGAGGAAAAACAAAGAACCGCATTCAGGTTAAAGATGGAAGTGAGAAAATCGCAGCACCTTGTGGTGGATGCCAGGTCAAAATATCCGAGAAGACCCACGAAATTATTGCCAAAATTTGTTTGGATTATGTAAAAAGGAATAATTACAAATGAGATTACTATACACTCTGGCATTTTGTTTTCCTCTTATGGCTCAAAGCCATTTTTCTAACCTGAATAAGTTGGAAACCAGAACCTCGCGGTTAATGCCGCAATCAACGGATTGTATAACCAAACCCTGCCAGAGTGTTGTTAATGTGGCTTGGGATTCTCAGGGTGTTCCTGATAGTAATCCTAATGTGTGGGGAAACGCCGGGTTTGTATTAGTTAATATTCCCTTTGTTAATGTTCCAGTTGGATATAGAGTTCGCATCATACGAATGTTTGGAGATTATATCGCATGGATCCATGGTATAGTCCAGCCGGCCACCCACACCGGGATTTTGTTTGGATTTATGCGGACACAAGATCTCCGAGAAAAAACCGGTCTTGGTTCCCTTAATATGTCATATGGTTCGGACCAGTGTTTTATGTACCATCAAGGCGCATTGTCTACTGGAGATTTCACCCAGTATTTTGACCACGATGTTTCGGCAGGAGGACTTCTCCAACCGGACAATACTATGTTGCTCCAAATTGCCGTGTTTGAAAATGAAACCGGTTCAAGTGTCCACCAAGAAGTAACATCTAACGTGGTGTATCAATTCGAGCCAAATAAAATAAATTGACATCCGTTTGTAATTGTGATATTATGTAGTTATGAATACTTTTCTAAGATTTCTAATTTCAATGGCATTTGCACTTAGTTGCTTTGCCTCCACATTAACATTGATGAATGCTCCTACGGGCCAAACAGGACCTTATGATCTCCTGATAGATGGTACCAATGTCCAAGGTGTTTGTGTTACCTACAATATTGATATTCCTATTGGTTATACCTGGCAAGCCACCGAATACCAGGTGACTGATTTTGCAGATCCTGGAGTACAAGTCCAATACTTCCAGGCTGAATGGCTAACACAGCAATTTGCTTCAAATCCAAATGACTATGCTGGAATCCATGATGCTATTTGGAATATTTTCGAACCCGGAACATTCAGTGGTTTTAATGTTTCGGCATGGCAAACTTCTGCTGAACAAAATTACGGATCAGTTGATCCAAATTCCTTTAATATTTATGTGCCAAATCCAGTTAATAGTTCACAAACTTTCCTCACTCAAAATTCTGGTGCTACTCCAGAACCGAGTTCTATTCTGCTAATTCCGGCCGGAATTGGTCTTATTGTACTCGGAAAATTCAAACATAAGTCAGTAGTATAATTCCTATCCTTGGGGTGGCTAGACTTATGTTTGGCCACCTCCTCTCAAATAAATTTTAGGTTTAGTTGACATCCAACAAAACATTTGATACACTTTTAATTATGCAATATACTAGCATGATGGTCAATTCGAATTGGAACCTACTACGGGCAGTTACCGCGCAGTTCCGGAATGCCGAGGAATTAAAGTGGTTATCTATAACGATTAGGAGAATTTTATGAATAAACGAACTGTAAAAGAACGTGAACTGAAACCTGGAATGGTAATTCGTCCATTAGATGTCACGTCTCAATTTGCCTTCTCGGATAATGTGGTTACCAAAGTAACGGATCGATTTATCACACTTGCTCGCCCATATGCCACCGGACATCTTTTGAATACGGCTTGTGGCACTTGTCTGATAGGGCTGGAAAAGTATGATGTTAATCCCAATAGTGATTGGGAATGGGAATTGTTGGAAGAAAATCGGTGGGTATAGTAAAATGGAAGAAAGTGTCATTCTGTTCTTTTATGGACTTTCGGCCATTTCCTTGTTTTCATCGTTAGTTGTCTTTGTTCGCCAAAATCTTCGAAGGATAAATTAAAATGACAACGATGATAAGGATAATTAAGATAGATGGAGTCAAATACAAATTCAATTCCACTAATTTGTGGAAATACTTGTGTGTTTATTACTCTACCTCTTTCATATTGTATTTCCCAATTCATTATATTTTTCCGGTATGGACTTTATTTGCATTTTCTGTGATGTGTATTGTGAATGCCGCAGCATGGCCATATAAATTTCCGTGGTTGGTGGAAACTAAGGAAATTACATAATGTTCTTCCCAGTAATTACTGGGAAGGGTGCGTTATCATAAACAAAGACTTGACATCCACCAAAGTATTTGATACCCTTGGTTCATGAGCGCGATTACATATTCACCTCAACAGCAGGCAGTCTTGGATTTTACATCCAAGAATGGCCATGGCAACTGCTTAATTACAGCCGTGGCCGGGTCTGGCAAGACTTTCACCCTTATGCAGGCAGTTCCTGGTTTAGAGGGATACATTGCCATTGCGGCTTACAATACAGCAATTGCCAACGAGATTGAAAGTAAACTCCAAGGAGTTCAGTTACAAGATGGAAGCCGTGTATATGTTGGAACAGTTCATCGGTTTGGACGCAAGGCTTTGTCTAAGGTTTATCCCAAGGGCAAATTACCTGCCCGTGGTGATAAGTCCAAGATTGACCAGATGATGGCATTGGTTTTCAATCCGAAAACCAAAGAAGTTGGCGTACCTCAGCATCTCCAGAGTTTTGCGAGGAAGTGTTACAATCTGGCACGTCAACAAGGCGCAGGTGTCTTACCTGAATTCCAGTTTTCCAATCAGGCAGCATGGCTTGATATGGTTGAACATTTTGATCTCCGTGATGATTTTGCCAATGCAGATGGCGATCTACCTCTGGATGTTGAACAGCTAGTCCGCGATGGCATTAACTGGGCTTGCCGTCTTATCAAATATGGCATTACAATCTTGGATAAACTTTGGGATTTCGAGGATATGATTTATGCTGTCCTCTACCAGAATCTCAGGATCGAACCAAACAATTGGGTCCTTGTGGACGAAGTTCAGGATATAAATCCTACTCGGAGAGCCTTGATTAAGAAGATGTTGGCGGTTGGTGGACGTGCAATCTTTGTTGGAGATCCAAAACAAGCAATATATGGATTTACTGGTGCCGATGCCAAATCATTCGAGAATATCCGAAAAGAATTTGATTGCACGGATTTGCCGCTCACGTGGTCATTCCGATGTGCAAAGACGATTGTTCGTTTTGTGCAGCAGTGGGTTTCCCATATTGAATCCCATCCTGATGCTCCTGAGGGAGAAGTGATTCAGACGGATGAACAGGGAATGTGGGAATTGAATCCAAATACAGATGATGCTATCCTTTGCCGCAATAATGCTCCTTTATGCCAGTTATTTTTTGAATTGTTGAAAAGAGGTATTCCATCTCATGTGGAAGGTAAGGACATTTCAGGAAAGCTACTTAAAATGGCCTCTCGCTGGCCTTCTTTGAAGTCCTTGGTTGCCCTTGGTGGAAAACTTGAAGAATATAAGGAACGTCAAATTCAAAAGGGATTACAATCTGGACGTGAAGATAAAGCGGAAGAAGTTGCTGATGTTGTGGATGCTATCCAGGCTGTGATTGCTGGTTTACCTTTTGGAAGCAAAGTTGAAGATCTGAAACGAGTTATCGCGGAAATGTTCGAAGATACCCAGGATGGAAAGAAACCAAAGAATTTAACACTTACAAGTATTCACCGTTCAAAGGGAAGAGAATGGAATCGTGTATTTTGGTATGGCCGCAATCGTTGGAACCCGAGCAGCTACGCTCGCCAAAAATGGCAAATGGAGCAAGAAACAAATCTACAATATGTCGCGGGAACTCGGGCGAAGATGACATTGGTGGATGTTAGTGTAGTTATTCCTCCAAAGAAAATGAGGTAAGATATTCCGAGGCTCTTTTTAGGGTTTCGGAATTGTCTTTGAATTGCCCCAATCCTCTATTACAAGCATCACATAATAATCCTCGGATTGTTCCGGATATATGATTGTGGTCTACGGCTAATTTTTTATGGTTTTGTGGTTTCAAACATATAGCACAGACACCATTTTGTTTGGAAAACATATTATCGTATTCCTCAATAGAAATACCAAACATATTCCTCAGATATTGGTTCCTTTTGGTTCTTTTGTATTTTGGAGTTTTTTCGTATTTCTGTTTATAGGCTTTATGTTGCGGAGTTTTAGAATATTCTTTGCTGTATTCTCGTTTACTATCGGAGTTATTATATTCTTTCCGACAAGAGATGCATCCATAATCTCTGGTATTTTTTAGAGTTGTTCCACAATTTTTACAAGGTTTTCCGTTGTAGGTTTTGGCGCCGGCGGCTTTGGCTTCTTTTCTGGACGAATAAATAGTTTCAGACATTCGCGGTACCTCCGTACCACATTGTTTAGAGGTCAAGTGATACGCAAATATCACTTGACCTCACATATATTTATACAACCTCTATTGACATTCCAAATAAAATGTGAGATACTTGGGAGTATGTTAAATTTGATGTATGTCGCCGGTACGCGTGCGAAAACCACGTTAGTTGATGTTATAGTTCCTATACCGTTAAGGAGATACAAATGATAGATGATTTAGAGAAGTTGAAATTGAAAATCCGGGCGATGGGAAAACCAAAATGATTCACGAAGTAGAATGGAAACGGTCACGCTGGCAAGATTTGATTCACCCCAAAGCGTGGAAATGTTTTGCGGATACTCATAAATCTAATCCGTGGGCAGGACCTTGGTATTGGCGAAGTGTTAAGATTCATTAAAGGACAAGCATTATGGCTGAAATTTCTGACGAACGGATTGATGAAATTCTTTATGCTCCTACTGAGGCCTGGATGTTGGTAGAGGATGTCCAGGTACTTGCTTCCTCAGTAAAGCAATATAGAGAGTTTATGGAGCGAGAAAGATTAAGATTGGAAAAGGCATTTCAGTCTCTAATCGGAAGAAGGATAAAATATGGCGATAATGGTACCCGATAAACGGATCGATGAAATTCTCCTTACACCTACTGAATTGTGGATGTTGGAGAAAGATGTCCGCTCACTTGCATTTGAAGTAAAACGTGATAGGAAGTTTATCCGTGAAATGTTGTTGGACGAAGCGTGCCGGACTACTGGTTTGTTTTCCAGCCGGCCGTCGGAGAATAAGGAGGAATAATATGGTACTACGCCAAGATCATGAAATTTTGTTCTGACTTTTCTTGGAATGTAATATATTACATATTGTTGCCATTTAAAGTGGTTACATTCTGGGGATCCATAGCTTGTATTGGCTGGTTCCTTTATGCTCTTGGTATATGGATTTGGCCGATCCTTTGGAGTTAATATGCAAAAAGAAATGACACTCTCCGAACATGCAGAAGCCTGGTGGAGTGACCAAGGTAATATAGTTCCGGAACCATATTCTGAAGAATGGGTGGCTATGTATGTGCAATGGCACACGTATGCCTTTAAGGATTTCCCAGATTAAGTCTTGACATCCATTAAAGTATTTGATACACTTGGGTATATGCGAGAAGAAATAACACCTGAAGAAATGGACTACTCTATCGAAAAAATTCGGGAAATGAGAAAGCGGTGGGGCTTTGACGGTTTCACGGCGGACACATGTGGAAACTGCAAAGCAACCGTTAATGTGCTGAATGACATGCCTGGATGGTCTTGCCCATGCGGACATTACAATGTCCAGAGTTGGAGTAGTTGTCGGATTCCGCATGATACACCCATGTATGGTCCAAGCCGAGCGAAAATTTTAATGGCATATGGTGAGGAAATTCCTGGGTTCCGTTTGTGATTTGAGGAGAAGACTATGATATCTATTAACATTACCGCCACCGTAGAATGTTCCGATTGTGCAATTGAAATGGAAGTGGAATTGACACGGCTGTTTTCCACTTCGAGCAATATGTGGGATGATCGGAATGTTGAGACTCAATTGGTGAAGGCTGGTTGGGAAGAAAGTGGGGATAGTTGGATTTGTGATTCTTGTGTCCGTTGTGGTGAGGAAGTCTGGGATGAGGATGAGGAAGAGTAAATGACATTCATGTTCTTTCTTTTGTGCTTTTATTTTGGATTTAATATGGGCGAGATTTGTGAGAGGAACAAATGAATATGACAGCATCATCCAAGGCACGTATTGAAGCGTGGTTTGACGAATTTATCCGATCTGATTATGTGACGGGACTAACATCAGATAAGGACTCGGATTTGATTAATCACAGGGAACGTGCGGAAAGATGTTATAATGCCGCGGAATGTGGCGCCGATGGAAAGACACCTGCCGATTATATTGAGGATTGGCGTGAAGCATTACGTGCAATAATAAATGGACGTCCAGGCCATTATGTACCTGGACGATTTTTGGATGCTGTGGAAGACCATATTGATTCGGTGGAATCACAGCATGAATTTCAAGGATCTTTATTTCAGGAGATTGGATAATATCCAGCCCTTCGGGGCTTGAGCGTGTTATGATAACACTTTCTTGAGTTCAGGTTCTCCAGACCCTCAATAATCGCGTAGGACCGCTCTAGGTTGCATTTGTTAATACGGGCTGTGGGGTGATAAGGGGTCTACTGGAGTAATGCAACCTAGAGCGGTCCTACGCGACCTTTGCGCATTTGAATTGTTTATGACGGGGCCTGTGGCCAGCAAATACTTCGGACATTGCAGATTGTGACAAATTATGGAGTTTACAAAATTGATTTAAGCCAGATATATTTTCTTGATGTCCATCTGGATTGGGTGGATTAACTACGGTATTTGTAATACGGTAAATATAATAAATATTGGTAGACATTTTGTGTTCCTTTGTAACACGGAATGTGGTATGTGGTTTATTAGTGTAAGCCACATACCTATTTATAGGAAAATAAAGAGGAACAAAATATGCAACCTACCAGTAGGGAAACGTTTATACAATACTGTAAAGCGAATTTAGGAGATGGAATTATACACATCGAACTAACAGACGCCCAGGCTAATAATTGTGTGGATGACGCGCTTACGATGTGGAGAGAATACAGTTATGAGGGAACGCAGCGGACGTACCTTAAGCACCAAGTGACGGCTCAAGATATGATTAACCACTGGATACCGTGTGACGATTCCATTATGTCAGTGGTAAGAATAATTCAATGCAACGAGGGAAATTTAAATATTTTTGATGTCCGGTATCAACTCCGTTACTGTGTAGCGGCTTAAGGAAGTAATTTCTTAAGCAAACTCCGTTAATTGCTGGAAACTCCTTTCATAGAGGACAATCAGCAGCCAAGCCAAGGAAACTCTTGGAAGGTTCAACGACTATGGCAATTGCCAGTAGGGTTCAAGTGGACTCGAAATGCGGAGCATCCAACAATCATTGGATGGTGATATAGTCTGATCTCCTAGGTAACTAGGAGAGGTTAAATGGCAACGATTTAACCGCAACATAAATGTTACAAGACTTTTATAATTTCTCTAACGTTTCCATAAATGTTTGTGGCTTTTTCGAGTAATCGGAAAATGAAAACTCTGTTAATTGCTGGAAACTCCTTTCATAAAGGACAATCAGCAGCCAAGCCAAGAAAGTAATTCTTGGAAGGTTCAACGACTAGGATTTAATCCGTAGGGAATAGTATTCCCGAAATGCAGAGCATCCAGATTTCCTGGATGGTGATATAGTCTGATCTCCTAGGTAACTAGGAGAGATTAAACGGTAACGGTTTAATCGTAACATAAATGGCAACATTACGTCATTACCATGGAGAAACTCCGGCTCATTGATTGGCTCATGAACCCGGAACCCACAATATCTTTTGAGCGTCTTGCCAATCGCATCTATGTTAATGCGGATTGGGGATACAGAGTAAAGCAAGGAGACTTCTTTGTATTCGAAGTATACCAATGGCTTGATGAACTTTCATATCCACGTATTTGGACAGATAGATGGTTAAAATCATATGCCACCTGTTTGATGCGGAGAAATTGGGGTTCTAATTTAAAGAAATTTAATGGTATCCAAACCCTTGGTGGTGTCCAATTAAACGGACAACAAATCTATGACGAAGCGATGGATGAAAAGAAAGATTTAGAAGATATCCTTTATCGTGATTATCAGATACCACCTAGATTGTTTATTGGCTAATATCTTCAGGACGGAATTAATTCCGTCCTGAAGAACCCGTTATCATAACGGTCGTTAATTGACATCCTCAATGTTCTTTGTTACCCTTGTTATATGATGAATAAATCACCCGAAACGAGAATTATTGCGGTCTCTCCAGGGCCACTTGGAAATTGGTCAAAAACTCGTAAGTTGTTTTGGAGTGGCGATCTTTTGCATATTGAGAGACCTGCCACACATCAAGAATTTATTAATTCGCATCGGATTGATCCGGAAACCATTTTTTTGGCCCTAAATCAATTTGATTATTATCTTGTCCACTATGTTGGCAGGATAGATATCGTTGAATGGTTAAAATTGCGTGATGTATCATGACGACCCAAGAACGCATTGCATCTAACAGAGCCATGGAGGCCCGGATAGCTCCTATACTCAAAGCTAAAGCGGCGAAGGAGAATTTTAATTGTATTAGGACAGAGGTAAAACGAGAAAAGCGTTTATCCCGAATTAATTTTTTGTCTTGACATCCGCAATGTTCTTTGCTATCATCATTACATGCTAAGCATTGACGCCGAGAAAATTGCCTGGGACCTGATACAACAATACGCTCCAGGCTGGTCATTTGAATTTGACCGAGGCACTCGCCGCTGCGGCTGTTGCAATTATCGGAAACTCCAGATATCGCTCAGCCTTCAATATGTCCAATTGAATTCCGAGGAATGTGTGCGGAATACCGTTCTGCATGAACTGGCTCACGCCCTTGCTGGATTTGCGGCACACCACGGACCTGATTGGCAATGGTGGTGCCGCAAGTTAGGTGCTCGTCCAGAACGCCTGAATACGGAAGCGGTGGTGATCTATAATGTATTCGCAGATTGCCAGTGTGGACCGAATACGCACAAGAAAATGCGGATGCCTAAGGGTACACGGATTTGCCTCAGATGCCGCCAAGAATTGACTTGGAGAAGGATATAATCATGATACAAGAACCGGTTGGTTATATTTTTACCACATGGGAACTTTCCACGTATGATGTTCTTGGGAACGCCCGTGATGGATATGAAGTGAATGATTTTTATGCTGTGCATGTAGTGGAAATTAATATTCCACAAACTAGATACAATACTGGAACGAAATATGAATTTCTTGGTGCAGCTCCTACTGACCGGCAAATTAAAAAAGCTTTTGGTCTCCGATGCCAAATTCGTACCGAAGGAGATGACATGCAAATTTTTGTGGAACGTGAACGTGATGGATATCCCATAGGACAAATGATTTGCATATCACATGAATCATTGAGTCCTGTCCGAAAGAAAAAGGCATAACATGCAGAGAAACCCAAATCGGTTAACTTCCAATCCTCTTAAGCTTCGTGAGGATATGGAATTTAAGGAAACTCACAAGACTCCAAACGGCCGGATTTTCAATTGTTGTAACAAAGTTGGTGCGCCAAACGGTTGCAAACATGGCCGTTATTTTCTTCCGAAAGCCAGGTGGGACAAGTCTCTCAGAGATCACCGGTAATCCTGGGCGGAAACGCCCAAGACATCGTTATCATAAGTGATTCCTATTTGACATCCATGATTTACTGTGCTATAGTATAACTATGAAAAGCTTACAACCTTTCAATAGTCAATATGACGCGATCCTGTGGTGTGTGGATAATGCGTGTGGTGAGTGTGTTGTCTTTCTTTCCGACTGGCGCCGGGCGGTTAGGCTAGCACCCATAGGCGGGAAATGGTATTGGGATTACGCGACATAGGAAAATCCGATGATTAATAATCCAGAACGACCCCAGGCCACAATGGACATCGGTGAGTTTATGCTTTCCGTTGATGACCGGAAAGTAAAGCCTTTCCATTGTGAGAATTGTGGTGATACCTACGAGCCATGTGAACACTGGTCACAGGAAGAGAAATACGACCTGGAACATCCTGAATTTGATTTTTATGTGGATCTTCAATATCCGGAAGAAGGAGAATGGTAAGAGCCATGACCTGTCTAATTTGTGGTCAAACAATCACGTTAACAGGCAACACCACCACTAACGGCCGAGCTATTGGTTCCTGCGGTGATGCTTTCCGGCATTTTTCCGCGCCGCGCGCCGGTGATGGTGCCACGATCAGTAGTGGTTCGGATGCCTATCCAGCAACCATAACGGAAATAAGTAAAGGTGGAAAGATAATCACATTACTCCATGATGACTTCAAAGTGGTTAGTGGTAGTGTTCTTGATGGATCGGCCGAATATGAGTTCCGACCAGGGCCGTCTAATGGCCGGCAAGATGTTGCAACCTGGCGAGAGAAGGAACAAGGTTATCGCCTACAAGGATGTAAACGTGGTTATGGATGGGTAACTATCGGCCGGCGAGTCAAGTATTACGATCCACATTTCTAAAGATTGGCACAAGTAGTTTATAGTAAAACGTCCACCACTTATTCGTGGAAGATACCCTGTAAAGGTCTTGTGCCATAGAAAGGGAGAGCCGATCACTCTCCCTTTCCGCGATTCCTACGTATTATGATAACGCTTTCTTGTTGACATCCACTATAGTATCTGTTATACTTTAAATATGAAACTTGATCGGCACGATAACCTGATCGTCCTCATCAACACATACAACGAGTCCAGTTCCCCGTCAGTTCCGCGAACCGATGATGAACACTCCATCGAACGCAGCCGCGCGAAGATCGCCCTGGGCTCGATTCGGCGCAACTACACAGAGGGTGTGGATTACAAAGAGCTTTCGAACGGCGCATTGTGGCCGGTTTCCGCACCTGCGGGAAAGGTGGCGTAAGATGCTACTATTAACTCCGGAAGTCAAGGAAGCCATCAGGGCGCATAATAACCGTGCTTCGGAACCATGCTACAACGAGCATTGGAACACGGCGAACCACACCGGCACAATGCGGGCACGGTACCTCGTAACGTGCGCCTTGACTCGGAAACACGGCATTTGTTGTGGTTCGATGAAAGTCCGGAAGGCAACGTCGGCGCTTGTCGTAGACTACTTAGTTGGCAATTCCAAGGATCGAGAATGGGCTTTTACTCGGGTGGAGGTGGCGTAAGATGCAAAACATACAACAGACGTGCGTGGAATGCAGTCATGTGGCAAACGTGCGGTCGGATTGAGCGTCCTGGGCGTGCATGAACTGCGGAAAGGTCCATAAGGTCGAGAAATTCCAGTGGGTTCGGATGGCGAGCGGGGATTCGGCATCGAGTTTGGCGATGTATGAGCGGGATATGAAGGCGTCCGGGTTGCCGGTAAAGGTCGAAAAAGACGTGACTGGCCGCTTTGTAATCTACCAGTACATCGAAAACAGGCTTCTTTGAATTGCAGACGGCGCAACCTTTGCGCCGTAATGCAGCGGGAATGGGCTTTTACTCGGGTGGAAGGAAACTAAAGGATAACCAAATGAAATCTCATATTACAATGGAACAAAAACTCTGTGGTGTCTGTGGAAAAGGTCACGACACCGGCATACTTTTGTTAGACCGCCAACTCCGGCAACGTTTTGAATCACACACATTGACTTTAGGTTGGAGTATGTGTCCAGAATGTCAGGAACATTATGATTCGGGGTATGTGGCGTTAGTAGGAGTGGACGAAACCAAATCAGGAAAGACTCCTAATGGAAATATCAAACCGGAAGAGGCATACCGGACCGGTGAAGTAGTATACCTGAAATTTGAGGCATTTGATCGGGTTATGGCCGTTTCTGGATTTAACCCTCACGGTAAACGGTATCCTATGATGTTCTGCGATCCGGAAGTAATTAAGGTCATAGTTGAAAGGAGTCAAAAATAAGATTTGACATCCCTACAACCGTGTGCTATTATTAAGCATACTCGAAGCGTTACAGGAGAAATAAACAATATGAAAACTTATGATTATTTTGGCAACCTCGATTCTCCCTGGACTAACGGAAAGGCAACCGGTATGTTCCAGAAGGAAAAGATTGATCCTACTCTTTTCAAGATTAATGCCATCAAGGCACTCCGCGAGTGGGGAGAAACCACTCTTACCGTTAACATCGGACTGAAAGAGGCGAAGGATTTTATCGAAGTCCTGATCGAACGCCAACGCAAGGAACGGCTTACGGAAACTGTCCGTAAAGCCTTGGTTGATTCGGGAGTTTCATTTATCGAGTATTCGGAAGTCAAGGACACGATTTGCTGGTAGTCCATCACAAGTTTGGGCCATTGCTGCCATTACACGACCACCGAGTCGGACGGCTGCCTTGGCCCAATTTCCATTTAAGGAAAGTATGGAACACAAGAAATAAGGAGAACGAAATTGTCCTACGTTGATCCAAACTACAAATCCAAGAAGGAATTCGTCGCGGCCGTAAAGGCTGGGACAAAACATCAAACCTACAACCCTTCCGGAATGTTTCCTACCACTCGGAATGGCTCGGATGTAATTGAAGGACCGCACTATCCTCAACCGCATAAGTGGTATGCTTCGGTCATTGTCCAGGATGGTGTGGTTGTGAAAGCCAAGTAAGGAGAATTAAATGAAATTTCTAATTGAGATCGTAGGCGATACACAACCGGAATTACTCCGTAGTCTGGAAGAATGTAGTAAAAGGCTCCGGTCAGGTGGATGTTATCTGTATCGTGGTTCTGTTACGATGGAGCCGTCCAGTTATATAACAGAAGATGAATTCCATCAGCAACACGCCGCATCGCATCCGCAACGAACAATGCCATGGATTGATTAAAAAGGAAAACATATGAAAGCATCATATGTTGAAATTAAGACAGTACACAAACAAAAAACTTGGGAGTTATTTATGGATCTATGATTCCCAATGGTGAGATTTTTACTGGGGTAATTGCCAATTGTGCCAATCGACTTTTTGTCAAACTGGAAAATATAATTTATCCTTTGGATAGGGAGGTTTATTCGGTTACAGCTAGGTGGACTGAACCGTGTATTAGGAGTTACAAACCGGTTAGAAGCCTTACCGTCACGGTAGAAACAGACTAACAAAAAAGGAAATGTGGATCCACATTTCCTTTATAAACTATTGTTATGATAACAATTTCTAGTTGACATCCAGGCTCGATAATGTTACATTGGTAACATGATGAAACACACGCCGAAGCAAGAAAAGAGATTTGCGGCCCTTGCCACCAAGATGGGCATTGATGTTGTGGATGCCGAAAGCATTTGCCGATGTGCCTCTGGTATTTGGGATTACATTGGCTTTGATTGCCTCGAAGCCAATGGAGGTAAGGACATGCGTCGATCCGAGGTCATTGAGGTTGTTATGGATGCAAGTCACATGACCACGGGTGATAGCAGGAAGCGGCTCACCGCGCCGGCCTTGGCACTTCTTCAGTCATATCAGCATTCCGATGACATCGCCGCACTCCTCAAGGAATTCGAATTCACCCACGCATTATACGGTATGTAAAAGGAAAACATCATGGAAAATAATTTTGACGCGAAAGAACTCAAGGACCTAGGTATTTTGCCAGTCGGAGAAACTGTCCACTTCAATATGCCATGTGGCACGTTCTTGTCTGTCTGCCGAGTCGACCGTGGATTCTTGGTTGCTGTGACCGATAAGGAAAACCTGGTACTCCCGGGAGTTTATAAGCCTCTATACGGAACTGGGTTTAAACAAAACGCCAAGCAGGTCAATTTGAATTTGATTGACATGTGGATCGAAACGTGGTCCGATGTGACCAACAATTTTGTGTTTTATGTGGAATGTAAGGCTATTCCGATGCTCCGGATGCTGTTGGCCCACATGTCCAAGAATCCGGATAGGGATCGTTTTTAAGAGAAACCACATGGTGGAAACGAGTCAGAGGTTCCCCAATGGGTGCGCTTCAAGACGTTGGTGTGATGGAACTAGATCGTCGGAGAGATCGTAGTATAGTATAACCATTATAAACCAACATACAATACCGGAGAGGTCTGCCTCTCCGGTATTTCCGGCCGCAAGAATACGTTATCATAACACAATCCACATTGACATCCATTATTCACTATGCTATACTTGTATTGTATGAAACAAAAAGACCCGTTATATGAAATTCTGATCCAGTTTGTGAGTCTGAACCTGAATACACTTACCGGATTGGAACAGAAGATTATGGACATTGCCTGCGTGCGTGGTGAGTATCTCATGCCGACCAATTGCCATGCAGAGTTTATGCCGCCGGTCAAAATTGATCCAATTTACAGGAGCAAAGCTCCATGCAAGAATTAAAAAAGCTTATGACACCACCAGTGCCGAAGCCTGTCCTTTATCTGGTCCATTTTTGCGACCAGTGCTATCTTTCCACCTGGGATGGCAAGAGTAGTCGGGATGATCTGCGTCCTTATTACCGGTCGGGGAATTCGGAACTCTGCGAGCGGGGTCCGACTCGGTTCGATACCGTGGAAGAAGCATACAAGTCAGTACGCCTTGATGGCGATCATTTTGAAATAAAGGAAAGGGTAAAGGTATGACAACGCAATATGGAGAGATTGTTTTTGATGAAAACGGCTACGCGGCGGGGGCTATTTGGATTCCTTCGTGCACGAAGCGGACATTGACTCAGAATTGGCGAGTAAAGTCTTTTACAAGCCGTCCTGGAGAGTCCAACACAACGTTGGTCAAGACTGAAAGCGAAGCACGGGAATCTGTCCTTGCCACTGGATGTTTCGAGGTTGAAAATGCCAATTAACACGCAAGATTACATAAACGCCACGTCCGGAATCGGTCCACTCGCAAAGGAGTGGACCGATAAGCCGCACAGGCTCGTATACGACCTAGTCCGGGAACTCCTTGCAGTCCAAAGGGTTCTCGATACACAAACTCCAAAGACAGTACTTGTATTTGGCGATTGCTCCAGCGGCCGCTTTTATTTGGTATTGAAAGACAGGAGTGACGGAAATGCGCGCATTTATTATCGTTCCGGTTCTCAGATATTACATGATACTTGGCCCACCTGGTTCTCTTCCAGAGAAGCGGCCGAGAAGGATATAAAAGACTCCGAGATCTTTGCGATCTAATAGACCATAGGCCAATATACCATACCATGTTGTTGGAAGAATAACCATATGGAGTTTCATATAACATGGTATGGTATACGAAAAGCGATATAACAATATCATTGTGCGTTGCAACGGATGTATTTGTTATTAGGAGAATAAATGAGAAAAGCCGATTCCGGTAGGCCTCACGGTAATTATGATGGTAAGGATAAAGAACAGTGTTGTTCCTGTGGTAAGGAGACCAACTATCTAATGGAAAATGGTGAATGTATGAGGTGTTGGAGTTCCTATGCAAGTATATTCCAATTCAGTGGAATAAAGGATAGTTATATTAAAAAGGAACAATGAGTTCTAGAGTTCTAGAGTTCTGGAGAGTTCCAAGCTGTGGCGGTATCTGTCCGTATCTGTCCTTCAAACCCACAATCCATCGGAGAAACACAAAGACCTCCGTGTCCTTGCAAGGCCTCATTATCATAACGGCCTCCGTATCCTCTGTTATCATAACGTCCTCTTCCATTTCATACTCACGTTATGATAAACGAATCTTGTTGACATCCACCCTACAATTTGATACACTTATGAATATGCAAGCACGCAAAAATTACGTACACTTCGAAGATCGGGTTGATTTGAAGGAGACTCCAAACAAGGATATTCCACTCAATCAGATGTTCGCCGGGTCCATCGGGTCCATCGGCTCCTATGAGGACCGGCTCTTTATCAAATTGGAAGCCGACGCCGGCCGTTCCTGGATCTATTGCGTCGATGCCCCGCTTGGCGCCACCGGCGAATACAGGACAGATCAACCGGACGTTACCAATTACAGGCCCGTGATTTCCCTGACCGCCAAGATTTGAAAGGCCTTGACATCCACCACAACGTGTGAGACAATATACCTATGATACTCACTATCAATGCAATGAAAGAAGCCGGCCGGGACATCGTTCTGGATGACCTGACCATCCGGGTGACAGATGTTCCGCTGGACCGGACCAGCGATGTGGAATACTATCGCAATAAGTATTTGACGCAGGTGGAGGAAGTGTCCAAAGTCAATGCCGAACTCCGCAGTGTCCAGGATATGCTGACCGCCGAACGGAACGCCAATGCCGGAACCGTATCGCTGGCCCTTGTCCGGGATTGGCTCAATACCGTCCGGGATGGCGCCGTGTATTCCGCGGTGGAACGGATCAACCTCATCAAGGCTGTCCGGTTGCTCACCTACATGGGCCTGAAAGAATCCAAGGATCTGGTGGAATCGTTTATTACCGTCAACTATAACCACTCCTAATCATCCATTCCGTACCGGAGGCCTCTCACGCAGGAGGCCTCCGGTTTCCTCTATTACCTACGTTATGATAACGCAAGCTTGGTTTCTGTTATGATAACGCGGCCTTCCACCATTATTTTCTTGCATTCCATAGAATACTCTGTTACCCTTATAACATGATGAAAAAGACGACCGACCCAGCCCTCAAAGCCGCGTTGAAGCTGATTGCCAAGGCCCTCACGGATGCAGAGCCGTATTCCGCCTACCGCATTCGGAACGTCCGCTACAACCTGCTACGGGCCCGTGGGATTGCAGCCAATCGGACTTACGAACGCACCAATCCGGAAATCGAGAAGTTCGTCCATGTCCGGCCCGTGACCGTTCGCCACATCAACCGCATGTCCTCCGGGAACAAGGGCCGCACGGCCTTGTCCATGGCGCTTGCTGCGTAGAGATCACACGGCATCACCGGGGTCCGTAGTGGACCCCGGCAACCCAGCGGCGTCAATTGGAGGTGCTATGCAAAGACTACGAATCAAGAAGGCCGTGCTAGTGTACCAAGCTGGCATAGCTAACGTGTTCACAGTACGGAGCTTTAATATGGCAGACTTTGGACGGGATGGCGAGCGCATTCTGCAAGGGGACTTTCGAACATGCGAATGTTTCGCCCGTGGTCTAGTGGCTGCCGGTGTCCATGTGACTAGCGCCCACTGCAACCAAGCGGGTGATATTGCTAGTGCGCACTGGCTTGAGGGCTTGGAGAGTGCCCCATTCTTTGAGTCAATGGTCCCAGTGTATGGGATGACAGACAGAGTTAAGTAGAGGCTCCAGCTAAGCGGCAGTCCGAGCTAAGATTCCTATGCGCCCAACACATCATATCCTTCATCCCGCTGTTGGATGCAATAAGTCAGGCGAGGTGCGTTATCCTCGCCTGACTTCCGTAATGGTAGAGCCATTTGGAAATAGTATGGTTCAGCTTACATTTCCTGGTGGTGAATCCATTGCAGTGTGGGATGCCGCCATTGCAGTAAAAGAACTAAGGAGAATCAAATGAAAGAACGATTACGGAAGATCCTACCGGATACACCTCTCCAAGGACCTGGTTGGTCCCTGAACTTCTGGCCTTTGATTGGATTGGTATCCATGGCCATTCCATGGGCCTTAACAATCTTGATAATTTTCCTTGTGTTGCATATCCTGGCCAATGTTCCATTCGTGGTTCTCTGATACCGTTTTGGTAATTATGAATTATTTCTGAGATAGTGAATGGCTTTTTCTAAGAGTTCAATACTATCATTGAAGCTTCCAAGTGCCATGTTACACTTCTGGCAAAGTAAAGAACGAATTTTTCCTGTGATGTGATCGTGGTCCACAGCTAGTTTTTTGACTTTTCCTTTCCATGTAACTGTTTCGAGATTTCCACAAATAGCACATAAAGAATTTTGTTTTTTCATTAGAGAGTCAAACTCAGTTGGGGAGATTCCAAAACGTCTTTGGCGGCCAAGTGCCACTGCACGACCAGGATGTTTTATGTTGTAACGATCTCTTCGTTCTTTTCCTAGTCTTTTTATGTTGGAGAGTTCTTCAAGTGTTATCATTCGTTATTCTATTTAGCGCATTTGGGAATCGCGAATAGCGAATGGAGTTTTATCCTCAAGGGCACGTTATTATAAGTGGTTCTTGCCTTTAAATGCGCGTTTAATGAGTGGGGCCCTTGTTACCCCCTTACCCCCGCTCACAAATGCAACCTACCCCTGTAGGATCGTCAAGAAACAGCTATTGACAAACGATCATGAACACTGTAATATGGTCCTATGATGAAAAACGTGATAGAACCGATGAGCCCCATGATAAAACAGTGCATTACTGTTAGCCGATCCTTTGTAAAGGAGAGTATCTGTCGGCTTTTGGTCCGCCTCCTTGGGCTTAAGCCGATACCTTATACTGCCTGGGAAGTTCTCGGTGAAGGTGGCCGGGATCATGAGTCTTTTAATAGGTCGCGCCAGGAGGAGAGTCTATGAGCCCCACAATGAAGAAACAGGATGCCTCCTCTGCCATCGCGTTGTCCTTGGCCGCGGAGGTAGTAGATCAAATAACAATCATCCTTTCCAGTGTTGATGATGCCATGTCATCCACAGATTTGGCAGCATCACACCCGGCCCGCATCAATTTGCTGGATATCAAGGCTGCGGCACTCAGGATATCGAGCCGTTGTAACCAGACCAATTCGGTGTTCCAGCGTACTGGTATCCGATTGGGCCGTGGTTCCTTCGATGCCATCTGCGATAACATGTATTAAAGCCTCCAATTGGAGGCCATACACCAGTTATGATAAGCGATTCTTGTTGACATCCACGATGAAGCGTTCGCCGACAGGTTTGGCTATCTCCGAGTTGTAGTTTGCTCCGTATCGGTCCAATAGCAGAGAGCCGGAGGCCTTGCAAGGCCTCCGGTTTTCCTCAAGGCCCGTGTTATCATAACAGAAGCTTGACACGATCCCAGCGATCCTCCAGAGGGGCCCTGCTACCCTATCAACCCTAGTGGCAGGATCGATCCTAGAGCGAACCTGCGCGATTATTTTGACAGTTGACAAAGGCCCCGCGACACTGCTATCATGAGGTTGTATGAAACCCAAGAAACTGAAATACTTCACAACCCGTAAGTATATGGGAGATGATGCCTACTCCTGGGCTGTGTTCCGCAAGGGTGTTAGCAACCCGATCTGTTCTGGCTGTTCCAAAAACGAGGCCCGGTACCATGCGGGAGAGATCGAGAAGAATTACATCCAGATGTTGACTGACCAGGGTGCCAAAGTATGACAATCACCGAACTGGCGTCCTCCGTTAACAAGGCAGTGTACTTTGTGGCCGGAGATCTCAAATTCACCTGCATGGTCACGGATGCCCGTATGTCATGGGGTAAGCCACAATTCCAGATCAGACCAGTGACCGGGTTGGGTACTCGGTGGGTCGAGTTCTCCTCAATCGAACCCGTCGAATCCATTCCACAGATCAAAAAACCCTTGACAACCGTTTCATACTCTGCTAAACTGGTCCTACGATGAAACGTGAAAGCTACCGACACACAACGAACGCCTATTATGAAAACCGGGCCGCAAGCCGACCCCGCCAAGTGTGGAAGAAAGCCAAGATAGATGGACAGCCCAGCCGGCGCTTTGCCGCAGCCAATGGTGAGATCGGCGCCATTCCGGTCCATGTGAATCCTCGGGTCGTGTAGTCCAACAAGTTTGGGGCCGATAACGCCGTGCCGTTGCCGCAAGAGCCGTCCACGGAAGGTCCGGCCCCAATTCGTACACCAATAAGGAGAATGTCATGAAGAATACAAACGATTTCGCCGTCAGGCGCGGCCGGACCTTCACCACGTTTTCGACTTCCATAGCCGCCGCGGCCTACCAGAATGTTACGCTCGGATAGGTCCTGATGGTCCGGACCGCATCGGGTTGGAAGAACCTGTTCTAGAAGTCCAAGTTTGTGGTTGCCGGGAGGTAGACATCCATAGTGAATGGAGGCTGGCTCTGAACCCCAGCCTCCATTTTCCGGTCTATAACTCACTTATCATAACGGGACCTTGGCGATCTAATAGCCAACGATCTAATAGCATGTATACTACTTGACAATCCATATACATTCTGATACACTTACCCTATGATCGACATGCAGAATTTCATGAAAAGGCCAGACTCCTTCGACATGAAGATTGCTATGGTCAATGGAAGTCCGGTCTGTATATTCCGGGATTGCCATTTGGACAAGCCAGGTATGGAGATGGTTTTCCCGAATGCTCCAGTTGTCACGTCTCCATTGGATGCCTGGGACCTGGCACTCCGTGAAGATGAGGATAAGTATTAGCCATGGAGCGAAAATACTATATTCCGTTTGTCATGGAGGTGACAGTGGTATCCAGGCCTCCAATGCCTTGGGCTTTGCTCTATGATGGAAAAGAATCCACCAATCTGGAAATCTTACCTGGAGGCCTGTTTCTAATAGGCCTATTGGTCTCCGTATGGATATCATCTCCATAAGGAGATGGAAGGATGCGTTATGATAAGAGTATCTAATAGAATGGAAGGATCTGTTATGGTAACAAATGGAACTAATAGCCACATGCTTTGCTTATGATAACGCGACCTTGAACCAAAGGAAACGCCCGGGCCTCGGAGGCCCGGGCGTCGGTCGGAGTGGATTACTCGGTGACGGTCAGGTCGGCGACGGTCTCGGGAGCAGGCCCCTCGATCAGCTTCGGTTCGGTATTGACGGGCGGAGCGGTGCGCTTGGACTTCGCTTCGCGCTTCGGTTTCGCTTCCTTCTTGGCTTTCGGCTCGACAACGGCGACGGCAGCCTTGGAGGCAGACGCGGCGAGCTTGAACACGGACAGGTTGTAGATGCCCGGGGTGTTTTTGACTTTCGCCGACAGGTTGCGCCCGATGAAATACGGCATATATTTCTTGCCCCGGAGGGACTGGTTGGCGGTGATCAATTGCTTGGAGGACAGCTTGGTCTCGCCCTTGTGGAACGCGATGATATCCTGAATGATCTTGAACTGGTCGGTGGATAGCGCGTACCCGCGGAATAGCGTGTGCGGAGTCCCCTTCTCAGTCGTCCCGTCGATAATCTTGAAAGACATGTGTTTAATTCTCCTCTGTTTTCGTTTGTACTGTTTCAGTACTCTATAAGTGTATCAAATGCGGGGACGTGGTCAAGCGTTTTTGGTAAGAAAAAGGCGAAGCCGAAGCGAAAGCCGCATTAAAGTATTTTAATGTTAAAAAGCTTGACATTCCATCGGTTCTATTGCGCAAGCTTGCGTTATCTGTTTCCTTTTCCAAGCTTGCGTTATCATAAGCGAAGCTTGCGCTGCCAAGGTCACGTTATCATAAGCGAAGCTTGGAACCAAAGGAAAGGGGGATCCTTTTGATCCCCCGATCCGTTTCTATTAGGTCAGGCGTCCTTGAGACCCCAATACCACTCCCGATCTATTAGTTCCTTGCGGAGTGTAACCAGCCGCGCTATTAGAGCGGCCCGCGTTTCAGGGTCCGTGACACTCTGCAAGCGGTACTCGGTCAGGCAGATATCGCTTTTGATCCCCGAGGTTCGAACCTCATTGATTGAATCCAAAAAACTCATGAGGCCCTCCTGATTACTGCGGGTTCTATTGACCGGACCAGAACTGCGGGTCCATGGATGGGCCGCGCGGGCAGGTGCACCCAGAAGCATAGCAGTACTATTAGAACCTGCACTTTTCACCTCCAAAGACCACTGATATTAGCAGCCCAATAGCCAACACACCAAGGACGAGGACTTGCGTATTCATTGGTTTCTCCCGACACTATCGTGTTTCGGCTGGGGACCACCCAGCCTCATCGGGGGAGGCGGCCCCTATCGGGCCGCTTCTAGCTGCGCTTTCGCCTTCGCTTCGATCATGCGGACTAGCTGTTTACGGTATTTCCCGATTGTTATCACGGGGGTCTTCCCGCGATGCCAAGGACGGCGGGCCTCTGCAAGCTGGTCTACTGAGAGGTGAGTCCCACTCATGATTTGACGCGCATATTGCCCGAATAGCTTAGCATCGGCTTGTTGCATTCCCTTGTCATTGTCATCGATAGTGACGCCCGCTGCGCGTTCTAGTTCAGTCTGGCGCTTGTAGAGTGCAACAATGCTTTGTTCGACCCACGAATCAGATGTTTCGAGCATATACAGGACCTTGTCGGGGGTCCAGTCTGTCAGTTTGTTGTAGTTGACGTACATTGTGTTCTCTCCTTACTCGCACACTTCAAGAGAATTGTCATTCAAAAATTCAATGACGTAACCGGCCAATGCGATATCATCGAGTACATTATCGGCTGTGTGTTCGAGCATGAATTGTTTCATGTGACTAGAACAATTCTAGCACAAGCTCGCGTTATGTCAACACATTTTTCACTTTATTTGACAAAGTGGAAAATAAAAGCGAACAAAAAGCGAAACTAGTGTTTGCTGCGATTTGTAGACGTTTTAACACGTATTTAAGCTTTTTGCGCTATGACGTACTAGCTCGTTCTGGGCGATCGATCCTAGACGTGTTTCTGCGCGATTAACGAGCATTTGTAGCAGCGTACGCGTACGTGTGTTTTGAGAGTCTGCAAGAGTATAGTATACACTTGTTACGGGGTGTATGGGGTGTATAATGGCAGTGTTATGCATATATTGCATTTTGCGATGTGGGGCGTTAACGGCATAATATGCATAATATACCCCCGTCAAATACGTCCTGGCGACTTTAGATACTATCAGTAAACTTCAAGTACAGTAGTACGTGTTATCGGACTTTCATATCCAAAAAATTTTTCTGGGTTTTAATCATCTATCGAGGCCTCGAATTAAGAACACTACAATAATTACAATAAAAAGTATTACCATAATTTTCTTATCTGAAAAATTTTTGGAACCAAAAAGCTCTAAAACAAGGCCAATATTTACCTTTACTACCTTTAAAGTCCCATCCAGGATTAATGGCAATCATTAACAATAAAGGTATACAATTTAAAATAAAAATAAAGTTTTTCATATTAGGAAAATAAAATTTTAATAATTGAGAGCACTATTATTAAAAAACACAATACAAATAAAATATCAAACATATATTCCATTAAAACCAGTTTGGAAATTTTTTTCCCAATATCGATTTTCTATTAGCTTTTTAGCATCACAGAAATAAGGACTGAGTTCCATACCAGATGCGTCGAACCAACACTCACCTAGATTCTGTATACCGAAACCACCCAACACATCGAATCAACTTCAACTCCATTTACTACAAAATAATTAATACCACCATCTGTTATCCATTCATAATTCATTTGCTTTACCTTTTCGTATCTTCATAATAGCATCAAGACAATAAAATAGCTATCATACAGAATCCTTTTAATATGTCATCGAATGCCATTCATCAATTTCCTGTAAAAGAGATGCAATCTTTCCAATCAAATCTCTACCTGTGTACTTACCAAGAATTTGGCGGCCGACTCGGCATACTCTTCTGGAATATCTACCCAGACAGTTCCATCTTTTAGAAACATCATAGAACACCAAAACTCGTACAACCAGTAGTACATAGATAACGTGGCCACTCTATCAATTCCATCTCGTCATCCGTCTTTTCTGAAATATCATCCGTACGATGGATTTCAACACAAGGTTCATCAGTTGTAAACGTAACCTCAATTTCTAGATCTCTTGCAGCGGCGTTTGCGCGCCGTAAAAATTCGTCATAACGTTCTTGTATGCTCATTATTCCTCCATTAATATGTCTAGTTGCCGAACCAAAAGGTCCTGAACCAGTTTCATGTCTTCTACAGCCTTCACTAATGTTTCAAATTCGGCCACGGTAATGAATTTACTCTTTCTATACTTTTCTGCACTATCAGTTTTGTCCTTTTCAAGTCTTTCATCTGCTATTTTCTGTAATCCGGGAGATAATGGACGCCAAAGTAACACCTTACTAAATTCTCCTGTAAACTTAATACCACTTACTGCACTCCATGACGTGTCCCATTTACCAATAACAAAGAGAGGATAATGTTGGTAATTCATTAATGATTCTACAAAATCAACATTCCATTCACGTATACCGGTAAATATATTTTCTCTACCAAACCGGTCTGGATATACAACAGTTGCTTCTGTACCATCCATCATTACTATTGTAAAATTCGTATCCATCATATTACCAACTCACCTGAAAAATCCATTCCGTATAAGCATCACGGCTATAGGCGAAACCGTCATCGACTGATCCGGAATAGGCATCATGGTAAATTACTTCTGTTGGAGATGTCCAAAATCCTCTTCCAACAAGAATATTTTTGACTAAATTGGAAGTAATTTGGGAAACAGTTGTTGAAATTTTACATGAACGTTTATTTTGATTAATCGCTTTTGGTAACCATTCATCGTTAAATTGTTTCGTTATAAAAATAACAGCATCTACTCTAATATATCTTTTGTGTTTTTCTTTTTCAATACGCTCTTTTTCGGCGGCAAGTTCTTTTTTATTTTTATTTTTCAAAGCCACTTTGTCAGATAATTCTTTCGCTTCTATTGCTGTCATGATCATATTAATCTCCTAATAAATCCTTTCAAAATAAATTTAGTTATTTTCTGAATTTCTTTGATGGTCATCATTTCAGACCTATTCTATCATAGACAAATACTGTTTGTCAATACAAAAGACCCATAAATATTAATATGATTTATGAACAACTGTGGTTACCATTTGATTTGCCACAAAGTGAGGCATTTCGAAAACAAGATAATGTTAGTACTCCTAAGGAGGTGATCTATTCTCTGGATGATATCCAGTATACGTGTCCGCGTAATGTAGAAACCACTTATAAGGAGGACAGGTGCTAGTAAGTTAAAAATGCTAAATAGTGTTGTATGTCCAAAGATATTGGAATACTAATTTAGAAAGGATCTAAATATGTTCAGGTTTCATATAAAGCAGTACGGCCTAAAAGGCGACGGTAGTGGACCCACAGGTACACTTCCTTATCAATTGATCTTGCGTGTTGTCGGAGTTACAGAAGCCAGTCCTAAAAATGTCTGGATGAAAGACTATGACACCGTTGCAGATGCAAAAGTCGGCGCGGCCGCATTATTTGCCACAGGCACAGTTACACCTTGGGTAGATAGTGGTAGTCCAGTTGTGGAAAGCCTAAGCGCAATTTTCACACCAACATTCTAATTGCTTCATAGGGGCGGCTAATTAACCGCCTCACCTCCCCCTCCCATAAGAACCTTTATTTTTCCTCATACGTATTAGTATGTCATTAGAAAGTCCTGGACAAAGTTCTTTTGGTTCTCCCCACCAGTCTGGAAGTAATGCTCTCTTATACCAATAATCTGTATTGTAAATATTAAAATTTGTCCGTAATCGATTTACAAAAGCATTATAATTGACCTGAATTTCATGTTTCTTAAACGGATGTAATCTATGTTTACAAACTGGTCCAATCATCCTATATCTAGAATCAAAAGAATATCCATTATCACGAGTATAATTTTCTTCCCAACAATATAGACATTCTCCAAATTTGGGATGTTTTGTATTAATCGGGCCCATACTTGACATATTAATATACCTGGTTAGTTATCAATGCTCGAATTGATTCGGCATTATGTGGCAAATCAATACTTAAATATTTCACTGCCGCTTTTTCTACTAATTCATACTGAATTTCTGGAAACAATGCAATAGACGATGACCGTGCAATTTCTTCGAGTTGGGCGGCCTCATTTAAAATCTTCCAATACTCTTTTTCATTTTTGGTTCGGTATTCAGTATTACTCTTTCCGAGTTGATAAAATTCAAAAGAAGTTGTAACAAACAATAAAAGTCCCCAAATGGGTGTCAACATACCAACTTGAACGGCCGACCAGATAACTACAATCGCTAGTAAAATACCAGATAATAGTGTAAGTCTAAATTTAAACATCTTTAATCTCCTTCTTCAATTGTGCGTTCAATGTCCTCTTCTAGAATTTCATGGTATCTCTCCAAAGTCACTTCGTATTCTTGGAGAAGATCATTTAGACTATGATTGAACAAATCAATATTATCTTCGGAAAAATTATCATCCATCAAATTATAAAGATATTCAATTTCTTTTATTAGACAGCTTTCATTAAAGATTTCAAAAAATGTATCTTCAAACATTAAATTTTCCTAAAATTATATACCATTCCGTGTCCATCAGCAGATTGCATGGTACTCATATCAATTTTAATATATCCTAGATTCTTGGGTTTGGGAGTCTTTGGAAGTTTTACTTTCTTCGTAACCTTCTTTTTATTCAAGACTTTTTCGATTTTTTTGGTTGTTTTTGACATTACAAATCAATTGTATCATATTCGTGAATGGATGTCAACCCTAAATATTTGTGAGTTTTCTTTTATGTTTTTAGACAATAAATATACCAAAACCTATTACCGAATCATACATCGTGCCAAAGCCAGGACTAAACCTGAAGGATATACCGAGAAACACCATATCATTCCAAAATGTAAACCTTTATGTGGTCCTAATACTCGGGAGAATTTAGTAGCACTTACATTTAAGGAGCACTGGGTTTGCCACCATTTATTGCTTAAGATGGTTGAAGGAATTCTAAAATCTAAAATGTATTGTGCTTTTAAACGTATGGGTCAAACTAATGGAAAACAAGATAAAGTAATAAATTCCAAAATGTTTGAGAGAATAAAAACCGCAAATAGAGCATTATGTTCTGGTAAAAATAATCCTAGATATGGCAAACATCACTCAGAAGAATCGAAACGAAAAATTAGTGAATCTAATAAAGGGAATAAACCTACAGAAGAACAGAGAAAAAAATTAATAGAATCCCATAAAGGTTATGTTCCGTCAGAAGAATCAAAACGAAAAAATAGTGAATCTAATAAAGGCAAACATAATATAAAACGAACTGAAGAAGGCAAAAGGAATATGTCTTTAGCTCATAAAGGTCTAGATAATCATCAAACTGGAAGAAAACGCTCAGAAGAAACTAAACAAAAATTAATTTTAGCTTGGAAAAAAAGAAAATTAAAAGGAGAAATTCCTTGGAATAAAGGTGGTAAAAATCTATATTCGGATGAAATCCGAAAGAAAATGTCCGATTCGCATAAAGGAAAAAAATTATCGGAAGAACAAAAAAAGAAAATATCATTATCTTTATTAGGAAATAAAAGAGCTTTATCCCAGGAAAATAAGAATAAATTATGCTAAATCAAAATTTTAATTTCCAAACTAGATTTTCTGAACAAGATCTCTATGAAAATTTAATTATTGAGAGTGTACAAACATATGGAATGGATATACAATATTGTCCCAAAACTCTCGTTAATTTTGATGCTCTACTGGGTGAGGATAACCAGCGAGCCTTTTTAAAATCCATCACTATAGAAGCTTACCAGGAAAATTTAGATGGATTTTTTGGCGATAAGAATTTCTTAAATAAACTAGGCCTCAACATTGACAAGGAAGCATCTTTTATTATTGCAAAACGCCGGTTTGATGAAGTTGTTCTTGGATTAAATTGGCGGGATTTTTGGAAAGAAACAAATACCTATTCAGTTAATGATGCTGTTCATTATCAAGGTAAGGTGTATACTAATATTTCCGCGGTCCACAACTTACAATTTACTTTAAGTGGTGTTTCTGGTATTTTTACTCAATTCGATCCTATTATAGGGTTGACTAGCGGTGCAACCGGTTTAGTTAGTAGTTTCGATCCACTAACAAATATTCTAATATTGACTGACGTGGTAGGAACTTTTGTTGTTTCTGAAACAATAAACGATACATTTGGAAGTTTTCCTTCTCCAGAATCAATTATAACAGACAGTTCGATTAATTTTATATTTCCTGGTACAGGAATAATAAATACAATCACAACCGGAACAAATATTTCACCTTTGAGCGATACAACACATTGGAAAGTAATGCAACAGGTTCGTCCAATGGAAGGTGATTTGATTTATTTACCTATCACTGGAGATATATTTGAAATTTTATTTGCAGATCATGAAGAAGTATTTTATCAATTAGGTAAAATATATGTTTGGAAAATTACCGCAGAGAAATTCCGTTATTCACATGAAACTCTTGATACTGGTATTGATGCGATAGATGAAATAGCTACTCAATTAGAAAATGATGATAGTCTTATTAACGATCCTCTCGCGGACAATGATAATATTAGTGATTCTGTTGAAGCCTTTCTGAATTTGGACAATAATCGACCCTTTTAAAGGAAATATATGCTAGGTCAAAATATCTGGAACTTTCATACTATTGAGCGTATCACACGCGCATTCGGATATATTTTTGAAGATATTTCTATTCAAAGAATTAATCCTACAACATCTGCGGTACAGACCATAAAAATTCCTATAAGCCTGGCATCAAAAGATAAATGGGTAATACGAGCGGCCGAGGATCCTTCGGCCGGTGACGAAACCAAACAACGTCATGTACAAATTGTCCTTCCAAGGTTGGCATACGATTTGACAAATATTCGGTATGATTCTAAACGAAAATTATCTACTATCAATTATCGTGCAAACTTATCAGGTGACGGCATCTTATCTCCGATGTTCCAATTAAATCCGGTACCGATGATTTTTGATTTTTCTTTGTATATGCAAGCTAGAACTTTAAGCGATTCGTATGCCATTCTTGAACAAATTCTAGCATTTTTCCGGCCAGATTATACAGTTCCCATTATGGATATTCCCGAGATGAATATCAAACGTGATATCATTATAACATTAATGAATCAATCTCATAGTGATTCATATGAAGGATCATTTTTCGATAAAAGAGTTATTGAATGGCAATTAGATTTTCAAGCACAAGGTCATATTTATCCTCCGGTAAAGACTAAACCGCTTATCAATACTGCTACCATTACAGATGGATATGGGGATACACTTCTTACTGTTACCAATGCAACTCTTCCAATAAATTATACTTATTATGTTGATCCTCTGACAGGAAATGACTCTAATTCAGGTTTATCTATTGATAGTGCGTGGGCCACAACAACACCAGCAGATGCAGTTACTTTAACAATATCTCAGTCAATAGGGTATAAACTTAATGGTGTATGGTACTTATATCGAGCACTAGGAATGACAGCCGATTTAAATTTATTAAGTGCTGATATTGTGTCGGTACCATAAAATAGTTTCTAAATGTTCTAAATATTACTATGGCACAACGTGGAAGACCAAAAAAACAACCTATAGACCAACGGATCTCTTCGAGTTTAGATATTGCTCAAAAAGAAGTGGATTCACTATTACCTGCTGTTATACAAAATGAAATCATTCCTAAAATTGAATCACCAGAAGTTTTAAAAGCTAATCTTCCCATTCTTTCACAAGATGTATTTGATGATTATGAATTTGCAAGGAATAATCTACATAGTCTTTTAGAACGCGGGAATACTATATTAGATGGAATTGTCGCATTATCTGAAGATAGCGATCAACCCCGAACTTTTGAAGTTGCTGGTAATGTCCTTAAAGTATTATTAGAAGGAACCAGAGAACTTATGACACTTCAAAAGGATATTAGAGAGGTTGAAAAGAAAAGTAATAGTGAAATGTCTACTCCTGTAAATATTGAAAATGCCACAGGAGTAACAAACAACACCATGGTTATTGAAGGAACTACACTTGAAATGCTAGAAATGCTCCAAAAAATGAAACAACAGAAATTAGAACAACAAAATAAAGATTAGAGTGATATGAATTCCTACCTCGGCAATCCGGCATTAAAAGACGCTAACGTAAAGGTGGTTTGGACTCCTAAACGTTTAGAAGAACTCCAAAAGTGTCAAGAGGATCCGGTTTACTTCATTACTCATTATATTCAGGTAGTAACATTAGATGAAGGTGTTACTAATTTCAAATTGTGGGATTTTCAAGCTAAATTAATTAAGAATGTACACGAAAATCGGTATGTTATTACCGTTATGCCGAGACAGTCTGGGAAATCAACAACCATGATTGCCTACTTTCTTCATTTTATTTTATTCAACAAGTATAAAAGTGTTGCAATTCTTGCCAATAAACGCGATACTGCGGTTGAATTGTTGTCACGTCTTCAACTTGCTTTCGAATTATTACCGATGTGGCTTCAACAAGGTGTTAAAGTTTGGAATAAAACGAGGATTGAACTTGAAAATGGTTGTATTATAACGGCTCATGCTACATCAAGCGCATCAGTTCGTGGACAGACATACAATATCATTTTCTTAGATGAATTCGCACATATTGATCCTAAATTGGCAGATAAGTTCTGGACTTCGACTTACCCCGTAATTTCTTCTGGTAAAACGTCAAAGGTTATTATTGTTTCAACGCCCAATGGAATGAATTTATTTTACGAGATGTGGGTGAAAGCAAATTTAGCTCACGATCATAAAGATTGGAATCAATTCATACCTCTTGAAGTTCATTATACTGAGGTACCCGGGAGAGAAGATCATGCCTGGGCAGATAAAATTATTTCTATAATTGGACAGGACCGATTCGATCAGGAATTTGGTCCGTGCGTACTAAAAACCCCTATATACTTATATGATACCATTTTACAAAAATGTGTTATAATACCTATAGGACAATTATATGAAAGATTATGCGAACCTGAATTACTGGATAAATGAACGTGGTTTAAATGAAACTGAAGCCCAACAACGAATAGAACAATATTTACAACGCCAACATGATTCTGCAATACTTAATTCCGAAGACTTTTGGATTAACAAAAGAAATTTTAGAAAACGATTATAAAGAACTAAAATCTAAATACCAAGTTAAATTAAAATATGGAATTTCATTACATGTAATACAGAGATGGTTTAAAGAATTTGGAATAGAAACTACCTATTACAAGAAAATTGATAAAGTAAAAATGAAGGAACTTTGTATTTCCGGAGAACCTGTTATTTATGCCGCAGACCAATTAGGTTGTCCAATTCATTATTATACAACAGAACGCAATAGATTAGGTTGGGTTTCAGAGCCAAAATTATTTGATTTTGAAACAACCAAAAAATTATGTGAAGAAATTGTAGGAATTTATTCGCAAGGAATAGACAAGGCTTTTCTTGCCGATCCAAATTTAAGACACAGTGTAGAACATTACACTAAAGACCATTTTTTGGAATCGGATAAATTTACCGAAAGAGTATATCGAATAATACATAATTATAAACCAGATCAAAAAGATAAATGTAAAGTTACTGATGAACCTTTAAAATTCTATACAATCGTAAAAGGATATGGAGAATCTGAATTAAAAATTTCTAAACGAGGATCATTATATTGTAAGTCTGCTGTTTCACAAAAAATGTTCAATGAAATTCACAAAAAACTTCCAAAAAAATTGCAAAAGAAGTGTAAGTTTTCTTCATTGAATAAAGAAGGACAAGTAAAAATAAATAAAAAAGATCAAAAACTTCCAGGAATGAATAAATTTCATTATCAATTAGATTTTTGTCTTGATAAACATAATATTGAATTTGATGGAACTTATTGGCACTCCAACCGAAAAAACCAAGATAGTACAAGAGATAAATACTTACAAGGAAAAGGATATAAAATTCTTAGGATTACAGAATCCGAATATAATAAATACCCAAAAATTACCGTACAAAAATGTCTACAATTCTTGAAGGACTCCAACAAAATAACGGCCGCTACAAAATCTTAACACCAAATGGATATGAAGATTTTTCTGGTATAAGAAAATTAAAAAAAGATAAAGTTATTCATATCACTTTCATGGATGGTAGTTCAATTTCTTCCGCAGAAAATCATATTTTTGTACTTTGGAATACAAAACTCATTTTTGCTGGAACATTAAAAGTTGGAGATGCTTTATACGCCAAAGATAGTATTCAATATATTTCCTCTATTGTTATCGAAGAAAAAGAAACTGATTTTTATTGTGTTGTGAATTCTGGAAAAGATCAAGTTTATTTTAATGGAGAAAACAAAGTACTTTCCCACAATTGTGAGTTCCTTGGTTCTGGAGCTACATTAATTAATGGAAGATTTTTAAAAGCGATGGTTATTCTACCTCCAAAATATTCACAAAATGGTTTGGATGTATATAAAGATCCCGGAAGAACTTTAAATGAACCTCGAATTTATGTTATTGCAGTTGATACCGCAAGAGGTAGACAACTGGATTATTCAGCATTTACTATCATCGACGTGACGGAATCTCCTTATGAAGTAGTGGCTAAATATAGAAGTAATACCATTCCACCTGTTTTATTTGCTGATGTAATTGTTCCAATTGCTCAAAAATATAATAATGCTTATATTATGATGGAAAATGATGGACCGGGATATCAAGTAGCAGATGATTTACATCACATACATGAATATCCTAATATTTTAATGGTTGCAACAAAAGGTCGGTCAGGACAAATATTAGCAACTGGATTTGGAAATACAGGTAAGAATGTTCAACGTGGTGTTAAAATGAGTACTCCGGTCCGTCGGACTGGTTGTACCAATTTAAAAACACTTATCGAAACAAAACGATTAATTATCTATGATAATGACATAAAAGGTGAATTAGCCTCATTCGAATTGAAAGGTGATAAGTATCAGGCAGCCGAAAATCATCATGACGATTTGGTAATGACTCTGGTAACTTTTAGTTGGCTGACAACCCAAAAGCATTTTAGAGATATGGTTGAGGCCGCATTACGTGAAGATTTACAAGAAGAATATACCCCGCAATTTGACCACGATTTAACCCCTTATGGATGGATTGAAACACACCATGATGTTGAAGAAGTTATACTTACCGACAGAGATATTTGGAAAAGTGCTCAAAACGATGTTTGGGAACATTATGCCGAACAAGAACGGATAAAAGCTACCATTGATATGGTGAAATTAAAGCGATTGCAAGAAGTTGGTTGGGGTTAAATGAAATTTCAAAAATTGTGGAAATATAAATATCTTCGAAGCAAAGATTAAGAAATAATCAAAGTTAGAGATTATAAAATAAGGAGATACATAAATGGCATTTCAATTATTGAGTCCGGGTGTTCAAACCACCGAAATTGATCTATCAACCGTTGTGACCAGTCTTGCCACAACTGGTGGTGTTATTGCCGGTCCTCTACCATGGGGCCCAGGTGGTGTAAAAACATTAGTTGATAGTGAAATTACCTTGGTTAATACTTTCGGAAAACCTGATAATGATTCCGCCAATGTTTTTTTCTCAGCAGCTTCGTTTTTGCAATATGGAAATAACTTAAATGTTGTCCGTGTATTGCCAAAGAATGCTCGAAATGCTGCGGAAATTAACGATGGCGTAACATTCATCACAATTACAGTTCCTGGTGTGGGATACGTACACACACCAACATTAACATTTTCTAGTGGTTCAGCAACCGCAACCGCCTCGGTAGCAAATGGTGAAATCGTTGCGGTAACGGTCACTGCTCCTGGTTCGGGATATTCAGTAGAACATCCTCCAACTATTACAGTCACACCTAATGGTGGAGATACAATTACACAAGCGGCGAGTTTGACGCCAAGAGTTGGCGTACAAATCGCAAATGATACAGATTATACCTTCAATTATGCTGGTGGTACTGAAGGTGTTGGACAATTTGCTGCCAAATATGCTGGTGAATTAGGAAATGGATTACAAGTTTTTATTTGTGACAATCCTAGTCAGTATGCTTCGTGGACTTATAAAAATCAATTTACTAGTGCTCCGGGAACATCAGATTATGTTGCTAATTTGGGTGGTAGTAATGATGAACTTCATATCGTAGTAGTTGATACGGTTGGTATCATTACCGGTACTGCTGGTGATGTTGTTGAAAAATTCGGTTTTGTGTCTAAAGCATCAGATGCCAAGAATGCACAAGGACAAAGTATTTATTATCCGCAGGTGCTAACAACCCAATCTCAATGGATTCGATGGATGAATTTTCCTTCAACTGTTTATAATTGGGGAACACCTTCAAGAAATACAGTATATGATGGTTACTTCGTGAATGGTGCGGCCGCGTATTTAACTGTTGGCGCGACAAATTCAGGTATTCGTTATGCCTCTAAAGTTCCTGGAACTGGTGGAAATGCGATTACAGTTCAATATACAAATCCTGGAGTAAACAGTGCATTATCAGTTGCCGTTAATGGTACAGCAATCAATGTGACTTTAGCATATGCAACTGGTGCAGTTACTTCAACTGCAAAAAACGTGCGTGATGCTATTTTAGCCTATCCTGCTGCCGCAGCTTTAGTTTCTGCTGAGTATGTGGTTGGTGGAAATGGTGCAGATCTTGTTGTTGCTTCTGGACCAACCAATTTGACCGGCGGTGTCAATGGTCCTGGAAATAAAGCAGTTCTTGACGTTTTTAGTGGAAATAAAGGAATAACATACACCGCAGTTAATTATGGTGCGAATGGTAACCTTGTCACTATAACCTATACTGATCCGGGTGGGGTCTCTGCAACACTAGGAGTGACCGTAACTGGAACAGCAATTAATGTAAATTTGGGCCGCGCTACGAGTGCAATTAATACAACGGCTGCTAATTTACAGACTCTATTAGCTGCCACTCCTGCTGTAACAGCTTTAGTAACAGCAACTCTTAATGGTGATGGTTCGTCATTATTGACAGCATCTAGTACAACTCCATTAGCAAATGGTGCCGATCCTGCCGTATATTCTGTATTGTTAGAGGGTGGACAATCTGTAGGATCTGAAGTAACTGATGGTGAAATTATCCTTGGTTATGACAAGTTCTTAGATGAAGAATTCCAATTTGCATTATTGATTACGGCAGACCATAGTCCTACTGTTGTTCAGTATTGTATTTCTAATATCTCCGAATTTCGTAGAGATAACGTAACTTTCATTTCGCCACAGTATTCGTCTGTTGTGAACAATATTGGTAATGAATCAACAGATGTTATCACTGATCGTAATGTTTATGGCAGTTCAAGTTATGCCTTTATGGATGGCAATTGGCTTCAAATTTACGATAAATATAATGATTTGTACCGTTGGGTTCCAGCAAATGGTAGTGTAGCTGGACTCTGCGTGCGAACTGATTATACACGCGATCCATGGTTCTCACCTGCTGGTTTGAATAGAGGAAACATCAAGAATGTGACCGGTTTGGCGTGGAATCCTCGCCAAGCATACCGCGATGTACTATATCAAGCGGGCGTAAACCCAATTGTTTCCTTCCCTGGTCAAGGTGCTGTATTATTTGGCGATAAGACCATGCAAGTGAAACCATCAGCATTTGACCGTATTAACGTTCGTAGGTTATTCATTGTAATTGAACAAGCAATTGCCAAAGCAGCAAAATATGTTTTGTTCGAATTCAACGATGATGTTACCAGAACGCAGTTCCGTGGTTTGATCGATCCATTCTTACGAGATATTCAAGGCCGTCGTGGTCTTTATGCTTATAAGATCGTTTGTGATTCTTCAAATAATACACCACAAATGATTGATACAAATCGATTCCAAGGTGATATTTATTTGCAGCCAGCGAGATCGATTAACTTTATTCAATTGAATTTCATCGCCACGCGTACAGGTGTTGATTTCAATACTATTGTCGGACAATTCTAAAAGTAAGGAGAATATTTAATGCCAAGAAGTATTACGGGGTTTCGCTCGCAATTAGTTGGAAGCGGCGCAAGACCTAATTTATTCCAAATTTCCATGACCTTTCCCTTGCTTGTTCCGATTGCTTCGGCAGCCGGGTTAGTCACATTCATGGCAGAATCTACATCGATTCCAGCAGATAAATTAGGTGAAATCGAAGTTCCCTACATGGGACGTAAGATTTATTACCCAGGTGATCGTGAATTTGATCCTTGGACAATTACAGTAATGAATGATGAAAACTTTGCTATCCGCGATGCATTCGAATTATGGATGTCATCCCTGAATCAACACGAAGGTAATATCCGAGATTCAGCCGCGGCCGTTCCTGCGGGATATACAACCAATGCGATTGTGCAACAGTTCTCTAAGTTAGATTTACCACCATTAAAGCAATATGAGATGGTGTCTTTCTTCCCAACAGAATTGGGTGCAATTGAATTGGATTGGGGAACAAACAACACCATTGAGAAATTTCAAGTAACTCTGCGTTATCAGTGGTGGAATGCTATTGGGCAATTTGGTCCTACAACTGATGGTGGGGCCGGAATATCATTGAATCCATAATCCAAAACTCATATAAATATTATCGCGCAATGAGGAGCTTCGGCTCCTCTATTCGCGGTTAGGAATATAATGGAATATTATACGTATATTTGGTATCGAACAGATAAAGAAAAACCTGAACCATTTTATGTTGGAAAAGGTAAAGGAAAGAGATTCGAGAAATACCACAATAAACATTTTGACAATATTGTGAAGAAACATGAAAAATTAGGAATTAAACCTCTTGTAGGTTTTTATTATAAAGGTCCGTCGGAAGAAATGGCATATAAAAACGAAATGGCATTAATTGCAAAATTCGGAAGAAAATGTTTGGGTACTGGGCCTTTAATTAATTTAACTGAAGGAGGAGAAGGTGGTTGTCCTTCAGGTGATCAACATTGGAATTATGGTAAAAAAGCTTCTAAGGAAATGCGAAAAAAATTAAGTTTGGCGCATCTAGGTATTAAACCTTCTGAAGATTCAAAGAAAAAGAATAGTGAATCTAATAAAGGCAAACATAATTTTAAACACACTAAAGAATCTATAGAAAAAATGAGCCGAAACCGAAAGGGTATTGAAGCTTGGAATAAAGGTAAAACCTCTGAAGTTATTTCTAATGTTAAATCTCAAAATTGGGTAGTTATTTTTCCTGATAGTCACGAAGAACAAATTAAAAATCTAACAAAATTTTGTAAAGAATATAAATTAAATCAAGGAAAAATGAGTTCAGTTGCTTCAGGAAAAAGAAAGCAACATAAAGGATTTAAATGCAAAAAACTTGAGGTGATCGATGCCTAATAAATTTTTAACTGAGGCCTTTAAATTACTCGGGTTCCAAATAGGCGATAAGGATCCTGTCCAAAAGTTTAAATCATTTGCCATACCTGCTAATCTCGATGGTGCAAGTCAGATTGCATCCGGCGGAATTTATGGAACTTATGTGGATTTAGAGGGCACGGCAAAGAATGAAGCTGAACTTATTACCAGATACCGTGATATGGCAATGCAGCCTGAATGCGAACAGGCTATTGAAGATATCATAACTGATGCCATCGTACAAGAAGATAATCGTCCAGCAGTCCAAGTAAACCTCGAACAACTTGATGAACCTGAATCCATTAAAACCGACATTCGGGAATCTTTTGATGAAATTCAAAAACTTTTAAATTTTTCTGAAGATGCAATGGAAATATTTCGGCGCTGGTATGTTGATGGACGATTATTCTACCATATTATGGTAGATGAAGAATCTCCGAGCGACGGTATTAAAGAACTTCGTTATTTAGATCCTCGTAGAGTCCGTAAAATTCGAGAAATTAAAAAGAAACTTGGAGAAGGTGGTGTTGAAGTTATTGATGCCATTCTCGAATATTATCTCTACAATGAACGTGGAATTGTAAACGTAGAATCCACAACAGCCGTTGGTGTTAAAATTGCACCAGATTCTATTTGCTATGTACATTCTGGACAAATTGATAGTACAAGAAATATGGTTGTTAGCTACTTACACAAAGCTATTAAACCCCTAAATCAATTACGTGCGATGGAAGATGCTCATGTAATTTATCGTCTTAGCCGTGCCGCAGAACGCCGCGTATTTTATATCGATGTTGGTAATATGCCAACCAATCGCGCGGAACAATATATTAAAATGATTATGAATGATTTTAGAAATAAACTCGTTTATGATTCAAATACTGGTGAAGTTCGAGACGATAAGAAATTCCTTTCAATGCAAGAGGACTTTTTCCTACCAAGACGTGAAGGTGGCAAAGGAACTGAAGTAACAACATTACCAGCCGGAACAAATCTCGGCCAAATTGAAGATATTATGTACTTCCAAGAACGGTTGTACAAAGCGTTGCATGTTCCGACATCAAGATTAAAATCTGATGGTGGTCTTGGTATGGGTCGAGAAGCTGAAATTTCACGCGACGAAGTTAAATTCTCCAGATTTATTACAAAACTTCGTAAGAGATTTGACCACGTATTCAAAGAATTATTGAAGATTCAGTTGATATTGAAACAAGTAATCGTCCTTGATGATTGGGATAGATTCCGTGAAAATATAACATTTGATTATGCCAAAGATTCAGTATTTACGGAAGCCAAACAACAACAAATTTGGATGACTCGTTTGCAATTATTGCAGATGTTTGATCCAAATACTGAACCTGTGGGAACTTATGTTTCTAGAGAATGGGTAAAGAAAAATGTGCTTTCTCAAACTGACGAAGAAATTGAATTGATGGAAAAGCAAATGAAAGTAGAAGCCCCCGCAATCGAGGATGAAAAAGAAAAAGCCGCGGCTCTAGAAACCGGCACATTCTTTGAACCACCTGAACCAAAAAAGAAATCAGGAGATAAAAAATAATGCCTATTAAAGTTTATGGAGCTACCGCAGCGCACGTTTTAAAAAATCAGCCTGTGAGGCCCACACCAATACCTAAAGTACCAGCATTAAAGGCTGGAATTGTAGAATTGAAACAAGAAATTGAAATCCCAGTTTTGGAGTCTGAAAATGTCAAACCAAAGAGTAAATAAAATTGTTCTATCTTGTGAAAGTAGAGATCCAGAACAATTAGTAAAATCTGTAAATTTAGCATTAACTGAAAAAGTTATTGGCGCTTTACAGAATAAAAAAGCTACTATTGGTAAAAGTTTATTGGAGCATACAGGCTGCAAATCGGAAACTGATAATTACGAATCTTATGAGCCTAAGGTCCAAGAAGCTATAGACTATGTTGTAGAAAGTATTCTAGAAAGTGAATTGGAATTAGAAAATACTATCTGTATAGCCTCAAAGCAATATGCCGTTAAAGAAGAATCATTACGAGAATATTTTGATAGTTTATTAGAATCTGGAAGAACAGAGACACAAGTAGTTAGTACATCTTCCGACGACCACGATGAAAAAGGTGGAGTGAGAGATGACGAAGACACAAACAAACGTGTCCGATATGAATCGGCTACTCTCACATTTAAAGATGGCAAAACAATGGTAATTAAAGAAGGATTTTGGGAAAATAATATTGATCCAGTAATGCAACAATTATCAAAAGAAAATAAAAATTCTCTTATGGCATTATTGACTAGTAATAAAGCTGGTTTTATGAAAGCTGTAGAATACTGTCATAAAGTTGCTTTAGTATAAATATAAATGGAGACACCATGCCACTAAGAAATATTGTCAATGCTATCGAACATAAGCAATCTTTACAGGCCACAGAACTTTTAGAAAAAACTCTTTATATTAAAGCTGGTGTTTTTCTTGAAGAAAAGAAAAAACAAGTGGCCGCCAAAACTTGGCCTGCTCATAATATTAATGAATCTTCCGATAAATTAAAAACAAAAGCCGAACGCCGTAAAGAATTTGCAGAAAAATTAAAAAAGAAAACAAAGAAGTAAATCTATGACAACATTCAATGGCGAAAAAGCAGAAATACTAATCGAATCTTGTGAAAATTTCAATTTTTTAACTGAAGAGTTAAATGGTAAGAAATATCATATGGTTGAAGGTGTGTTTTTGCAACAGGAAATTCCTAACAAAAACCGTCGTAAGTATACGAAGGATGTTATGGAACCAGAAGTAAATCGCTATATCAATGAAATGGTTGGAAGAAACCGGGCCGTAGGTGAATTAGGGCATCCTGAAGGACCAACTATTAATCCCGAGCGTGTATCCCATAAAATTATTTCATTAATTCAAGATGGTAATAATTATATTGGTAGAGCGAGAGTTTCAAATTCACCATTTGGTAAAATTGTTCAGAATTTTTTGGATGAAGAAATTCAATTCGGTGTTTCTTCTCGTGGCATCGGCACTTTAAGGCGAGTTAGTGGTATTGACATGGTTCAAAAAGATTTTAGACTTGCCACTGCTGCTGATATAGTTTTAGATCCATCTGCTCCAGATGCGTTTGTAAGAGGTGTGACAGAAAATAAAGAATATATTTTTGCTGATGGATTAATTCAAGAAGAGAATTTGGAAATGTGGAAAAAAGCAATTAAATCTGCTTCTAGTAATAATTTACACGAAACGATATTAAACTCTTACCACGAATTTCTGAATCAACTAGATTTGCAGTTTAAATTCTAATATTTACTAAATATGGATAAGAGATAATAAGGAGAAATATGACTTTTCAAGAGAAATTAGAAAGGATCCTCAGCGAAGATAAAAAGTCTGTACTAAAAGAGTCCGAAGAAGCTTATGGCACTCATAGTCCTACTCAGGTTAAACCTGAAAAGGGCCAGGAAGTTACCTCAAGTTTGGATGGTACAGGTAAAATCGACGCCACAGGTCCAATACCAACTGGTGCAGAAGCGACATTGAAGACCACACCTGGCGTCTCGGCGTCTGAGGGTCCAACAGGTCATATTCCGCAAAATTCTGATCTTCCACGTAAACAATTGGATGGTTTGGGAACTGATAATAAGGCCGCCGGTAAAAATAGTTTACCTCCAACTCCAAAAGTCTATGGACTTCATGAGGAAGAAGATGATGAAAAGAAAGAAGTAAAAGAAGAGAAGAAAGAACTTCCTCCTTTTATGAAGAAGAAAGAAGTAAAAGAGGAAACTGATGCTGCGAAAACTCTAAAGTCTCCTCCTTCTGGTGCTGGTGAAAAAGCTGAAAAGTTACAAGTAAAAGAAGAAACAGATCAAGAAGAAGGCGATAAAACCAAATCCAGTATTAAAGAAGAAGAAAAAGAGCCAGATGATGACAAAGACGACAAAAAAGCGGTAAAAGAAGCCACGGCCGCACTATTTGCCGGTGAAATGATTTCAGAAGTTTTGAGAGAGAAAACTTCAGTTATTTTTGAAGCTACTTTATCAGCCCGCATTAAAGATATTCGTGAAAAATTAACCCAACGATTTACCAAACAACTTAATGAACGTGTTGAAAAAATCCGCGAAGATTTAACAGAAGCCGTTAGTGGTCACCTTGATTTAGTAGTTGAGCATTGGGTAAAAGAAAATGAAGTTCCATTAGAGAGAGCAATTAAATCGGAACTAGTAGAAGAATTTATTAGTGGTTTAAAAACTCTTTTCGAAGAAAACTACATTGAATTGCCTCAGGAAAAAGTTGATGTTGTTTCCGAAATGGTAACTCGCATTACTAAACTTGAAACAAGACTCAATGAGCAAATTGAAACAAACGTACAATTAAAGAATGCTGTAAAACTTCATGAGCGTTCGGATGTGTTCGAGAAAGTAACAAAGGGAATGGTAAGTACTAAAGCTGAAAAGTTAAGAAACTTATCAGAAAGCGTGGAATACAAAAATGCGAAACAATTTGAAACCGCGTTGACCACTTTGAAAGAAAGTGTCGATAATTCCACACAAAAGACTGCACCGGCAAAGCAAACTTTGTCAGAGCAAACATTAGAGCAAAGTCCAGATCCTGTAGCTTCTAATATGATGAGTTCATTGAAAGCAACAGCGGCTCGAATGAAGGAAAATCGGTAAAAATTAAGGAAATATAAATAACTCCTGAAGAGTTAAATATATTATCCATTTAGAGAATTTAAGGAGAATACATGATTACCACAGATAAGCTCGTTGACAAATGGGCCGAGGTTCTTGACGACGAAAATTTTGGCAAATTGACTAATCGCCACAAACGCCGTGTAGTTGCGACGGTTATGGAGAATCAGCAAGTTGAGTTTGAAAAGACTCGCCAAATTCTTTCAGAGTCCGCTCCAACCCTTAGTACAGGTGCTGGAATTGCAAACTTTGACCCCATTCTAATTTCATTGGTACGCCGGGCTATGCCCAACTTGATTGCTTATGATGTTTGCGGTGTTCAACCAATGGTTGGACCAACCGGACTCATTTTCGCAATGAAATCGCGTTATCAATCCAAACAAGGTACAGAAGCTCTATTCAATGAAGCGAATACCGCTTTCACTGGACAAGATCCTAATGGACCTTATGGCCAAACTTGGGGTGCGCCAAATTCAACCGGTGCAACACAAACATTCTCAGGTGCAACACCTCATGCCGGTACTGATCCTGTAGCAACTGGATTTCCTCCAACCGCTTCTGGTTATACAACTGGCCGTGCGATGCGTACTCAAGAAGCCGAAGCATTAGGCGATGGTGTGGGAGCAGACTTTAATCAAATGGCATTCAGCATTGATAAAATTTCTGTCGAAGCAAAGACCCGTGCATTAAAAGCTGAGTATTCTGTAGAAGTTGCTCAAGACTTAAAAGCTATCCATGGTCTTGATGCCGAAACCGAATTAGCTAATATTCTTTCCGCTGAAATCTTAACCGAAATCAATAGAGAGATTATCCGCACAATCTATTATATTGCTGTCCCTGGCGCCGCACAAACTACAAATCCTGGTGTGTTTGACTTGGATGTAGATGCAAATGGTCGTTGGTCAGTTGAGAAGTTTAAGGGTTTGATGTTCCAAGTGGAACGCGAAGCCAATGCGATTGCGAAGGCTACACGTAGAGGCCGTGGGAATGTTATCATCTGTTCTAGTGACGTGGCAAGCGCATTAGTAATGGCTGGTAAATTAGATTATACTCCTGCGCTTCAGAATGATTTAACTGTTGACGATACTGGCAATACCTTTGCTGGTGTATTAAATGGTAGATTCCGCGTATATATCGATCCTTACTTCGGTAATGGTGGTGTTAATGAGGAATTCTTATTGGTAGGATATAAGGGCGCCAATGCATACGACGCGGGCCTTTTTTATTGTCCGTATGTACCCCTACAATTATTCCGCGCTCAGGATCCACACAGCTTCCAGCCAAAAATTGCATTCAAAACCCGTTACGCAGTTGCTCCAAATCCATTCTGGTCGGATGCTAATGCCACTCTTCAAGCTAATAGTTCCGCTTATTATAGAATGATCCGAATTATAAATCTTCTATAATCAGTAACTTACAGATATTTCTTTCGAAAGGGGAAACCTTTTGGTTTCCCCTTCTTTTTGATTAATATCAATTGAAGTCAAACATACAAAACCAACATAAAATCAAGTTCTTTTTGAATTTTCTTGTTATTCATCCCACGATATGCTATAATCTAAATATGAGTAACACAATCAAATGCAACCAAACATACAAAACTCATTCTTAAATAACAAATACACTAAAACTTACATTCGTATCACAGAACGTGCCAAGGACAGGATAATTCCTTTTGGTTACACCGAAAAACATCATATAATTCCAAAATGTAAACCATTTTGTGGACCAAACACAAAAGAAAATCTGGTCTCCTTATCATTCAAAGAACATTTGGTCTGTCATCATCTGTTACTGAAAATGTGTAAAACAAAATTAGAGAAAATGAAAATGTATTATGCATTTAACCGAATGGGGCAAACAAGTTCAAATAATAAAAGGATTATTAATCTTAAATCTTATGACAGAATTAAGACTTATTATTATGAATTAGGTTTAGGACGAATACCTTGGAATAAAGGTAAAAAAGGTAATAACCTTAAAAAAGAAACATGTATAAAAATGTCTTTGAGCAGAATTGGAAATAAAAATAATTTAGGAAATTTTTGGTCTAAAGAAACTTATAACAAAAATTGTTGCAATTATAAAATAACTTTTCCCGACGGACACACCGAAATTGTAAATAATTTGAGGCAGTTTTGTAAATATAATAATTTAAATTCAGGAAATATGAATCAAGTAGCTTTAGGTAATTTTAAACAACATAAAGGTTTTAAAGCCACCAAATTATGAGAAGAAAAACAACCCAAGAATTTATTGAACAAGCAGAAAAATTATATCCGGGAAAATATTCTTATAAGAACACCGTTTATATAAAAAATTCTTCTTTAGTTAAAATACATTGTAACCTACATAATCTAGATTTTGAACAATCACCAGCAAATCATTTAAATTTTGAAGGATGTCCGGAATGTTTTTCTAACGCTCAACGAATAAAATTTTCCAAAACATCAGAACAATTTATAAAAGACGCTCAGGAAATTCATGGAAATAAATACGACTATTCTAAAACCAAATATAAATCTATTTTAGAAAAAGTAGAAGTTATTTGTCCCGAACATGGTTCTTTTTTTGTATATCCGACAAATCATTTGAGAGGATGTGATTGTCAAAAGTGTGGTTATAATAAAATTGCCGGAGGTTATTTTAATAAGTTTTTCCAAAAATATCCAGAAAAGAAAAATGAACCCGCAGTTATATATTTTTATAAATTTGAAAGACTAGATGGAACTTATTTTTATAAATTAGGTATATCTACAAAAATTAAATATAGATATTCGGATAAACAATACAAAGCATTTAAAATTTCTATTATTTGGGAAGAAAATATGTCTTTATTCCAAACCTGGAATTATGAAAATATTTTAACTAAACTGTGGGAAAACTATCATTATACTCCACCAGAATCATTTAATGGAAAAACAGAATGTTATTCTAAAGAATTTTCTAAACCAAATTTTATTAATATATTTGATCATGAGTGGGAAAAGAAGAAAGAAATTATAATATCCAGATTTAATATCAAAAATCAAATAAACCAAAATATTATTCAAAAAATTCCTGCCAGAAAAACCACAATAAAAATAATTAATAAGACTGAGGCTTATAATTTTTTAGAACAAACACATATTCAAGGATCTGTTAATTGTTCTATAGCTATAGGATTATATTTTAAAGAAAAATTAGTTTCTATAATGACTTTTGGTAAACCAAGATATTCTAAATATGACTGGGAATTATTACGTTTTTCGTCTGCACTAAATACTATTGTTGTTGGTGGTGCTTCTAGATTATTTCATTTTTTTACAAACGAATTTCATCCAAAAAATGTCATTTCGTATTCAGATAACAGATGGAATAAAGGAAATATATACGAAACTATTGGAATGAAATTTCTTCATAATTCTGATCCGAATTATTGGTATATTAAAGACGATAAGATATACTCAAGAATAAAATGTCAAAAACATAAATTACCAAAATTATTGGAAAATTTCAATCCAAACCAAACAGAATTACAAAACATGACAAATAATGGTTTTAAAAAGGTAATTGATAATGGTAATAGTGTCTTCTTATTTGAAAATTCTTAAATTTAAAATAACTCTAAATATTCTCAGAGGTTCGCCAAGTCAAATGTTCAAAAAGATCTGGTATAAAATGTTGAAAAAACCTTTACCTAAAATTCCAAAAGTCTTAATAACTTTCAAACATCCAAAAACCGATTTACCTACAGCTTGTCACGAAGGATTAGGAGTAACAGCATTACACCTAACAATGTCATTAAGAGAAATAAATGTTAATGTTGATTGTTTTCCTATTTCTAATGGCGAATTTCTCTGGAAAAAATTATTAAAAGAGTGGGCCTCATATACTCATGTTGTTATGTGCGCTCCTTTTATAGATTCTGTTTTCATAGAGAAGCTAGTATCTAATTTTCCTTCAATAAATTTCACTATCGTTTATCATTCTAATTTAGGATTCTTAAGCCAAGATCGTTTTGCAGTTTCTTCTTTACTTCCATTTTTTGAAATCGAATCAAAATATCCAAATTTTAGAGTAGGAACAAATTCAGAAGAATTCTCAAATGCTATTGAGCAGGCGTCAAATCGGAAATTCCTTTATTTGCCAAATCTTATTCATTTGCCTTATGGTGTAAGGCGCCAACGCCCCAAAAACAAATCAAATGTAATTCATGTTGGTTTATTTGGAGCTTCTAGAGTATTAAAAAATTGGTTAACGGCAACTGTGGCTGTTATGATTATTGCCAATAAAACAAAGAAACAAATAGTATTTCATGTATCTAGTAAACGAGATGAAGGTGCACTCCATACTCGGTCAAATATGACAGATTTATTAAAATTGAATACTCATGTTAGTTTGGTAGATGTTCCTTGGTTAGATCATGATGATTTCATTCGTTATTTATATTCAATGGATCTTTTATTACAGCCTAGTTTTACTGAAACATTCAATAATGTGACGGCCGAAGGATGTCTTTGTGGTGTGCCCAGTGTGGTTTCTGAAGCTATATTTTGGGTTCCTGATACTTGGAAAACAAATGCTGATAGTGCGGTAGATATTGCAAATGTAGGTATAAAATTACTAAACGACAAATCAGCTAATTTAGATGGTTGGAAAGCATTAAATAATTACAATAAAAAATCTGAAAAGCAATGGTTAACCTGGATTAATTCTTAAGTTTTAATTCATATAAATACCTTTATGACCTTAAATATACTTCATGGAACAGGATACCGAGTGGGTGAATCTGACAGAGTAATTGGATCCTCTATACCCAATCAACCTGATGGATTTATAGTTATTAACCAACAAAATGGAAAAATATTCATATACTCTGGTGGTGTATGGACTGATGGTGGTACTTTTCCAAATGCATTTTTTACTCAAGACAATTTAGATTTGTGGATTTTAAGTTAAATATGTCTGTTGCTGCTTATCACACACCCAAATATCGCGTAGGAAATTCATCAAGAACATTAGGAGATTCTACTAATGATCCTGAAGGATTCATTGTGCTCAATTTAAGTACATTGCAATGTTTTCAGGTTTCTGGTGGTGTTTGGATTAATTTTGGGCTTGTACCTTTGGCTTTAGTTACTGTGTGGAATTTACCTGCTAGTTTGGCTAATCTTTCTTGGAGCGGTATAACCGAATCACAATGGGCTAATATGACATCTGACCAATGGTCTTCAATAAAAGAATAAGGAACACATGAAAATACTCTTACTTTTAATGGCTGCATCAGGTATTATGTGGGGACAATGCCCCACAATACCGGCCACACAATATTCAGCATTAAATACTTTTATTAGTTCCAAAATATGTGGACTTTCTGGAACAGTTGCACCAACAGCATCGTGGTGTACAACTGCATTAGTAGGACTTGCAACATATACAAATACAACTACAAGTATAATTTATGATTGTACTGCAAATCTTACATGGACACCTCGATCCATACCAGTATCAATTATTAATCAGAGAGGAATATTTAATTCTAGTACAATATATTCTACTGGCGATGAAGTAGGATATGGTACTCCAACAACACTTTTCATTTCATTAATTGATAATAATAGTGGAAATACACCTTCCGGTAATTCTATATACTGGGCAATTCCAGGTCCTCAAGGTCCTGTTGGAGCTACTGGACCTCAAGGGGATACTGGACCTCAAGGTCCTGTTGGAGCTACTGGACCTCAAGGAACTACAGGAGCTACTGGCCTTACTGGTCCACAAGGACCTACAGGAAATACCGGCCCACAAGGTGCCACTGGTCCTCAAGGTCCTGTTGGAGTTACTGGATCTCAAGGGTCTACTGGACCTCAAGGAACTACAGGAGCTACAGGGCCTCAAGGAGCTACTGGCCTTACTGGTCCACAAGGACCTACAGGAAATACCGGCCCACAAGGTGCCACTGGTCCTCAAGGATCTACAGGGCTTGGATGGATAATAAATCATGGTATTGGTGTACCAAATAGTGTATGTTCTGCTTCTGCTCAATATTGGGACATTAGTGTAACTCCACAAACATTGTGGATTTGTTCTTACGGTACAACAGGAAATAATGGTGTTTGGCAACTTATAAATACAACAGTTCCTTAGGATTTAATATGAAATATATTTTTATATTACTTCTAATACCTTTTTCTTTATTGAGTCAACAATTGCGCACATGTGGTTATAGGGCATCAGATAAACCAGGAGATTGTCTTGGTTGGGTTACTCAGGGATTAACAATAACACAAGTAACCAACCTACCTAAAGTTTCAATAATGTCGCCATTTTATGATGTGATTGATGGTATATCTGAAACAGATTGTACTATAGGAAATAATGGTACACCATTGTATCACGTACTTTGTGGACCTAATTCTACCGGAACTTCTTGGGTAGCATATGGTGGAAGTGGTGGAAGTGGTACTATGTCTTGGCCGAACAATATTGGTATTGCATTATATGGTGGTAATAATACATGGGGAAATTCTCTTGGATTAGTTACTAACATAAATATTTTAGGGTCGGATAATAATATCCCAAGTGAAAAGGCTGTCCGTACAGCTATTGATGAAATTTCTTCGCCGCATTATTCTATTGTGGGGTGGTCAGCAACTCCCACAATAGATATGGCAATTGCTAAAAGTTTTAAAATTACATTAACTGGAGATGTAACCACCTTATCATTTCCTACAATAACGGCAGGTATCGGAGTTACCATTATTATTTGTCAAGATTCAACTGGAGGCCATTTTCTAACATGGCCAAGTACAATACATGGAGGAATTGTGATTGGATATCAAAAAAATAAATGTTCTGTACAAGATTTTATAAGTGATGGAGTAAACTTGTACGCTAGAACATTAGGAGTGATCGATCAATGACGAAACAACTAACTAAATTACTTATTTTTGGACTTTTAGGATTTTCTCTATATGGCCAAACTATTAACGGAGTACCTGTATCTAGCACTGGCATCGAACTTACAGCAAATAAAGATGCCGCGAGTGGATATGCCGGACTAACAGCGGGAACTCTTCTGAAAACGGCGGAGATGCCCGCGTTTACTGGTGATGCTACAACTGTAGCTGGTAACGTGGCGATCACCGTAGCTAAGGTCAACGGGACTACAGTTCCGGTAAACTCGGCTGCCGACCAAGTGCTTCTAACGACAGCCTCGGCTACTGGGTCGTGGGGATCGATTGGTTCCTGTTCGGGGACCGGGCAGGCTTTGCAGTACAACACATCGACCCACGTTTTTGCCTGTGTGACTTTGGGCGTGGATGGATCAGGAACGGCGTCTCACTTAGCCTACTATGCGGCAACAGGCTCAACCATTGCAGACGCTGGAGCCGATTTCACTTACGACGGGACGCACACGTGGTCCATGGGGGCATCTGGCATCTTGGACTTACATGCTGCCGCTGTAGCCAACGTCAAGTTGCCGGGGGCGAGTACCACTGGGCTAGTGCGCGTGACAACCACAACAGGAGCCATAGGTAGCGCAGAGTTAAGTGGGGATGCTACGACCAATGCTTCTAATGCGGTTACGGTTGCTAAGATAAATGGAACATCTGTCCCAACTAATTCCGCTGCTGATCAGTTCCTTGGGACTACGGCGTCGGCAACTGGCGCGTGGGCATCTATAACAAATTGCCTAGACTCGGCTGGAAACCACTTAAATTACAACACCAGCACACATACTTTTTCATGCGGTACTACTTCATCTGCGGCAGGCACAGTTACTTCGGTATCTGGAACTGCAAACCAGATAACCTCCAGCGGAACTTCTACTCCTACATTATCTTTACCAGCTACAGTATTATTTCCCGGTATTTATCAGGATAAAGTTAATGCTGTTAGTTTCTCTGCTACTCCTGCCTTTGATCTGTCGGCAGGAAATACAATCACTATTACTTTAACGGGTAATGTTACCGCTTCTACAATTACCAATCATGTTTCGGGCGAAAGAGTTAATTTCTTGGTTTGTCAAAATGGTACTGGTGGATATACATTTGCATGGCCCACAACTGTTAAAGGTGCGCCAACAGTAGGTACCACTTTAAGTACTTGTACTTCTGCTTCTTTTATTGATAATGGTACAAATCTTTATGCCACAGGTATCGGCAACGTCAACATGTAAGAGCTAAATATGAATATGAAGATAATTTATACAATAATTTGCGTGATATTACTGTTTTCCCCGGTATTAGCACAAGCACAAAATAAACCTACAGAAGTAAAAACTACAGTGCCAAATATTAGTGAAGCGAAGCAAGTTAGTTATTGGTCAGCTAGAGCAGTAATGATGGATTCTAGGCTTCAATTGGCTAATTTACAACTATTAGGGGGTTCTGGAAAAGATTGGCAAACTGTTAATACTGATTTAAAAAATAGAGAAAGCAAATTTAATGAGATTGTAAAATCTATTGAAAATATTTGTACTATTGATATAAAATCTCTAAATTTGGGAGTATTAAAGTGCCAGGATACAACTCCATAAAGGTAGTATTAATATTAATATTATTAAGTGTTAGTTTGTATGGCCAGACCGTTAACGGGGTTCCAGTTATTATAACTGGAACCACGACCGTTAACGGTCAAACCTGTAATTTAGGGTCATCATGCACCATTACTGCCAGTCCATCAGGTATTGTATCTGAAGCCTTAGGTGGAACTGGAACAAATAATACACCAGGGGCCGCCGGCCATATACTTCGTAGTAATGGCAGCCATTATATTGATTCGGCAATCCAGTCGGCCGATGTTCCTCCTATAATTGCTTATACTGTAACTACGGATTCTTCTACGGCCCGTACATTATCTGCAAATGATAATGCGACAATCATTTTATTTACATCTTCATCAACAATAACTGTAACTGTACCTGCAGGATTGGGTGCAGGATATAATGTTATTATAGAACAAGGTGGAACCGGAGTAATAAATTTTACAGGTTCGGGTACCACATTACATCAACTCATTGGATTTCCTAGTACTAATGGTCAATGGGCTAAAGTTCTCCTAACTTCTGATTCAGATACATCATGGGGATTAAGTGGTAATTTATTAGGAACCGTTACTCGTACCATAGGATGCGCTGTTGGAGATCCGGCTGGTTCAGCACTTGCTACGGGAATATTATGTTATGTTCCTGTACCGACAAGTTGCACGATTTCTTCCTGGGATATAAAAGTTGATTCTGGTACAGCAACAGTTGATATTTGGCAAACAGGATCAAGTACAACTTTGCCCACAATATCAAATACAATTACGGCTTCAGCTATACCAGCAATTGCAAGTAATACAATGATAAATAGTACAACAACAACCGGTTGGGCAACTTCAAATGGTGGCCTTATATTATTAGCCAAAGATACTTTAGCTTTTAATTTGAAAACTACCTCTGGACCGAAATACGTATACGCCGGTATACGTTGTGAATAAATATGATTAGGAGATAATAAATGAAATCGTTTCTATTAATATTTTGTGCCTTTTCTTTATGGGGACAAATTGTTGATCTACCGAACAATATACCCGTTAAGAATATACCTGCGGCAGTCAATCATAATATAACTGCTTTAAGAAATGCCGTTCCACAAAAATTCTTTGGAACTATAGCACCTGGTACAATTATTGGAAATCTTCCAGGAGATTGGTATTATGATACTTCGGCTCATAATGTTTATAAATGTGGCGCACCTGCCAACACTGCCGCACCAGCATGTACTTCTGTAGATGTTGGAGGTTGGGAACAAATTGGTGCTGGAAGTGGAAATATAACTTATCCTGGTGCTGGTATCCCACAATCTGTTGGTGGAACATCATGGGGCACGTCACTTGGTCTAGTAACTACAGTTGGTTCTCCTGGAACAGATACACATATAGCAACAGAAAAGGCAATTGCATCCGCTTTAAGTGGTAAGGCAAATGTGGGTTCTTACGCTCCTGCTACTAGTGGTTCGTCAATATTAAAAGGTAACGGTTCTGGAGGAACAGCATCAGCAACTTATTCGGATATTGTTGGTTTATTCGCATCTGGATCTTGCAGCGGCTACCTAAAAAATGATGGAACATGCGGTTCTGGAGGAAGTGGGATGACTTGGCCTACTGGATCTGGTATTGCGGTCTATAATGGAAGTGCATGGGGAACTTCACTTACAGCGCCGTCTAGTGCTTTAGTAGGCACTACCGACACACAAACACTTAGCAACAAAACAATAGATGGCGTGTCACCCACAACTTTAGCCTATGTAGACGCAACTTCAAGCGTCCAGACACAACTTAATAGCAAACAGGCAACCATTAGCGGGGCCCCCAGCACGTGGCCCTCGCTAGGCACGGCCGCATCGCACGCAGTGGCCGATTTCGAGGCCGCACTTGGCAACCCCAGCGTAACGGGGTACATTCTGTCCTCCACCACGGGCGGGTCGCGCTCCTGGATTGCACCTGCTGCGGGCGGTGGAAGTATGACCTGGCCGGCGGCTGCCGGCGTCGCGGTGTATGGCGGCAGCAGCGCCTGGGGCTCATCGCTCCCAGTGGGCACGGGAGCCAATAATCTGGTGCAGCTTGATACGAGCGCGCACCTGCCAGCGGTCGATGGATCGGCGCTTACGGGAGTAGTGGCGTCGGGTGTAGCTGGCCCTTCCGGTACCGCAGTCCTCGTAGAGGGCGCGGAGGGAGCGAAGCCCACAGCACCGGCCAGCGGCAGCGGGAATATCTGGTTCGATTCGACTAATCACCTCCCGCAGTACCAGGGAAGCGCGGGAACAATAATCGGCACGATGGTGGTTCCGGCAGCCGCGCGAACGGTGCATCAGTTCGCTACGCACATTCCGTCTACGGGGAGTGCGGGGACGGCGGCCATCGACAATTCCGATTTGCCAACCGCGGCGCTCAGTGGCGTGCTGATATACACCGCTGGCGTCCCGGCCGCTATCGGAACCTCGGCTACCAACTGCGTGCATGAGGATGGGAGCAGCGGCGGATGTGTGGCGTCGGTACCGGTGGCCTATACGGTTACGACGGACACCACCACGGCGCGCACGCTATCGAGCGGTGACAACGCCAGCGTGATCTCGTTCACGTCATCGTCACCCATCACGCTGACCGTTCCCAGCGGACTCGGCGCGGGGTTCAACGCCATCGTGGAGCAGGCGGGCGCTGGCGTGGTGAGTCTGACGGGATCTGGCGCCACGCTACACCAGCTTGCGGGAAGCGCCGCCACGGCGGGGCAGTGGGCCAAGGTGGGGATATATGCCACTACTGATACGAGTTGGCAACTGACCGGCGAGCTGGCGGGGACTTCCGGATTCGCCAATCCCATGACCGGAGTCGGTGATATGATTCGCGGCGGCGCATCGGGAGCGCCCACCGCGCTAGCCGCCGACACCAGCAATACTCGCAAGTTCCTGCGGGAGCAATCGACCGGAGGAAGCCCCAACGCCCCGGCGTGGGACACGCTGCAATCTGGAGACATCCCGAATAATGCCGCCAATACGAGCGGTACAGCGGCCGACCTGTCCGCGACGCTCTCTATCGCCCACGGCGGTACGGCGCAGACCTCCGTGCCGGGTAGCAGTGGCAATTACGTCTACAACAACGGGGGAGCGTACGGGGCGAAGGCGCTTACGCAGACCCACGCCATCGGGTGCGGCGTTGGAGATCCGCCGGGATCGGCGCTCGCTACCGGCGTGCTCTGTTATGTGGTGGCTGCCGCGGCCTGCACAATCCAATCCTGGGACATCCTGGTAGATGCGGGGACGGCGACGGTGGACGTCTGGAAAGTGGCCAGCGGCACGGCCGTACCCACGGTGAGTAATAGCATCGTGTCATCGGCGGCTCCAGCCATCAGCACGGGGACTTCGCTGCATTCGACCACGCTGACCGGCTGGACGACTGCCGTGGAGCAGTATGACCGGATCGGGTTCAACCTGACGACAACCTCGGGTCCTAAATATATTTACGTGGGGGTAAACTGCGATGAGAGTAAGTAAACCGATTTCCTTGGCGGCATTGGTGCTGTGCTGTATGTGCTCAGTGTCTCAGGGCGCGATACGCTTTGTGGCGAGTGCTGTCGCACTTCGCTGTTCGCCAGCATTCTGCACTGCGACCACATCCGGCATCGACACGACCGGCGCGACTTTGCTCGTGGTCGCAGTGCAGCAGTACGCTATGTCTACCACTGGCGGTTATGCGGTTGTGGTTTCCGATTCCGTCGGCGGGTCCAGTAATACATGGACGGTCCTGACCAACTATGCGTCCAACGGCTCGGAGAACACCACGCTGTTCTACGCGGTTCCCACGCACACAGGCAGCGGTCACACCTTTAGCGTGTACGGATATTACGCATCGCTTGTCGTGGGGTCGTGGTCTGGAACGCTCGCGGCGTCGCCGCTAGACGGCCAGGTTGGCTCGGGTAGTACGGGTGCTGTTGTGTCGTTTCAACCCGGCGCGCTGCTCCCCAGCGAAGACGGAGGCCTAGTTGTTGTGGCGGCCGTGGCCAATGCGGGGACGGACACTGCGATTGCGGTGGATGGGCCGTTCGCTGACAATCTGTTCGCGGAGGATGAGTCAGGGCAAACGCTAGCCATGTCATACGAGATTCAGACTACGGCCACATCCCGCAATCCAACTTGGTCCGGCCCAGGTAATTATGTTTATGCAGCAATCTCAGCAGTGTTTAAGCCAGCGGCGGGGGGCGGCGGGCCTGCGCCGCGCCGGAGGGTGGTGATCGTACAATGAGAGCAGCTTTCTTGTTGCTCGCCTGCGCGATTGTGACATGGGCGCAAACGCCGGCGCACACGCCGCACTATCCCAATACTTCAAACGGCCTCGTGATCTATGGGGCGATGCACCAGGAATCCTCGAATCTCTGGCCCTCCGTTAACACTTGGCTGGGTGCGCACTTCGACTGGATCGTAGGCGGCCCCGATCAGTACATCGGCTGGCAAAGTACGGGAGACCCTCATGGGTCTTATCCGACTAAGACGTATTGGGCCGCTTACCAGGACATTCCTTCCCAGCGGCCTACGGAGATGTATCAGCTTCAGGAGTCGGCGGTAGCCAGCTCCTTGACGCTGGAGGATATGTTTCTGCACTCCAGCGTGGATATGGCGTACGCGAGCGGCCAGAGCTACACATCTCGAACGAGCCAGTTCGACTTCATGGAGCCCTACTACCAGAACACCGGGAATGTGTACCAAGGAGGCGTCTTCCTCTACAACGGGAGCGTCTATACGGACGTGACCTCGGACACGTGGCTAGGAGGCGCCACGACGATCTCCAATACGCTTTGCGTTGGTTCCATGGAACCATTCGATCAGATGAACCTAGTCATGGTGACGCCGCGCGCTGGCGGAACGGTGACATACAAGTATTGGAATGGAACCGCTTGGAGCGTCTTGACGCCGAACTCGGACGGGACTTCCGGCCTCACGACAGCGGGCAAGATTTACTTCTACCCGCCCCCGGACTGGACGGCGCGTACCCTGCCCGTCAAGGAGACGACGCCAGTCGCGATCCCCGTGACCACTTCCAAGTTCTGGGTACAGATCGTGGTGTCTGGCGCCACCACCGCGCCGGTATACTCGACAATCAAAGGTGATGACTGGTCGGTTTCTTCGAGCGGAAATAACTCTCGGGGTTGGAGCGCCACCGATTCGCATCGTATCAACGTGGGGACGCGTCTGGAGTACAACCCCACTCCACCGGCGAACGCTTCCGCCAAGTTCCGCTACCAGGCCCGCATTACCGGGTACGGGCTGAACCTCGCGTATGGGAACCCGGCCAATGTGCAGCGGGGCGTATATTCCTGGGGTCGATACCTGGCCGACATGATTGATAGCCACATTTCCCCGAGCGCGGATTGGGCGCAGCGCACCGGGGCGTTGAGCAATAACTACGATGGGGCGTTCTTCGACGACGCCGGGCAAACCCCACCGACTCCGACTACGCCAGCGAATGCCACGCAATACTACGACAACTACACCAACTCGGCCGCATGGGTTTCAGCCTGGGCGGGAGCCTACGCGCAGACTATCTCAGATCTCAAGACCAGACATGGGACGGCATTTTCGGTGAGCACTAATGGGTCGATCCCGTGGAGTCCCGATGGTGTTGCGACATTGGGCGATGCCTCCCTGGTGGAGTGGAACTATAGCGGAGCGGGTTCTCCGGCCACGTGGTCCCCCTACCCGACGTACGGCTACGGCGCAGGGACAATCTATTACGACTGGGGCCTTCCGGCGCACAACCCAAACAGCACGAAGTTTTATTTCCAGTGCATCGACAATTGGAGCCTCGGGTTCTCTTGGTCGTACCGGCTTGGCACGACGAATTGGCACTATGGAGACAGCGGAAATCGGACTCCGCTTATGTGCTTGGCGATGCACTATCTAGGGTGGAATTCGAACACGGGTTTCAGCTACGACGGCAGCGGCGCGACGTTTGCCAATTATAGCACCGTCGATCAGGTCTACACGTACCTTCCGGCAACAACGCTGACATCCCCGGTATCTCCGAACAATACGTCTTGCAACTGGGGAAGCCTCACGTGCGATGCGCGGACGGTAACGTTAGCGAGCGCCGCCGGCTGCGGAACATACATCCGTCTCGGACCAACGACCGGCGGCGACGACGTCTACGCGCTGCCAGCCGGGGTTAAAGTGTACGTCTACGGACCTACCGACGTCACGAATGCCAGTCTCACTGGATCGGGACGAATCGCTTTGCAGAGCGGCCCTGCAAGTTGGGCGGGAAGCGCTTCGAAATTTGCGAGCCTGACCTTTGGCGGAATTACCCCCGTGGCCGGACAATCCGTGACGTGGCAGTACTGGAATGGAAGCGCGTGGGCAGCTCTTTCCATGACCTCCGACGCCACATCCGGCCTGACGACGGACGGAACGGTGTCCTGGACGGCTCCCAGCGACTGGGCCGCCACAACTATCAGCGGGACGACGGCGTATTTCGTGCAATGGACCATCACGACTTCTGGGCCGTACTTCTACTACTCCACTCTGCGTTCCGCCGATTGGAAGACATTCAGCACTACATACCCGATCTGGAACTCTTACTCCTCCGGCGACTCGGCGTCCTGCATTCAACAGCAGCACTTATCCACCATGGCGGACCCGCCAGCGTCAAGCGTGTACAGTTGGACGCGCTGGTTCCCCGCCATGGGGGTGGATATCGGAACCCCCGATCCAAGCGGCCTCAACGGCGGCGCGCGCATGGTCGAGGCTCCCTGGAAGAAGGGCGGCTCGCCGGATTACATTTCCGGCCAGAGCCATGGGACGTGCGACGCGTCCGGCTGTTCGGACCTGTGGCGGCGCGATTTCACGCAAGCGCTCGTCCTGTTCCGCCCGTGGAAAAACACGCTTTCCGAGGCCGAACTAGACACGCCCTCGCAGTCCATCGCGCTCGGTGGGACCTACTACCCACTGAGCGCGGATGGAACGATTGGCGGCGGCGTGACCAGCGTGGCGCTCCGGGGCGGGGAGGGAGCCATCCTGATGAAGTCCGGGGGAGCGCCGCCGGTAGTGTCCGGCGGGGCGGGCTCGATCCGGGGGACTCGGATCACGGGCGTTGTGATCCGCTGACAAGCGTATGAAGGGATTTATGTTAAGCAAACTTACGATGAGTTGTCAATCCTTATAAAGAGTTAATAAATTAGTATATTAAATTCTTAACTTAAAGTTGGACTCATAAATATATTTATGAGTCCAACTTTAAGTGGTATTTATACACGTCAACAAAAAAATGTAAATCCTTTATTACCAAATAAATTTACATTTATGCTCACCAAGTTACCAGAATTATCAATGGCAGCTACAAGCTGTAATATTCCTGGTATTACTTTGCCAAATTGGAAACAATTGAGTCAATTTAATCCCATTCCACGATCCGGTCTTAATCTTGAATATGAAGATTTAGAAGTCCGGTTCATTGTTGATGAAGATTTCAATAATTGGAGTGAACTTAATAATTGGATGAGATTGATGGCACTCTCAAAAGATAGTACTGAATATCAACAAGTAAAATTAGAACAATTACAACCTGGTCCTGAAGGTGGATTAGTATCAGATGCCCAAGTTGTTGTTCTCACTAACCAATCAGTTGCTAATATGGTATTTTACTTTCGTGATGCTTTCCCAGTTTATCTCAGTGAAATAGCTTTAACAAATTCAACAGATGATCCTAGTGTAATCGAATGTGTTGTACGTTTTGCCTACTCATACTACGAGTTCGAAAATGTTAATCCAGAACCATTAGACCCAACAGAACAGTCCTCATAAATAGTTTTATGAATGATATTTTATGGATTGTTTTTAAAGTTTCTGAAGTGGTGGAGTTTCAAGGTGTTTTTGAAAATGAGAAAGATGCTATTGACGCTTGCCGTGATGAACGATATTGCATTGGTCCGGTAAAATTAAATGTTTCATTACCTGATAAGTGTGAAGTATGGCCTGGTTCTTATTTTCCAAAACAATTATAATTATGGAGTAATAAATGAATCTTAAAGAATTGCAAGATAAGATTAAAATTGATTTAAAAATACAAAGCGATGAACTAGTATATGAATCTGTGAGAACACCTGATCTACATAATGAATATTCCAAAATATACATGTCTGAAAAAATGGCCTTTAAAAAGCTAGAACGTGAATATGACATCTTATATCTCCAACAGTGGGAATATTACAGAAAAAAGGCACCAGAAAGTTCCTATGTTGCAAAACCTCTATTAAAGAAGATATTGGATTCTGATATTAAAATTTATCTTGCGGCAGATCCTGAAATGCAAGAACTTAGAGCCCAAATAGATTCAAAAGAAGAAATAGTTGATTTATTGAAGCGTGCCTTAGACCAAATATCCAACCGACAATGGATTATTCGTAATTCTATTGAATATCTAAAGTATCTTGGAAATGAAAAGGGCCCTGCATAAATTAAAAATAACGCATTTTTATTCAATTTTAATTAAATACACAGTAAATTACCCCGTGTTTGTATAAACAATTCACTGGTGAGTCTAGGAATGTCAAGGAAAGTACTTTTATAATGTTGCCTGAAAACACAATAATGGTCCGTAAGAAAAACGAAACCTATTTAGAAGTTCTTGCGGTCGATTCTATTATGATGACCCTCCGTGATTTTTTCAGTTTCTTTGTACCTGGTCATCAGTTCATGGAGAAATTTCGTAAAAAATTCTGGGATGGTAAAATTTATCTTCTGAATAGAAATAATGGTGAATTGTATTGTGGTCTCCTCCAACATTTGAAGGAATTCGCACGTCAACATGAATATGAAATTGTATATACAGATGGTGATCTGGATATCGAAGAAGAATTTTCTATCCAAGAAGCCGAAGACTTTGCAACCAAGTTAAATCTTCATGTAAAACGTATAGAGGATGGTAAAGAAGTTTATATACCTATCACGCCACACGATTATCAAATAGCCGCTTTCAGACATGCAGTACAAACAAAACGGTGTTTGTTATTATCTCCCACTGCTTCCGGAAAATCTGCCATTTTATACCTTCTCATTCGCTACTATCAAGAACAAATAGAATCAAATCGTAAGATTTTACTTATTGTTCCTACAGTAAATTTGGTAAGTCAAATGTATACGGATTTTGGTGAATATTCTTATGATAATACCTGGGATGTACGAAATGAAGTACATATGGTTTATCAAGGAAAAGAAAAAGGATCCGAAAAACAAATTATAATTTCCACATGGCAATCATTATATCAATTACCTCTTTCTTATTTTGAACAATTTGACGTGATCTTAGGTGATGAATGCCATCTTGCCAAAGCACAATCTATTTCATCAATGTTACAAAAGTCCTATAAAGCCCAATATCGTATAGGAACTACAGGAACTCTTGATGGATCAAAATGTAATAAATTAGTTTTGGAAGGACTTTTTGGTAAGGTATATAAAGTAACCACAACTGTACAATTACAAGAAAAAGGTACCTTGGCACAAATGATGATTAATTGTTTGATGCTTCATTATCCTGAAGATGTTTGTAAGAAAATGAAAGGTGCCAAATACCAAGATGAGGTTTCTTTTATTGTTGAACACGAAGGACGAAATAAATTTATTCGAAATCTATCACTTTCACTAAAAGGAAACACATTAGTACTTTTCAATCTCGTTGAACGCCATGGAAAAATATTATACGAAGACATTTTAAACCATGCCAAAGATGGTAGGAAAGTTTTCTTTATTTCAGGAAAGGTTGATGTTGTAGACCGAGAATTATTCCGTAAAATTGTCGAAACTGAATCCGATGCCATTATTGTGGCGAGTCTGGGAACATTTTCTACTGGTGTAAATCTCAGAAATCTTCACAATATTGTGTTGGCATCACCATCTAAATCTAGAATCCGTGTATTGCAGAGTTTAGGACGAGGATTACGTCTTGGAGAAACTAAAGACACCTTATATCTTTTTGACATATCAGATGATCTCCAATATAAAACATATAAGAACCACGGACTAAAACATTTTCTTGAACGGATGAAAATTTATAACAGCGAGAAATTTTTGTATAAAATCTACAAAGTGAGATTAAAATCCTAATATGACCATGAATGAAGAAATCACAAATGAAATCCTCAATTTACTTCCATGTTTTACAGAAGATGAATTGCATAATCTCCGAGCCATTAAATTAAATAATGGTAATGATATTATTGGCTGTATTCTCACAATAGATTCGGAAAAATTAATTGTCAAGAGGCCTTGCCAAATATTCCGTATTTCTGATGAACATAATAACGTTTCATTATTATTAACAAAATGGCAACCATTTTCCGATGATATCAATTTTGTTATTTCCAAAATATCACTTGTTACATATTGTAAAGTTAATGATTATATGAAAGAATCATATATCGATACTATACAAAAACAAATAGAAGATGATAATATTCCTAAAACCATTAATGATTTTGGCTGGCCAGCCAGGATTGGCCAATCCATCGATTTATCAAAAATTAATTAAAGAGAAAATAGAAACCACAATGCTCCTGCTGCAAGTGCCAATATACCAAAGAAAACAAATAAGGCTCCAAATACATATGTGAAACCTTTCTTCCAACCAAAAAGGAATACTGCCACAATTAATGCAATCAGGATCGTCATAATAAATTTCTCCTAAGGCCTTTAAGGTTCTTAAAGGTTTAAAGAACTTTAAATAACCTTTATCAATAGGCTACACAAGCATTGTAGCATGTGTCAAGCTGGAAAGCAAGTGTTTATTTTAGAAAATGAATGAAATTGCTGTAAGTTATTGAAAACAAAAGAAAGATAGTTCCGAGAAATATTGTGGATTATAAAAATATTTTATAATATACTTGATTTCCTGTAGTAATCGTGCTATAATAGAACAATAACAATTAGTCCCTCAGAGGCTATGCAAGGATTACATGGCATTAAAAAACACCAAACATTATGTTGACAACACCCTTTTCTTAGAGGCTCTTAAAAAATATTTACCATTGTTGAAAACTCTTAGAGTCGAACACACCAAGGTATGTAAGAAATTGATAAAGCAAGGAACATCAGAGGAAGATTTGCCTTCATTTGTTAGACCACAAACACCAGATTACAATTATATTGGTGAATGCCTGATGAAGATTGCTAACCATCTATCATATAGTCCAAAATTCTTTCCTAATTTTAATAACCAAAGTCTCCGTGAGGAAATGATTGGTGACGCATTAGAGAATGCTATTAAATGTTTGGAGAATTTTGATGTTAAAAAATATAAAAATCCTTTTGCTTATTTCACTCAGGTGATGTGGTATTCATTCTATAGAACAATAACTGAGGAATCTTATCATTCTTATATTAAACAAAAGAGTTTGGCGAGTGCTATTGAATTCTTTTCAACACAAAATGATGATGATGGAGAATATAAAAATACATATGTCAAATTCTTAAGAGAACATCAAAATGATGTGATTGTTGATTTCGAGAAAAGAAAAGAAGATAAGAAAAAGGCTTCTATATCAACAAGGACTCGTAAGAAAATAGATAATCCTGGTATTGAAAAATTTATGGTGGTTGTATGAAATTTAATGATGTTGCCGATATTTGTTTAATAGTAGAAGAAATATTAGGAATTGAACCGATCAAAGTATTACATTTCTTATCCAAAGAAACTGATATGTGTATGTCAACTTTCGATTTTGCATATGATATTATTACAGATAAGAGTACAAGTTATAAAGGAACAATAAATTCTAATATTTTACGGCGTCAAAAATCACCAAAAGGAAATTGGGTTAATATAGATGGAAATAAAGAACAAAATTTAAATGCTCTTGATATGGCTCAGAAATATGGATTGTCGCCTCATTATTTTCGTTTAATTTTACGTGGAGAAAAAGAAACATACAAAGGTTGGCATCTTGAATAAAATAGCAATTTTGACAGACCAACATTTTGGAGCCAGATCTGATAGTTTAGTTTTCTTAGATTATTTTGAAAGATTTTACCAAGATATATTTTTTCCTTTTCTAAAGAAAAATAAAATTACTGAAATAATTTCTTTAGGTGATATGTTTGAGAGAAGGAAATTTTGTAATTTCTTAACATTAAAGAGAACACGCAAAATGTGGCTTGAACCATTATTAGAAAATAATTTTAAAGTTCACTGTTTATTAGGAAACCATGATGTTTATTATAAAAATACTAATGATGTTAATTCAATAAAAGAAATTCTTGGAAATTATTCAAATTTTATAATTTATAATGAAACTGAAGAAATAATGATCGATGATACCAAGGTACTATTAGTTCCTTGGATTAACGATGAAAATCGAGAAACTTCTTTAAAAATCATTAATGAAACTGATGCCAAATATTGTTTTGGACATTTAGAACTTAACGGATTTTTAATGAATCGAGGTCAAAAATCAGAAGTTGGATTTGATGCTGAGCCTTTCAAAAAATTTGAAATGGTTGCAACGGGACATTACCATCACAAATCGGATAAAGAAAACATTCATTATCTAGGATCCCCATATGAGATGACCTTTGCAGATATTAATGATCCTCGGGGTTTTCATATCTGGAATACCAATACAAAAGAATTGGATTTTCATAAAAATCCCTATAAGATGTTTTATAAGATTTTCTATGATGATAAGGATCAACCTCTTTCTTCGTTGTTAAAGAAAATAACCGACAGATATCAAGATACCTATGTCAAAGTGGTAGTACATAACCGAACCAATCCTGAATATTTTGACAAATTCATGGAACATTTGTTTTCTATGCAACCTGCCGATATTAAAATTGAAGAGGATATATCAATAGATGCACCAGATATAATTGTGGATATGGCTGAAGACACACTTACCATTTTAAATAAGTATGTTGATACTTTGGAAGTTGATATTGACAAAGATAAAATTAAAGAGGAATTACGTTTGCTTCATATGGAAGCCGTAAATATGGAAAGATAAATGACAGTTCCTACTTTTACCGCATCAATTTTTATTGGTCTCAAACGTGGTTATACTGGTAAGGAGATGACAGTACAAGAAGTTGAAGACTTTTTGCAAGAAAAAGTAGATAAAATTGGTTTGTGTGTTTCTATTACACCCACGCGATATGTCTATACTAATGGAAACGAAAATGGTTTAATAATTGGTCTGATAAATTATCCACGTTTTCCGTCTGATGAATATAAGATCCGTATGTGTGCTCTGGAATTAGCTGGCGATTTAATGTTGTTTTGTAAACAAATGCGTGTTTGTGTTGTATTTCCTGATAAAACTATTATGCTTTCTAATAGTGAAGAAATTGAAAAAGTAAAATGACAATCTTTAAACGTATAAAGTGGAAGAATTTACTCGGAACTGGTGACCAATTTACAGAAATTGACCTTAATAAATCACCAACTACTTTAATTTATGGAACCAACGGAACTGGAAAGTGCCTTGCAAATTCCACAATTGTTAGTATCTTTGAAAGTGAAGAAAATAAAGCATTTAAAGAATTTAGAAATTTTATTAAAAATAAGTCTCTTTCTTAAACCGTTATAAGCATAAATATATGTATGAATTTTAAAAGAAATCGTACATATGAAGAAAAATTAATTGATGCGTTGGACAATAATATTAAAAATATTGAACCTTCCAAAAGAGAAAATATTTTACAGGAAATGAAAACAAATCTCGTAAGTGAAAATGTTATCAAAATACGAAAATATATTGTAGAAAAATATTTTGGAAGTCTACCTGAAAATGGAGCAAACACAGCGATTTATTGGATTGCAAGAGGCTGGGAAGAATATACAGCAAAACGAAAATCTTCAGAATTTTTAGCCAAGAAAGGAAAGAGAAAATCACCTTTTCAAGTTTCGTTTTGGTTAGAAAAAGAAAATCCAAATACAGGTAAAAAGTTTACTGAACAGGAAGCAGAATATAAAGTAAGATCTCAAAGACCAATTAATTCAGAATATTGGATAGAAAAAGGATATTCTGAAGAGGAATCAATTAAATTAGCTTTAGATAAAAAAGATTCTAACAATAAAAGTGGTGCAAAAGCTAGTAGGAATAGATCTGGATTATCTATACGAAAAAGCAGTAAACGATGTGCTGAATATTGGATAGAACGAGGTAAGACAAAAGAAGAGGCTATTGAAGAAGTTAAAAAAAGTCAAAGTACTTTTTCTTTGGAAAAATGTATACTTAAGTTTGGTGAGGAAGAAGGAACTAAAAAGTGGCAAAAAAGACAAGACAAATGGATAAAAACTTTAAATTCTAAACCTCAAGAAGAAAAAGATAGAATTAATAGATCAAAAGTTGCTTTCGGTGGTATTTCAAAAGCCGAAAAATTTATAATGTCTAAAATAATTGATATTATTCCAGAATTGCAAGTTCAATATAATATTGGAAATTATATTTGTGATTTTGTTTTGAACAAAAATGCTGTGGAATATTTTGGAGATTATTGGCATTGTAATCCTAAAAAATATAAACCAAAATTCATTAATAAAGTTAGTGGTTTGTCTGCTGAAGAAATTTGGGAAAAAGATAAGAAGCGAATAAAAGTTTATGAAGAAAATGGATTCACAGTTAAAATTATTTGGGAAGATGACTTTAAAAAAAATCCTGAAAAAATTATATTGGATATTTTAAGTTTTTTGAAATCATAAAATGATTTGTACACTTCAAGATATTTATAACTTTTATAAAGAGTTTCCACAATATAGGGGACAACTTTCGGTTGAAACTCGTTTTGGATATTATCCAATTTTAGCTTGCGAATATACGGCATACAATTCAGATGTTTATTTGGTAGAAATAGAAAATAATCATCTACTTTGTTCGCCAGAACATGAATTGTTTGTCAACGATTCATGGAAACATGTTAGGGATATTCATTTAGGAGATAATATAAAAACTAAAGATGGTAATGAGAAAGTGAAAATATCCTTACTTCCGCAAAAAATGGATTTAATGGATTTACAAGTTGCTGAAGTACATGAATTTTATGCCAATGATATTGTTTCTCATAATTCAACTTTATTGGATGCATTAACATTTGTATTGTTTGGAGTACCCTTTAGGAATGTTAATATTCCTATGTTAGTAAATGATACTAATGAAAGGGACATGGTTGTTGAGATTGAATTTAATTCTGGAAGAACAAACTATAAAGTCCGACGTGGATTAAAACCGCGAGTATTTGAAATTTATGCAAATAATGTGATGCTAGACCAGGAGTCTAAGGCAAAGGATTATCAGAAGTATCTTGAACAAAATATCCTTAAGTTAAATTTGAAATCATTCAAACAGGTTGTGGTACTTGGAAGTGCATCTTTTACACCATTTTTACAATTGTCTGCGGTTGAACGCCGAAATATTATTGAAGATCTTTTAGATATTCAGATTTTTTCAGCCATGAATCTTGCACTTAAAGTAAAAGTGGCAGAAATGAAAGAGGAATACATTTCTCTTTCTAATTCTATCGAATTACAAACGGAAAAGATTGCGCTTATAAATGCTTATCTTAATAAATTAAAATCGGATAATGTGAATGCTATATCTGATAAGCGTTTAATTATTAATGATAATAATCAACAAATAGAAACAATTTCAGATCAGATCAGAGGTATTGAGGAAGAAATTTCAGAGTTATTTACAACAATCGATGATAAGGAAAAAGTTCAGGGTAGAATTCAAAAATTACAATCTGCGGAAGACAAATTAGAGACCAATAAAATTAAGGTTGTTAAAGAAAAAAAGTTTTATGAAGAAACAAGTAATTGCCCAACATGTAAACAAGGTATTGATGATACATTTAAAAATGATATAATATCTCAAAAAACAGTTTTAATAAAAGATATTGAAAAGGCTTTGGTATCTTTAACAAAAGATCTGAATACTTCAGAGGCTAGGTTAGTTGAGATTTTGGAAATTACAAAAAATATTGAGAACAAAACAAATGAGATTAGACATTTGGAAAGTACTGTCCGCGCCATCGATTCCTTCATTAATAAAGTCGAAGTTGAGATTGAAGATCTCCAAAAGAATAATGGTAACACGAAAGAACAGGAAACTAAATTACAAGATCTTGAAAGTGATATGATTTCTTTGGCATCGGAACGTGATATTTTGATTTCTAGAAAGCATTCATTGGATATTATTTCTGTGTTATTGAAAGATACTGGAATTAAGACCAAGATTATTAGACAGTATCTTCCAATCATGAATAAATATGTCAATAGGTATTTGGCCGATATGGATTTCTTTGCCAACTTTGCACTGGATGAAAATTTTCGAGATACAATTCACATTCGTGGAAGTAAAGAAAGAACCTATTACCAATTAAGTGAAGGACAAAAATTAAGAATTGATTTGGCACTTTTATTTTGTTGGCGGGATATAGCTAAAATTAAAAATAGTGCAAGTACTAATCTTCTCATAATGGATGAGATATTTGAACGTAGTATGGATGCTACCGGTCTTGAGGATTTATTAAAAGTAATTCATAGTTTGAGTAGGGATATTAATATTTTTATTCTCAGTCCTCAGGGTGATTTGTTGATTGATAAGTTTATCAATACTATTAAGTTTGTAGAAGATCATGGATTTTCCGTGATTGAATGATATTTAACTTGTTCTCCTTAGAATTTTGTGTTATAATAGTTAATGTATGAATATTTCTTTGCCCAAATATACTCCAAATAATTATGAAAATTTAATGTCCTCGATAGATCCGATTGATGAATATTTGGGATTTTCACTGAAAATGGGAGATAATTTTCATCTTGGACCAATTGTTGGCTCGAAGGCGCGCCAATGTTTGCATGTTGTACATTCTAATTTGGAATATATCAAAAATAAATGTAACGGTGGTATTTTAACTGCCGCAGGATTGCCATCTCCTCAAACAATGATTGTCTCGGCGGTTGCTAAATATTTTGGTTTAAAATGTGTTATTACGATTCCCAAATACGATAATACTAAACGAGATTTTAATCGTATTAATGCTTCAATGGCGCAGAAATTTGGAGCGATTGTATACGGTGTGGGAAATCCAAATCCGGCTGGTCCAGAACATGATGCAAAAGAATTATCAAAACAATTAGGATATTTTCAAGTTAAATTTGGTATGACAGGTGATGTTGCAATGCAGCCCGTATCTAATCAAGTTCAAAATATTCCAGAATATGTTAAAGATATTGTAATTATTAGTGGATCTGGTTTATCGGCATTGAGTGTCCTATTAGGTACAGCAATGTTCGATAATAATATTGAGACTCTCCATACTGTGTGTTTGAGCAATCATATATTAAAGAATAAAGAAAAGTGGTATGATTCTAATCCACTTTCATGTAAAGTAAAAACTAAGTTACATTTGATTCCTTCAGATATTAATTATCGAACAGAATATAAATGGAATAAATCTTTCGACTTTGATTTGATTTATGAGAGTAAAGCATTTTTGTGGATGGTTGAGAATTTTAAGCCTTCGAAGGAAGTTTTGTTTTGGGTTGTTGGAAAAAGATTATATGATTTGACTTTGATTGAGGATATAAACTGGCATATGTCCAATCATGAAAAAGAGTTAAGAGAAGAACCGACAGATTTTATGGAACAATTTTTCGTATGAGTTTACTAAGACTAGCAAAAATAGAGGAAGTTCCACAAATACATAAAGAGTTTCAAAAGTTTGAAAAGAAACAAAAGTTGGAGGGTAAACCTCCAGTATTTGCTTTTATTAGACAAGATTATTTAAAGCGGTGTGTTGCTGATGCAACATTGTATTTTGATGATGGAATTATTGCCGTATTGAAACAATATAAAGTGAGAACGAAATACGGTAATGAAAAAGGTGAGTGGGGTTTATTGGAACTTTTAAATACTAATTTATCGAATAATTTTACTATATTGAAATTCATGCATAAGTTATTAGATGAAAAGGTTAAAAATAGTAAACTTTATGCTACTATTAGAGATGATAATGTAGCGTCAATAAAATTTCATACGGCGTTTGGATATAAACGTACAAAAGATATTATGTGGTCTAATGGTACGTTACCTGGTGGAGTTTATGTTTTTAACAATATGAAAGATAAGGATTGGTTTTAAATAATGGAAAAAACCTGTGTAGAAACACTTTGTGATATTTATTCGCGGTTTATACCTACCGGACAAGTATACGTTGCAACTGCTAACACTAAGATTTTTGGATGTGATACTGTTTTGGATTCTTTTGGATTAGTTTCTTTCCTGGTAGATGTCGAACAGCATTTTAATGATTTGTATGATGCCAATATTGTTGTGACAGATAGTAAAGCTATGTCACAAAAACATAGTCCTTTCCGTACAATTGATACGTTATCCAAATATATAATTAAATTGTTGTCAGAAAAAGGTATCGCCAATGTTGTCTGATTTACCGATTGCTCTTGTTACTGGTAGCAGAACTGGTTTGGGAGAATTCATTGCTAAAGGTCTTGTTTCCAAAGGTTTTTATGTTGTTGGATGCAGTCGCAATCAACCAAATTGGTCATTGAAAGGATACGAACATATTATTGCTGATGTGAGTGATGAAAATTCTGTATTAGATTTGATGAAGTATATTAGAGTTGAGTATGGACGTTTGGATGCCACTATTAATAATGCTGGAATAGCTTCCATGAACCATTCATTATTAACACCTACGAAAACAGTGGAACATCTTCTTGGTGTAAATGTTTGTGGTACATTTACAGTATGCCGAGAAAGTGCAAAAATTATGCAAAAACAGAAATATGGACGTATTGTTAATTTTACTACCGTTGCGGTTCCTATGCATATTGAAGGTGAAGCTTTATATGCTGCCAGTAAAAGTGCTGTAGAAACTCTTACTAAAGTATTGGCATTTGAATTGGGTAGTTATGGTATTACTATTAACGCTGTAGGTCCTACTCCTATTGATACTAATTTAATACTTAATGTTCCTGAATATCGAACAAATCAGGTTATTCAGAAATTGGCAATTAAACGGATGGGTACGCGCGAGGACGTTTTTAATGTTATTGAGTTTTTTATACGTCCAGAAAGTAGTGCCATTACAGGGCAAGTTATATATTTGGGTGGGGTATAATGAATCATCTTGATTGGTTGTTTGATATATTTAAACAAAATGCTGGCCGGACTTTCATGGTTTGGGGTGGCCTTCCTATTACATATTCAAATTTAATACGTTATATACAATATTATAAAGAGAAATTTATTGAATCTGGAATTAAAGGTGGAAAAGTAATAGCTTTACATGGGGATTATTCACCTAATAATGTGGCCGCTTTGTTAGCTTTGGTTGATGATGGAAATATTGTAGTTCCTTTAGCATCAATTAAAGAAGAATTTATAGATATTGCTGAAGTTCAGGCTATTTGTTCTTTTGATGAATATGGAAAAATACAACTTAAGTGGTTTCCTAGAGAAGTACATCACCAACTTAATTTGGATATAATTGCTAGTGGTAATCCGGGTTTGATTTTGTTTAGTTCAGGATCTACTGGAAAATGTAAAGCGTCAATGCATGATTTTTTGCAAGTATTGAATAAATTTAAAATTCCTAGACGACAATTGGTAACATTACCTTTTCTTAAATTTGACCATATGGGAGGAATCAATACACTTTTTGGTGTATTATCAAATGCTGGTACTCTAGTTCTTAGTTCTAATCGAGATCCAGAATTTGTGTGTTCGGCTATTGAAAAGTATAGAGTTGAATTGTTGCCAACTTCACCTACTTTCCTTAATCTTTTGTTGGTTTCCGAGGCATATCAGAAATATGATTTATCTTCTCTCAAATTTATTAGTTATGGATCTGAAATGATGCCTCAGGTGACCTTATTACGTATTGCAGAACTTTTTCCCAATGTTAAGTTATTACAAACTTATGGACTTTCTGAGGTTGGTGTTTTAAGATCAAAGAGTGAGAGTTCCAATTCTTTGTGGCTCAAAGTTGGTGGTGAAGATTTTCAAACTAAAGTTGAGGATGGAATATTATTCATTAAGGCAAATTCTGCGATGAAAGGATATTTTAATGCTCCTTCTCCTTTTGTTGATGGTTGGATGAATACTGGCGACCGAGTAGAAGTGAAGGGAGAATATATACGTTTTCTTGGTCGTGATTCAGAAATCATTAATGTTGGTGGACAAAAAGTTTATCCGGCAGAAGTTGAAAATGTTTTACTGTCTATGAGTAATGTTTGTGATGTTACCGTTTCGGCTGAATCTAATTTTTTAATGGGTTATATAGTAGTAGCTCGATTTAATCTAATTGATAATGAAGATTTCTTATCATTTAAATCCAGAGTGAGAGAATATTGTAAGTCGCGTCTTGAGTCATTTAAAATACCAACTCGAATAGAGATAGTAGAAAAAGAACTATTTAATAGTCGTTTTAAGAAAATAAGGTTTCAGGAGCAAATGTGAATAACCAACCAAAGTATTATTATGATAGAAATTCTTATATTATCGATGATTATAACATTAATAAAACTTTTGAAGAATTGTTGTTAATGTCAGTTACAGAATTTGAAGGGTGGGTTGACCACATGCGTTCAAGTGTTTTGAAGGTGTGGGATGAAAAAGGAATACCACCTCTTTCTGGAATGACTGAAGATGATATGTCTGAAGAATTCCGTAAAATGAGCGGAACGCCTGGTAAAACTATTTCATTATATAAACCAAAATCTGGAAGTACTAAGCCATATATTGATGAATTAGATGGTAAGGCTAATGTGATTATCAATGATGGTTATATGGGAAGTTGTGTAAATCAGTTCTTTCCAACAATGGCCCAGACAAAGATTAATTATCAGACAAAGATTAATGATGAAGGTAGTTTTTCTGGATATGCCGTATATGATCTTTTTGCTAATGATAAATTTCGAAATAGAATGCAAAAGGGATGTCGGAGACATTTTAAACGAGACTCATTCTACCGTTATTCAGCATCTATTCTCAAAAATAGTAATTTAGGGCTCGTACCAGCAGAAACCGGCAAAGAGTGGGTTCAATTATTTAAAAGAGATTTTGTCCGATTTGTAGATTATGGATATTGGCTCAATAGAGTAGAACCGACAGAAGAAGGTGAAACTGGTAGCGGATATACAGAAGTTGATGCTTCTAATTTCTTGTGGTTATCTAAAGCCGAGATTTTGGAATTATATCATTTAGGAATTATTAATGATGAAAATCTTACTAATTTGGTTGATTTGAGATCATATGAATTACTTCCTAAATTTGTTTGTTGGACTCCAGAATTGGAATTAGAAAGACATTTGAAAGAGGATGAACAATATCATATTCGATTTTATAAGAAATCAACACGAATATTTCCAATAGGATTTACCGCTTTTAAAATAGGTTACATACAAGTTGCAGTTAATTTTCCACCTATGATTGCTAAGTATTTGTATGAAAAATACACAGATAATTGTAAAGGACAGCATGTTATTAATGTTTACGACCCATCATCCGGATGGGGCGGCCGCATAGCTGGTGCTATGACAGTTCAGGAAGATCGGCATATTAATTATATTGGAACCGATCCGAATACAGATAATTTTATTGATGAACTTGGTATTACTCGTTATGAGTATTTGGCACAATTTATTAATCAATCGCTTTCATCAGGATGGGGGTATGAACCTCATACTTATGATGTTTATCAATTGGGTTCCGAAGTAATTGGAAAAGATAAGAAATTTAAAAAGTATAAAGGTAAATTAGATTTGGTGTTCACCTCTCCGCCATATTTTAATCGTGAAGGTTATTCTGAAGATGAAACTCAATCTTTGAAGAAATTCCCTCAGTATGATGCCTGGCGAGAAGGATTTTTGAAGCCAACGCTGACAACAGCATATACTTATTTAAAACCAGACCGGTATCTTTTATGGAATATTGCCGACATTAAAACATCTGAAGGATATTATCCTCTTGAACAAGATAGTAAAGATATTTTAAAATCTCTGGGAGCCGAATTTGTTGGAGTGGAAAAGATGGTTTTGGCAAATATGCCTGGAACTAATCGGGTAGGTGAAGATGGTAAACCTACATGCAAAAATTTCTGCAAAGTAAATGGTCGTTGGCATAAAACTGAATTGATTTTTATTTTTAGGAAACCAAAGATATAATTGACATCCTAGAATTTTCTTGATAAAATTGTTATTATGAATATCTTTGTTTTGGATACTGATTTTGAAAAGTGTGCTAATTACATGGTAGATTCTCATGTGGTTAAAATGCCAACAGAACATACGCAGATTTTGTCCACAGTTTGTAGAGTTAATGGTTTAGATGTTGGAATGAAATCAACGCACCAACATCATCCCTGTACTTTGTGGGCCGGTAAATCTAAACAAAATTATATTTGGTTACGTGATCTTACTCTGGTTATTGGTGAAGAATGGTGTACAAGATTTAATCATATTTGTGCGGATGAACATAAGAGTATTGCGGTACTTAAAACTCTTCCAATACCAAATCTTCCTAATATTGGGTTGACAGAGCACGCATTGGCCATGCCGGAAGAATATCGGGAGTGTGATCCTGTTAAGGCCTATCGCAAATATTACATCGGAGCCAAACAGCATTTGGCTAAATGGAAGCACGGGATTACTCCTTCTTGGTATACAACCAAATAATAGTAATTATGATGATTAAATTAAAGTTCGTTGATTTTTAGGAAACCAAAATAAATGCAAAACCCCTTAGTATCCTGTATAACTGTTACGACCGCAAACCGTAAAGAATTCTTTCCGCAATTACTTCGTTGTTGGTGGGAACAGACATATCTAAACACGGAACTTGTAATTGTTTCGGAAGATGATATGTCTGATGTTATTCCAGTTCATCCGAGAATTCGTTTTATTTCATGTCCATCCGGAACGTCCTTGGGACAAAAACGTAATATTGCATGTGAAAATTCTCAAGGTGAAATTATTGCTCATTTTGATGATGATGATTGGAGTGCACCTATCCGAATTGAGGAATGTGTAAAGGCTTTAATTAAACATAAAGTCTTTATTACAGGTTATAGAAATGCTCGTTTCTATGAAGTTGATACTAAATTAACGCGTGTGTGGGATGGTGGTCCAAATCTTATTATTGGATCGAGTTTAGTATATGCTAAGAATTTTTGGCAAACTCATAAATTTGAAGATATTCCAACAGGAGAAGATCTTAAGTTTTTAGCATCTTCAGGTTTAATATATGCTATGAATGGTATGGAAAGAATGATTTTCCGAGATCATTCGAACAATACGTGGCCACGTGCAGAAAAATATAATAAAGCTTGGAAAATTGTTGATTCTATTGAAACTCAAGAATTGTTATATAGTCAGAAACCTATTAAAATTGTAATGGGTATGTTGTCTTGGAATGATAAGGAAACAACACTCAATAATCTTGATACTTTATATGCTGAAGCAAAGAGATTACGACAATTTAATTTTGATTCGGAGGTTGTTGTAGTTGATAATGGATCTACTGATGGTACAAAACAGGCCCTTAGAAAAGTAAAGAATATTCATGTTATATCCAATAAAACTAATTTGGGTATTGCGCCGGCTCGTAATCAATTGTTTGAATATGCCAAAGTCTTCGATTCGGAATTTACATTTTCTGTAGATTGTGATATTGCTGTAGTTCCATTTTCAGTTTTAGAAATGCTACGTTGGTTACGTTTACGGGCGAATATTGCAGCGTGTATTGGAACTGAATGGGATTTATGCACTGAAGATCCAACAAAAGTGGCCACTTGGTGTCCTACTATTACTATTAATACGCACATTCAACCACATCAGGCACCATTAGGATATGGTTTGTGGTTTACAAATGTTTTGAATCGATATAGATTTGATGAACGATTTGGACCTGGTTGGGGTGGGGAAGATAATGATTTAGCATTGACAATTGAGTCTGAAACATATTTGAAAATGTTTGTATTTCCTTTAAAGTATTTACATTTACATCCACATAAATCTATAGATTTACTTAAAGTTGATGGTGTGGATCCTGAAAAGGTTGTTCGTGAACGCTACCAAATACTTATTGATAAATGGGTAGAAATTCCAGAGTTTAAACCTTTTATTAAAAGGTTAGTGCAATCTAAGAATTTGGAAAGTAATATTTTACCAACATGAAACCTATAATTTGGGTTTATTGGGAAAATAAACCAGGACAGTCTGATCCATTAATAGTTCAGAGATGCAAAGAGATTTTTAGACAATATAAAAATGTAATTATTCTCAATGAAAATACAATTAAAAATTATGTGAATTTGATAGATTGTAGTCATATAAAAATTCTAGCATATAAAGGTGATTATTATCGTGCCAAATTACTTTCTGAATATGGTGGAATTTGGTTTGATGCTGATTCTATTTTGTTGGATGATTTTAGTGATTTGTATGATCAATTATTAAATAGTGATTTTGAGATGTGCGCAGAGAATTCGGCCGAAAGTTGTAGTCCATCTTGTTTGTTATTTAAACCTAAAAGTGTTATTGCGAAGAAATGGAGTTTATATTGTGAAGAAATGATACTTGCTGGAAAATGTATGGATTTAAATGATTGGGGACAACTTGCTGGATATGCTCTTGCTAGAATTATTAAAGAAACTAATAATAGTGTGATGGAATTTCCTGGAAGATATATGTTTTCTCTTGGTTACGAAAATAGAATTTTTATGAATTATTATAGTCAAGATGCCAGATATATTAAACAACAATTGCAACAAATTAAAACACAAGGAGCCAAAGTTATCACATTATATGGTACGTTTATGTATAATCTTATTATACCAAACCAATGCTTATTAGAACAGATGTGGACAATGGCAAAAATAAATGAATAATAACGAAGATGTTTCGGTATCGGGTGTTGGTTCCTCTCGGGCCGCTACTAAAAAATTAGATTAGAAATTCCTGAATTATTAAAAACTTTTAAGGTTAAGACATTATTGGATTTACCGTGTGGGGATTATCATTGGATGCAACATGTTAATTTGTACGGTATATTGTATACTGGGGCCGATATAAATGAGGAAAGAATTGTGGATAACAAACAAAAGTATCCAGAAATTCACTTTGAAGTATTAGATATTACTTCAGATCCTCTTCCTAAAAGTGATGTTGTTTTGGTGAGAGATTGTTTGGTTCATTTGGACAATAAGAGTATTTGGAAGACTATCAAAAATCTGAAGAAGAGTGGATCAACATATCTATTAACTACGAATTTTCCAGTCATTATTCATTCTACTTTAAATAATAATATTAAAACCGGTGGTTGGCGTCCATTAAATTTTCAATTAAAACCTTTTAATTTTCCAGAACCTATTGGCGTGATTGTAGAGAATTGTACTGAGGAACCTTGGATTGATAAATCATTGTGCCTTTGGAAAATTGAAAATCTTTCTTGACATTTAATTGTGTTTGTGATATACTTTATGTATGGTACCTTTGAAGAATCGAAATCGAAAGGCGTATTCATTCGCCAATATTAATTTATTGGGAAAATGTAATGCTGATTGTTATTTTTGTCTCGGTAAAGATATTCCTTCTGAATTGGTCGGAAAGAATCAACTTTCGGTTCATTTTACACAATGGAAGAATTTTAAGAGTTTCTTAACGCAGTGCCGAGATAATGACATTTCGAAATTATATTTAACTGGACAAACGGCCGACGGACTTCAATATGTTTACCTAGATGAATTAATTGATTATCTTCAGGATAAATGTGGATTTTCTGTTGGTATTCGAACGAATGGTTATCTCGCTTTAAAAAGGATGACAACCATTCGTAAGATGAAAGATGAAATCGGGTACAGTATTCACACCCTGAATTGTACTAATAATAACCTTATTATGGGTAGACGAGATTTGCCAGAGTGGAATAAGATTATACCACAAAGTGGTGATAATGTACGAGTTGCCATTGTATTGAATCGTTATAATGTTTTAGAATTTTATTCTCTTTGTGAATATATTTCTCAATTTCCAAATGTTAATTATATTCAGGTTCGCCGGGTTTCAACAGATACTCGAATGGTATTTCTTAATGAAGATATTGATATTTTTGAAAAGTTTTACCAATGCTTTATTTCTTACAATAAACCTATCCGCGAATATTATGGTGCTCCTATTTTCAAACTTTTTGGTAAGGATATTGTATTTTGGAGAACAGTTGAGACTTCAATAAATTCCTTAAACTACTTTACAGACGGAACGTGTTCCGATGAGTATTTTGTGGTAGAAGGATATCTTAAGAATCAGGATGTAAATAATGCAGAAGGCACTTAGTTTTGATGATACACTATTAGTTCCAAAAAGAACATTTGGTGGCAGTCGTGGGCAGGTTGATATATCCACAAATATTTGTGGATATAATATGAAAATTCCTATTTTTTCGGCTAATATGTCTTCGGTAACTGAATCAGAAATGGCTATTGCAATGCGGCGAAATGGTGGCCTTGGAGTTCTTCATCGAATGTGTGATCCTGCCGAAAATATTAAAATGGTGAAAAATGTGTATTTGGGACTTTCAGAAGACGACTATACTAAAACTCCAGTATTTGTTTCTTTGCCATCTAATGGATTTGATGCTCTCAATAGAATAAAGGATACTCTTGAATTTAAACCTTATGGTTATTGCATAGATGTAGCACATGCTGATTCTCCTGATGTGGAAGAAACTGTAAAACGAATTATACAAGAATATCCGGAATTAAATTTGATTGTTGGTAATTATGCGACACCCGAAGGTATTAGAAATCTTATCAATATAATTGATAAAAAAGATCTTTCTAGAGTTGCATTTAAAGTGGGAATTGGTAGCGGAAGCCAATGTTCTACACGTATTGTTACCGGTTGTGGTATTCCTACATTAGAAAGTATATTTCGAATTAGAAATAATGATTATATACCAAAAGATATTAAATTGATTGCTGATGGTGGAATTCGTAATTCTGGTGATATTGTAAAAGTTTTGGCCTCTGGCGCGGATGCAGTTATGTTAGGTAGTTTGTTGGCTGGAACTAAAGAGGCTCCCGGTAATGTTATTAAAAATTCTGGTGGTCTTTATAAGATTTATAGAGGCAGCGCCTCATATGGACAGAAGTTTGAAGTGGGAAAACAAGGATATATTGAAGGAACAGAAACTTTAGTGCCATACAAAGGCCATGTTACAACTATTCTTACTCAATTGGTAGAGGGAATCAAATCAGGATTTTCCTATTGTGGTTCCCTTAATCTTGAAGAATTGCAAGATAATGCGGAATTTGTCGAAATATCAAATGCTGGATATAGAGAAAGTACACCTCATGGGGTTTAAATATGACAGTAAAAGAACGATATGAAGAGTGGTTGCGGCGAGCAAATAAAATTGCCGAAGATTTGGAAATTGAAATAAATTTCACTGTAGAAGTTCGAGATTATACACCAGAAGCCTGTGTGGACGTTTGTCAAAAATATACAGATTGTGGTTTTTATTCAAAACCTGGCAATACTTATATTAATTGTTGTTGACATTCCCGGTCGTTTGTGCTAACATATTAGTATGTCTGAAGAAACTAATATTGTAAATGTCCAAGCTAAAAAACTCCTGGCTCGATTGTTAGTAACGGAAGCTATAACAGTTATTCATGCAGGAACTAGGACAGCATCATTTGATCCAAAACGAAGAATATTGACTCTTCCAATTTGGAAAACAATGAGTGGCGACCTTTATGACCTTTTTGTTCTTCATGAAGTATCTCATGCACTTTATACTCCACAAGGAAGTAAACCTTTAATTGATGCGTGTAACCGGGTTGCTTCCAAATATCCAAAAGCAGCAAAAAGATTTGTTAATATTGTGGAAGATGCCAGGATTGAACGACTTATTAAAGTAACATATCCGGGTGGTCGTGGTGCATTTATTCGTGGTTATACGGAACTGGTTGAACGTGATTTCTTCGGCACAAAAGGAAGAGATATAAACGATTTTGGTATCATTGATAGGATAAACATTTATTTCAAAACTGGTAATAATGATATTCAGTTTACTGATTACGAAATGCAATTTATTCATGATATTGAAAAGGTTTTAACTTTCGATGAAGTTATTGGAATTTGTGAAAGATTGTATACTTATGCCAAAGAGGAAAGAGATAAGAAAAAGGCTGAATCAGAAGAGGACTGCCAAGAAACAGAGAATGACGATCCAGAATCTGGAAATGAAGAATTGGATCCAAATTCTAAAACCTCAAAATCTTCCATGAATGATTCGGAAGATGACGACGATTCTGATGTAGATGTCGATCCAGATACGGATGATGACGAAGATATACCGGATGAAAATGATGAATCTATACCGGATGAAAATGAAGAAACTTCAGGAGATGCTGATAATGGCGAAGAAACTAATTCGGACGAAAAGACCGATGAGGACAAGAAACCCGAAAAAGCCTTTAAAGACTCTGAAGCCGAAGCACCCAAAATAAATGATGATCCTATTGAATCTGTAACAGATAAAACTTGGGAAGAAAAACAGGAAGAGTTGTGTGATTTATATGCACGTCCAATTCGGTATTTGGGTATTCCTAAACCAATATTAGAAAATATAATTGTTCCTTATAAGAAAGTTCATTCTAATATTCGAAAACATTATTTGAATGCTGGTGTAGGTTTTGTAACGAGTCATTCAGAAGAATTTGCACGTTTCAAAGATGAAAATAAAACAGTTGTTGATTGGCTTATTAAAGAATTTGAAATGCGTAAGGCTGCCAATCAATATTCTAGATCATTATCTGCTAAGACTGGTATATTGGATATGAATAAATTGAACCAGTATAGGTTTGCGGATGATATCATGAAGAAGGTGACTTCAATTATTGGTGGAAAGAATCATGCGCTTGAGATATTTGTTGACTGGTCAGGTTCTATGGTCCAACATGCATTGGGAACAATACATCAATTAATAAATATTGCGATGTTTTGTCGTAAAGAACAAATACCATTTAATGCTTATACTTTTGGTGCCGAGACTGTCCATAGCCAAGAACTCAGAGGTAAAACAGGTCAGTGTGGCAATGCTGATGTTTTCCAATTTGAAATTGAGGATTTTGGTTTCTTTTATGGTTTTTCTTTACACCAAGTGCTTTCGAGTACAATGTCCGCAATGGAATTTAATGATGCATGTATTAATTTATTCATGATGGCATCTTCTTGTGGTTCGGGACAAAGAGGACTTCCAAAAGCTGAAAAAATGAGTGGAACACCTTTGAATGAAGCCATTGTTTCTGCCATTGAAATTGTAAATCGCCTTCGTAAGAAAACTAATATTCAAGTTATAAATACAGTTTTTATTACTGATGGTGAGGCAACTACAGATGGCCGGTATATTCACGAAGTTAAAACATTATTTGAAACCACCTATATTGATTATGGAAAAGAAGATGTGTTTTTGCGAGATTCAGTAACACATATAGATTATCCGTTAAGCAATATAAAAAGGGATACTACAAAGGCATTTCTTCAAATATTTCGAAATAGAACTAAGACTAATGTAATTGGGTTTTTTATTTCGGGAGGTGACAAATATAGTCAAAAGATTGACATCGCTACATTATATCCAGAACGTTGGGGTAAAGGTGAATTTGAACAAAATAAAATTGAAAAGGAATTAGAAGAAAATAATTTTGTTCTCGTGCCAAATATGGGTTATACTGAATTTTATATAATTCCTGGTGGAAGAGAATTACGAATTTCTTTACCAGGTTCACCGTTAACTGGAATTATGGGAAATGGAAAAATGGTTACGGCGATGTCTGCACATGGTTTAAAGCAACGAAAGCAACGAATTTGTTTGAACCGTTTTATAAAAATTATTTCATAAAGGTCTTGCTTTTTAGACCAAAATGTAGTACAATAGTAATGATGAAAGGTATACAAGAAGGTTAATGAATGGCAAAAGATAAAGTTGTTAATAAGAATCAACCAAAGAGTTTGACTTCCGCACAACATATGTTTGTGGAGCAACTTCAGGCGCGTTTTGGTGAGCAATTTACAAATGTTAAACGCAATGAATTGTTGAAGGCATCTCAAGATATTTTGAAGGCCGCTACAATTCCAGCTTGGATTGCAAGAAATTTGAAAGTTCGTAATAAGGAGAAGCGTGGAAGATATGATCTTAGTGTACTTCTTAAGTTGCCTGTTGTAGCCTTTGAAGAGGTGAAGACGGCAAAAGTAAAGAAGACTCCTAAGGTTGTTGCAAAGAAGGCTACTAAGGCACCTAAGGTTCCAAAAACTACTAAGAAAACTAAAGAAACAGGGATTGTTGATACTGAGACGGCATTGGCAGATTTAAATACGCCGGCAATTCAAGATGATCCTTTTTCCGAAGAAATAGCCGAGTAATACCATTTATATTGGCGAGTAATATATGACACTTAAACAAAAACAAGAGAATTTTGTTTCCATTGTTCAGAAACAATATGGAATTAATAGAGATTATATTACTCGCCAAGAAGTTATTTGGTTAATTAAGAATATTGGAATTAAAAGTCCAACCTGGTTAGTAAACGATCTTCAATATAAAATTGCAAGAGGAAAGTATAAATTGCCGAATTTGTTACTTGGCCAAACTGCGCCACAATCCTCAGATGATGAAGATTTGACAACTGTAGCCGAAGAAATATTTAATCCAAAACCAAAAAAAGAAGTAAAAAGGATTTTTCCAAAACATATTTCATATGTTCCTAGTGAAGGACTTGTTCCTGGTGCAGAACCTACATTTGTTCCTTTTGGTTGTTTTCAGGATGTGAAATCCATTATTGAAAGTGGTGTGTTTCTTCCAATTTATATTTCTGGACCGACACGTTCTGGAAAAACCTTAACGCCTATTCAAGTTTGTTCTCAACTCAAGAAAAATTTGTATCGTGTTAATATTACTATTGAGACAGATGAGAGTGATCTCTTAGGTGGATATAAATTGATTAACGGAGAAACAGTATGGGAGGATGGACCAGCAGTTAAAGCTATTGAAGATCCTACTGGTGCTGTATTGTTGCTAGATGAAATTGATTTGGGTTCTAATAAACTTCTTTGTCTCCAACCTATTTTAGAAGGAAATGGAATTTACATTAAGAAAACAAATAGGTGGGTTCGTCCTTCAGAAGGATTTAATGTTATTGCGACAGCTAATACAAAAGGACGTGGTAGTGAAGATGGCCGATATATTGGTACTAATGTAATGAATGAAGCTATGTTAGAGCGGTTTCCTATTACATATGACCAAGGATATGCAAATAAGAAAATTGAGGCATCGATCCTTAAAAAGAATCTTAAAATGTATGGTGAAGAATCTCCGCAATTTATAGATTGTTTGTGCCAATGGGCTGATAATATAAGGAAAACAAATGCTAACGGCGGCGTTGATGAAACTATTTCAACGGGGCGTTTGGTATACATTATTAAAACTTATGTAGTTTTTGGACGTAATCGTATGAAAGCTATCAAAGATAATATTGCCCGATTTGATTTGAATACACAGACTAGTTTTTTGGATATGTATACCAAGATTGATGAACATGCCGTAGATGGTCCAGACGACCAAATAGTTTTGGGAGTCGATCTTCAAACTCCTGTTGTGAAAAAAGTTTGTTGGTAGTTGACTTCCAATAGAAAATTGTGTTATAATTGATCAATATGAATAGTGCTGTGTGGGTCAAAGAACCTGACCCAGTAAAAAATAATTTACCTGCCGTGTGGGATCTGGTTTTGTCGGACCTTGAATTGTCACGGAAGAATCTTTCTAATGCTCCTCAATATCAAATATTGGATCTGTTAATAGCAGATATTCATTTGAGAGATATTACAGGCGAGAAGAAATATGGAGTTCGTCTTCAACCATTTAATGGTAGGAAGAATCTCAAAGATGCATATGAGGAGTTCTTGGATGCTGTTGTATATTTGCGTGCTGAATACTTCGAAATGACTTCTGGTGAGAAGACCGAAGAAATTGAAAGTTATGCCAGAAGTATTGGAGTTTTGTATACGACGGCACTGGATGCTTCTCTTAAATTAAGATATTTAATGGAATTGAAAAAGGAACAGAATGGCTAAAGCGAAATCGAAAATGGTAACAGAAATTACACCGGCAACAATTGAAGTTTTAAAGAATGCTGCCCAGATTAATCAAACTCTGCTATTTCCTGTGGGAAATAAGTTGATAACGCGTTCAGTGAAAAAGCATACTTATTTGGAGACAGTTGTTGCTGAATCTTTTCCAAAGAGGTTTACTATTTATGATTTGAATCAATTTCTTTCGGTAGTTACCCAATTTGAGAAACCAACATTGAATTTTGGTGATGCTGAGGAATATGTTAAGATCAGTGATGACGGTGGAGGAATGTCTGTTAAGTTTCATTATGGTGATGAATCGTTAGCATATATTCCTGATCCCAATAAGAGTGTTGCATTGCCAAGTACAGAAGTGACTGTGAAATTAACTGAAAAGGATTTCCGTCAAATTACAAATATGGCTCGTACTTTAGGCACTCCAGAACTTGCCCTCGAAAGTGATGGAAAAGTGTTAAAGTTGGTAACGATGGATAGTAAGAATTCGGCAACGAACACTACTGACCTACCAATTGGTGATGCTCCTTCAGATATTCCTTTTACGTTTGTATGGAAGATTGAGTATCTAAAACTTATACCTGGAACCTATGAATTGGCAGTGAGTAAAGCGGGCTTGAGCCGATTCAAGCATTCGGATATGCAAATTGTATATCATATTGTCCTTGAGGCTGCTAGTACTAAATACGGAGAATAATTATGACAACAGAAGAGATTTTGAATATTTTAGAATTCATTCAGAAATCTGCTGGTAGTGATACGGCGCATTTTATCGTATATGCTGATGGTAGTGGACATTTTGCGGCAGGTTATACGGAGGATTTTCCTCGAAAGACTTCTTGTTATTTTAACCATGTTTCGTCAGTTAAATTGACTACGGTAGAAACAGAAATTTTAGAAAGTGATTCTTCATCTTTGATTCTTCCTTCAGAAAATTAATAGTTTAAGGGGATGTCTGCCAACTGGTAAAGCAAGCGGACCTTCAATCCATTAATCCGAGTTCGAGTCTCGGCGTCCCTACCAAAAATATGCCCAAATCAAATAATGGTCGAGATACAAAACTCCACTGTCAAACATGTGGAAAGAAGCGAAATATGATTCAGTTTTTCGCTATCAACACGGATCAAAAGGATGAAAAGAGTAAGGTTTATCCTTTTGATCTTAAGAGGTTCTTGGAACTTATTAATTCTAATGAAATGGTAAAGTTGCCAAAGTATTATGTCGGAGTTTGCGGTATGTGTTATCAGAAGACATTTTTTCGTGGTAAGAATCATGGAAAGAAATTAGAAATTGTTGATGTATAATTTTCTTTATTGAGGATATTTTATTATGATTAGATCTGAAATTATCTGGACAGAAAAGTTTAGACCACATACAATTAAAGATTGTGTTTTGCCAGAATCTTTACAACAAATTTTTCGGGCGTATGTGGATAAAAATATTATTCCTAATATGGTGTTATCTGGTGGTCCAGGTATTGGAAAAACTACTGTGGCTCGCGCTCTATGCGATGAATTAGATGCTGATTTTTTATATATCAACGCATCAGAAAATGGTAATATTGATACCATCCGAACTGATATCCGAGGATTTGCCTCTACGGTTAGTATGACTGGTGGACGTAAAGTTATTTTGTTGGATGAAGCTGACGGACTCACGGCTGTGGCGCAGCAGGCTCTCCGTGGTTTTATTGAAGAATTTGCAGGTAATGCCTCATTTATTTTGACTTGTAATTTTAAAAACAAAATTATTGATGCATTACAATCAAGATGCCCTGTAATTGAATTCAAACCAACCAAAGCTGACAAACCCAAAATGGCAAGGCAAATGCATTTGCGAGCCGTTGATATCCTCAAGAGAGAAAATATACCTTATGAGGATAAGGTCCTTGCTCAATTGATTATGAGATTCTTTCCTGATTTTAGGGAAACTATTGGAGTACTTCAGAAATATTCGATTGTTGGAAAAATTGATTCGGGTATCATTTCTGCCCTTGATGATTTTCCAATCAAGACTCTTATGGCGTCAATGAAAGAAAAAGATTTCACCAAGGTTCGTAGATGGGTTGCAGATAATTCAGATAATGAGCCAACTAGGATTTATCGCCAATTGTTTGATGCTATGAATGATCTATTAGAACCACGTTCTATTCCTCCTTTTGTATTGATATTAGGTGATTTTTTGGACCAAGCTAGTAGGTCATTGGACCAAGAAGTTTGTTTACTTGCTTTTCTTACAAGAATTATGATTGAAGAGGATATCAATTGGAAATGAAAGAACTTCACTTGCTCAGAGATGCTATAGTAAATGCCATTGATTATATGCATCATGACAGATTTTGTGACATAGATCAATGTGATGTTTGTACTTGCTATATGGAAAGGGCCGCCGAAGAATTGCGAATGGCATTTAATGCCGTTAATGCACAGGTATATAAATGCCGGACCTCGGACAAATTTTAAATTCTATACACCATGTCAAGAATGATCTTTTTCGAGAAGAAGGTTCCGATCCTCAACTTGTAGAAAAAGAATATAAAAAATTGGCATTTGTGGTAAACCGATGCCTTTCATATTTTATCGATACGGTTTTCCACGCCCAAGAAATGAACCAACGTTCTTCCTTAGATGGTAAACCACAATATCAATACCACCTTCATGCCATTAAAAAAGGCAAGAGATTTTCTAGAGGAATGAAAATTGAGAATCCGGAGAATTTGAAAATTGTAAAAGAGTATTACAATTTTTCAGATAAGAAGGCAAGAAAAGCTTTACAGATATTGTCTCCTGAAGATATTGAATTTATTAAAGCGAGATTGTATCAGGGTGGAACTGGTAAGAAGAAAATGTGAATGATATAAATATCCATGTACTCTTTGTGGAATATTATTGAGTCTTTCAACCTTCATTATACCATGAGGAGAATTTGACCGAAGGAATAAAGATATGTTATTTGACGATGTTGGAATTGAAATTAGATTGAAAGCCGAAGATGATTTTTTGAAGGTGAGAGAAACATTAACTCGGATTGGTATAGCTTCAAGAAAAGAACCAAAATTATTTCAATCGGCACATATATTACACAAGCAGGGTAGATATAAGATTCTCCATTTTAAGGAACTTTTTAAGTTAGATGGTAAACCTACAAATTTATCCGAAGAAGATATTGCACGGCGCAATACCATTGCAAATTTATTGGGCGATTGGGGTTTAGTAGTATTGTTAGATCCCGAAAAATCGGCTGCTCCTGTTGTATCTATTAACGTTTTAAAAATAGTATCCTTTAAGGATAAAGTAAATTGGGAATTGGTTCCGAAGTATAACATTGGTCGTAAAAAAGTTATTTTGAATGTGTCATAAAATAAAACTAGACATTTGTGTATTATTGTGATAAGCTAGATATTATGAAACACCCAAAAGATCTATTACGAAATAGTAAGGTTTTATTTCATTGGATTGAATCTAAGGTTGGCCAACCTTGGAATAATGTATATTCTGAATTGTGTTCTCTTGCAGATATGCGGAGTAAGGTTGGCCAAACTCTTCGTGGCCAGATAGGTTGGACTGTCGAAATTAATGTTTTTATTGGTGATGATGATAAGGCATATTCTCAAAAAACTGGTTATCCTGTCAGGAATTTCTACGTTCATCCCAAAACTGGGATCCTTTGTTCTCCTTTGAAAGTTGTTTATAAACCAAAACCCAAAAAGATTGAGAGTGTATTTTGGTATAGTATTAATTCCAAAGGAAGTGTTTGTTTTGAATCGGTAACTTTTGATCGTCCAGCTAAATGTGGATGTGTTCACTACAAACCTAAAATGGATATTAAAGAAAGATATTCCGATTTTAATGCTAAACCTAAGATTTGTATCCATGGTAATGAAGCTTCGAAGGAAACTATTTGGTATGTTGTAGAATATGGAGAACATGATCCGGACGATGTTTATAAAATTTATTCTTATGAGACTTGTGAAAATGATTACGGTTTTCGCTTTTTTTATGGTTTGAAAAAACCGGGAGATAAATTTGTAGTTTATTATCGTGATAATCCAAACGCCCAACGCCGATATGAGATTCATAGGAAACAGGCGAATCATAAAGAATTGTTAGTACTGCGGCAGTTGATAAATAAATTGTGAGAGATAGATGCGGCAATTAAACGAAGCATTAGAATTAGAACAGGAAAATGATAAGTACCGAGAAACTCTGTATTTATTGAAATCGGAAATTGCAAGAATCCGTAGTGAGTATTTTCTTGGAGCTATAATTTTGAATGAAATGGCAATTGAAGAAATTGATGAAGAATTGGAAACAGTTGCTTTGTCAATTGAAAACGTTTTGTTTTAACATTTAAGGATATTATTATGCTCAATGTGAAAGGTCCAGAAGGTGATCTTGGAGTTATAATTGCAAGATTTCAAACTCCAGTACTTACACCAGCACACCGAGAATTGATTGATACTGTTAGGTCTCGCCATAAGAAATTTATCATTATTCTTGGTGTGTCTCCGGTTTGTCCATCAACTAAAAATCCATTTGATTTTTCTACGAGATACCAGTTAATTCAGGAATCTTATCCCACTGTGGCCATCATTCCAATACAAGATGTTCGTTCTGATAAAATGTGGTCTGATAATTTGGATCAACTTATCCGAGGAATTTATTCGTATGAGAAAGTTGTTTTGTATGGATCTAGGGATTCTTTTATTACGCATTATAAAGGAAAGTTTATTACAGTAGATTTAGAGGCATTTGGAGATTTTGCCAGTACGAAAGCTCGTCAGGATGCATTTCATGATATTCGTTCTACTGAGGATTTTCGTAGAGGAATTTGTTATGCTGCGGCCAACCAATATAGGAAGAATATTCTTTGTGTTGATGTTGCCGTAATTAAACAAGAACAAGTTCTTTTAGGACGAAAAAATGAAGACGGCGAACTTTGGCGTTTTCTTGGTGGACACGTTAATGCTAATGAAACTGCCGAAACTACCGCGCGCCGAGAAGCATCAGAGGAAGCTGGAGGTATAGGTTTAGGAAATATCAATTATATAGGAAGTACTCATATTGATGATTGGAGATATTCGGGAATTGATGATGGAATCTTCACAATGTTTTTTGCAGCAGATTATCAATTTGGTCAGGTTAAAGGAACTGATGATATTGATATTGTGAAGTGGTTTAATTTTTATGATTTACAATATACTATGTTTGTTCCGGAACATATAATTCTATACCAGATGTTTATGAAATATTTGAAAGGTCGAAAGTAATTATGATTACAATTGAAAATTTCTCCGATATTTACCCACTCGCTTATGAACTTCTGGTAAATGTTATTATTGATTCAGATAGTTATAAGACTAGTCACTGGAAACAGTATCCTCCGGATACACAATATATTGTTAGTTATTTGGAAAGTCGCGGAGGCCGATTTGCAAAAACTCGGCAATTTGGTTTCCAGTATATTATTAAGAATCAGTTTTGTGGAATTACTGTTACACATGAAATGATTGATGTTGCCAAGTTTATTATTGTTCAGCATATGGGTGGTATTCCTGAATATTTTAATGAATCTGGTTGGCGATATATTGTTGATCATTGTGGTGGTAAGTTACCAATTTCAATTAAAATTATTCCTGAAGGATATTTGGTTGAAGTTCACAATGCGCTTGCGGTAATGACTAATACGGATCCTCATTGTTATTGGTTGGTAAATTATCTTGAGACAGCATTTCATCGCGTATGGTATCCAATTACTGTATGTACTCTCAGTTCTGAAATTCGACAAGTGATCTTGGAATTTTTGACTAAATCTGGAACTCCAGAACTTATTGATTTCATGTTGCAGGATTTTGGTAGTCGTGGTGTGTCGTGCCGCGAGGAAGCTATGATCGGCGCGGCCGCTCATGCTGTTAATTTTCGTGGTAGTGATACTATGATAGCAATTCCAATGCTTATGAAATATTATAATGCATCTAAAATGCCACTTTTTAGTGTTCCTGCTTCAGAGCATAGTACGATGACCTCATGGGGAAAAGATAATGAGGTTGATGCTGTAGAAAATATGTTGGATAGTTATCCTAGTGGTATTGTATCTATTGTCGGAGACTCTTTTGATATTTACAATTTTTGTAAAGTTATTCTAGGACAGAAACTTTACAAAAAAGTAATCAATCGGAGGGGTGTTGTTGTAGTTCGTCCTGATTCTGGAGAACCATGTGAAGTAGTTCCTAAATTGCTTGAAATTCTTTCTGATGCTTTTGGTTATGAAACGAATGAGAAAGGATATAAAATTCTTCCGCATTTTATTCGCATTCTGCAAGGTGACGGAATGAACTTTCATACTCTTCGCCGATTGTGCGTCACAATTACTGATTTGGGATGGTCACTTGATAATATGGCTTGTTTTGGTATGGGTGGCAAGTTACTTAGAGGAGTGGATCGGGATACACAGAAGTTTGCTTTTAAGTGTTGTGCTATTAATCGTGATGGAGAGTGGTTTGAAGTCTATAAAGATCCCATTACAGATCCTGGTAAGACCTCTATCCGAGGTATTCCATATGTAACATATCGTTTTGGTTCTGGATTTAAAACTCATACCACACTTGATCCAACACCTCAATATGGAAATCGTCTTGTTGAAATTTACCGAGATGGTGAAATGATTAAGGAAACTACATTTGATGAAGTGCTAAAGAATGCGGCATTGGAAGATTACAGTATTCTTGTTAGCGACAAATATGGTAAGTAGATAATTTAGCGGCTTGGCCTCACGGTCTGGCCGCTATTTTATATTCAGAAGACTTTTAAATACTCGATCCCTGCGATTCCCAGACGATCCTAGAGGGGTTCAGTACAGGGTACGTGGTTTGGGGTGGGGTAAGTACTTAACCCTTCAAAAGGAATGCAGAACCAAAAACTTGACATTCTAATTGCGATGTGTTATTCTTATATTGATATGACTAACGCACAAAAATTACTTAAGAGGCTCGAATGGTCTGATAGGAAACAAGGGCAAGGATATGGTTATATGGGTTCCGGAAATGATGGTCCAATATTTCCAGCTTGTCCTATTTGTAATGGTGCTAAACCTGGTACCGGTGCTGAAAAAGAATTTAGTTCTGGAATAGGACATACCGTACGTTGCGTTCTTAAAAAAGAATTGGAAAAGGTATAATATTATGAGTGATCATAAATGCGAAATCGTGCCAGTGGTTCTTGAGAAGCATCCAAATGCTGATACTTTGAGTGTGGTCCGTGTGTTTGATGGATATACGGTTATTGTGAGGACTGCTGATTGGGAAGGAATTTCTCAGGGTGTTTATCTTCCTCCCGATACTGTGGTTCCTGATACTGAGCAATTCAAATTCCTTGAAGGACACCTTAGAATTAAAGCCAAGAAACTCCGTGGTATTGAAAGTTACGGAATGTTGGTTCCTGTGCCGTGGAATGCTTCTGGTGATGATATTATTGAATATCATATTGGTGATGATCTTGCAGAAGTGATGGTAATGCAGCATTACGAACCGGAACTATCATCGTTCCTTAAGTCTGCTATGGGCAATGCTGGTGATCCTCCGCCAATCCAGGGCAGTATTTACGATATGGAAAACTGGCGCAAATACAAGAATGAATTTGTTAGTGGGGAAGAAGTTGTAATTAGCGAAAAGATTCACGGAACAAATTCACGATACACTTACCAGAATGGACGAATGTATTGTGGATCTCATCGTACATGGAAGAAACAGGAAGTAGATGATTCTAAGAAAAATCTATACTGGGACATCCTTAAGTCTCACCCATGGGTTGAGGCATTTTGTCGATTGAATCCAGGTTTTATTCTTTATGGAGAGATTTTTGGTGCAGTTCAGAAAGGTTTTAATTATGGATCAACTCAAGACAACCCTTACCAGTTTCGCGCTTTTGATGTCTTCGCCGAGGGGCGTTTTCTGGATTATGATAATGCTCTTGGGGGTGCCAAGTCTGATTTCTTGGTTCCCGTCCTCTACCGTGGCCCATATTCTCATGACATTGTTGCAAAGTATATGAATGGTAGGGACAGTATTAGTAATACACATATCAGGGAAGGAATTGTTGTAAAGCCAACAGTGGAAAGATATAGTCCAAGACTTCATGGACGTGTTATTCTTAAATGTGTTTCGATGGATTATCTTTCTCAAAAAGGAAAATAAAATGCAAATTGTATATAACGGTGATATTAGGTATAGCCAAGAACTGGCTACAAGTTTAAAACCAGGAACAGTTTTTTGCGGAAAATTTGATAATGGATATTATAATTGTGATAGCACATATATGATTGTGAATCCCACGGATGGTTCCAATGGTTGTGATATTATTGTTGATCTTGTAACTGGTGTAGGAACAACAGCAAAAGGTAAAATGATCAAAAATTTGAGGATCTTGGATGCTTGTCTTACGGTGAAATAATGCCTAAAAAGAAGACCAGAGTCCAACAAAGAATTGAGGCCGTAAGAGCAAAGGCTCGTCAGTGGACATTTGAAACTTCTGGAACTTATACTCTTGGTGGTGATTCTAATTTTGTTGGTAAGGTGAAAGATGAAAATGGAAAGATTGTTCTTATAATTAGAGAAGATCCTATTTATAACCAACTTTCTTTTCTTTTTAAAGTTACTAAGTATATGGATGATTTAAATGATATGCGCGGCCTGGCCGCATATCTTTGGGACCGAAACCTTATACCTTTGTCAAAAGAAGAAAAAGAAGAGTGGAAAAAGAAAATAAAACATTCTTCTCCTATTGACATTAAGCATGTAGTTGTTGTATAATAGTAAAGATGATACAAGAAACAAGAGTAATTTGTAAGGCTTGTGCCACTGGTAATGATAAACATCCCCATAGCGGGGATACAAGAACTTGTATAAACGGTAGATCCGAGTATATTAGGAATTTACCGGCCAACCAACAAGTAACACAATTGATGATTCAAGAGAGAATACCAGTATCGATGGGCAAGTTTATAACGGATCTTGCCAAGGAGAGAAAGAAAACTCCTTGGGAGATTATTGTAGAGGAAGGATTGAATTTACTATGAGTGTGAGAAAGAAAGCTAACCAATTACGTATTGGTGATAAGATCCTTGGAAATACAAATTATTACAAGGTTATGTCAGTTCGTAATAGTGCAATGACAGGAAGTACATATCCAGTTATTGAAGTAGAAGATATGTTTGGAAATAAACAGACAATTGAGACTGGTGCAAATGAGAAGTTCCAGGATCATTTGTATGAGGTTGAACCAGTAGGTTAATATATGGAGAGGTGGCAGAGTCCGGTTTATTGCGCTAGCCTCGAAAGCTAGAGAACCCTTCTGAGGGTTCCGTGCGTTCAAATCGCACCCTCTCCGCCATGCCGGCGTATCCCCTCTGCCTTCTAAGCAGACGAAAGGGTAATTGGAACATGTGAGTTCGACTCTCACCGTCGGTTCCAAATTTTATGAACAATGTCGTTTAAAAGTAGGATATCATGGTTCTCTGTGTGGGTTCATGAACCACGCAGAACAAGAATAGGTGGTGGGTGGCGAGCGGTTGACCAGTGACCGGTGGAAGCCGGTATCACACAACGGACGAGGCTTAGGCATCTATTCTTTGGAGGAATAAATGAGTAAATTGTATAGTTTTACAAATATGTACCTTTCCGATATTCAGAAGGGTATCCAGACAGCGCATCTTCTCAATGAATTTTGGAAAAAATACGCATATACGGAAACACTTGGATCTGAAATGCTTACTAATTGGTCTTGTTTGGGCTCAACCATTATCATGTTAAATGGTGGTAATTGTGTGAATTTGAATAGAATTTCAGATCTTTTTCGTGATGTACGTAATAATTATCCATGGGCATACTTCGAGGAAGAAGCTCTTTATTATTCTCCAACGGCTGTAGGAATTATTCTTCCGGAAAATTTTAGTACTGCGGAAGATCGAACTGCAAGAATTGCCATGAAATGTTATAATTATCCAAATTTGTTAATGTATGCAAAATTGGCCGAATTGTTAAATAATTCCTCATTGGCTTGATTTATAAATATATGAGTGAAACATAGATATTGATTCGGTAGCTTTCTTTCATATTAAAGTTATTGAAAAAATTGGTTTAACAATATCTGAATTGCAATTGGCGCTTTAGCTCATCATTGGAAGAGCAAGAATCTTTTAAATTCGAGGTGTCCGGTTCGAGTCCGGAAGGCGCCACCAAAATTTCTTGTTGACATTGTTGTGAAATTGTGATACTCTATATTAGAGCGTAGAAATTACTACGTATCGAAATTGTACCAAATAAAAGGACAAATATTATGAAATTTACAAATGCAAATATGGGCAAGGTTGTGATTCGTTTTCGTCATCGCCTTCCGTCCGTGACAATTCCTAACCAGAATAACAGCTTGGTTTCTACTATTAATGGTATGAAGTTTAACCAAGGCTGTACTGAATGCACCATTAACATTGATTGCGATGAGTCTAATTCTCCAATGTATGTTTTCTTTGGGGAAGCTCTCACACATCCAGCAGACAATTATAAGAAGGAAACAGGTCGCCTACTTTCTCTTACCAGGGCAGTAGAGGCGATGGTTGCTTCCAAGTTGTTTTCTGAAGCTGATGGCCGTGCTGTAATGGTTGGTTATTATAGTCGTTAATAAAATTGAGGTCGAGCGACCGGTAATGGCAGGGTAAAACAATACACTATCCGTGTGGTGTCGCTTAGGTCCTGCAACCGTAATTTTATGTTTAATATAAAAGACTTCCATCTCGGTGATCGTGTAGGAAATTATATCTTGGTTGGTCAATTAGGATCTAAGGCCTACGGAACCAATACACCTGAATCAGATGATGATTTTACTGGTGTGGTAGTTGCACCTCTTTCTCATTATATTGGTCTTAAGAAATGGGAAAATGATGGAACACTTAAGATCGATTTGAAAGAAAGCCATAATGTGGAAATGACAGCTTTTGATGTCCGCAAATTTATTAGATTGGCATTGGCTTTTAATCCAAATATCATTCCACTTCTATATCTTCGGCAACAAGATTACGAAATTATTACTGATGGCGGCCAGAAACTTATTTCTGTGCGTGATGCCTTTACCAGTAAACGAGCATACGCCACAATGATTGGATATGCATATTCGCAGAGACATGCGGTAGTAAATTGTAATACTGGAAAACTTGGTAAGAAACGCAAAGATTTGGTTGCTAAATTTGGGTATGATACCAAATATGCGAGTCATACTATCCGAATTTTAAATATGGCGATTGAATTCTTCCGAGATGGTAAATTAAATGTATATAGGGCCTTTGATAGAGATGAATTATTGGATATTCGACAAGGTCGCTGGACTCTTGGACAATGGATTTCTGAAGTTGACAATTTACTTACAAAGGCGAAAGAGGCAGAAAAGGAAAGTAATCTTCCAGAAACTCCCGATTTCGAGAGAGTAAATGATTTGTGTATGGAGTTAATTGAAACGTATGCAAAGGATGATTGGAATTATGTCTATGACGGCACTTAGAAAATTCCAATATGGATCTCTTATATTTGCGGTTATCCTCGGGTTTGCAGAGTGGTTAGCTTGGAGATTACTATGAAAGAAATTAAAGGTAATTTGTGGGATTTTCAATGTAGTCCTGATTTTTCACCTGTAGTTATTACTACTAATTGCAATGTAAATTACAAGGGTGACGCTGTAATGGGTAAGGGTATCGCTTTAGAAGCAAAGCAACATTATCCTGGTTTGCCAAAAATGTTAGGAAAACACATTGAACGGTATTTTGATCGTGTAAAATATTTTACAACATGTAATTTGTATGTATTGCCTACTAAGTATAATTGGTGGGAAAAATCTAATATTGAATTGATTGAACAGGGTATAATATCATTAGAATCAATTGTTAATTTGCAATGTTATTATTACAAAGAACAACCAGAAAAATATAAGAAGATTTATATGGTTCGTCCTGGATGTGCAAATGGACAGTTGAATTGGGAAATTGATGTTAAACCTATTTTAGTCAAATACCTCGATGACCGTTTTATTGTGGTGAATAAATAGTTTTAACTTGACAACATGTGTCGAGTGTGATAAAATAGTATTTGATAAATGGTCCCAAGTCGTTAACGCGCCGGCGCGCGCCGGCGTTTAACGTACACAGTTTCCAAATAAATATCGTTTTTTGGAATTAAAATTGAACTTACCGGTTGTACGATGAACCTTGTAGTCCAATCTGGAGCGCGTTCGTTTGGTAAATCGCGTGAGGGACCGATACTTGACAATACAAATGAAAAGTAGTATACTTTAATAGTGAGAGAAAATATTATGACTTTACAACGTGCATTGGCTATCTTGACTAAGTTTTTTGTAGTTAACGGTGATTGTTTTCGTTCGTTGTCTAAGACGTCCACTATTGCATGGGCGCAACAGATTAAGGACTCCACAAAAGTGAAGCTAGGCGATTGCTATTTGCTAACACAACAGCAACACGCTTTTCTGATTGGGGAGATTTTGAATTTTTAGAGTGAAAATTATGGCACAACGAAATTGTAGTAATCAGAAATGTACAGGTAAGGCCAATGGCCGGAATGTTTTTTGTTCAAAGTGTTGGTTTCATGTTCCTGGAGATCTTAGAGCCGCTATCAGAAAGGATAGTGAAAAGGGAGAACATACTTTGAGGGCCCAACCGAGCCGTGAGTGGTTGTCGATGGCACTGCGATCTATTAATGATCGCCGACCAGTTAGCAATCAAGTAAGCGAAATCGTGTAGATATTTGTGTGCTGGTGGCAAAAGTTATGGAATACCATAGCGCCTAGCTGTAGGGTATAACCAGTTCCCACCCCTATTAGGGAACAACATACAGTCAGCACATTACAGTAATAGGGAAAGATAGACTTAAAGAAGCACCGTTCGTCTAGTGGTTAGGACAAGTCCGAGAGGCGAAACATTGGTTCGAATCCAATACGGAAGCCACCATCTTTTTGGAACAAAAAGAGCCGACGGGCTCGCAGTGAAATCCTTTCCCACCGGTATAAATATTGTTAGTATGCGGGGTATGGAGTTGCATGAAGTGACTGCCGCACTTGCAATGCGGAAAACAGCAGGGTTTGATTCCCTGATACTCCACCAATAATTTTATGTTGAGAAAATGTAAATATTCTCGTTGTGGAGAACGTCGATCAAATTGGTGTGTTCCGTATAAACCACGGGAACCACAGATGATTGAAGAACCATATGAATATTGTTCTTTTGAGTGCGCTTGTTACGATGGTGCTTTTTGTATAAATTGTGGTGTGTTAGAAGAAAAACATAAACACAAAGAAGATTGTCACTATAATGGATGAGTTTATTTTAATGCGTCGGTAGCTAAGTGGATTAAAGCACAGGTCTGCAAAACCTGGAATCGTAGGTTCGAATCCTACCCGGTGCTCCAATATTCGTGGTTGTAGGAAAAAATATGAAACGTCAAACAAGAGAAAATAATCGCCGGCTCCAACAGTTGCAATTGCAATTGAGACAAGCCCAATGTGAAAAGGAACAATGGGCTCTTACTATTGGTGACTTGCAAGCGCAAATTGCTGAATTGGGAGATTCTGAGGAATTTGAAGATTCTGAGGATTCGGCCGCTGAACTTCGTGAGGATCTAGGGGCTTTACAAGAGTCGTATGACAGTCTTTATGAAGAATTGATGGATAAAGATGCCGATCTTGAATCTTTGCAAGATGATTTAGATGCGGCCCAGAGTGAATTGGATGCTGTCAGGAGTGATCTAGAAACTGTACAGAATGAAAATGAAGATTTGTCGTGTCAATTGACAGATCAGTATAATGATATCGAGGAACTTGAGAGTGAATTGGAAGATTTTCGAGAAGGGGGAGAAGAAGCAGAAGGCCTTCGAGAAGATTTGGAAAGTGTTAGGGAAGAACTAGAGGAAGTTCAGAATGAGCTTAATGAACTCCGAGATGAAAATTATGAGTTGAGAAGTCAACTTGATGAATCCGAGCAAGTTCCTGAGGAAATGGATAGTCTAAAGGACCAGCTTTCTGATTTTGAAACTCAAGTTGATTATTTGGAATCGGAAAATGCTAGATATGAAGAAGAAATTGATGATTTGAAATTTACTATTGATAAGCTTCAACAGAAGTTGAGTTTTAAGCTTTAAGTGGTATACCGGTATGAGAATACCGGTCGGAGTAGTAAACGTACTAAATAGTAATAAGATTGGTAGTATAGTCTCGTACGGCGCGGAGGGCAGACTGTAAATCTGTTGTCTCATAGAAGGCCCAGATAGTTCGATTCTATCTATTACCAACATATAAGTTTATTGAATTTTGGCGGGGTGGTGGAACGGTATACACACCAGTTTCAAGAACTGGCGCCCGAAAGGGTATGAGAGTTCGAATCTCTCGCCCGCTACCAAAATATTGAAAGACCCTAATGAGTAATTATGCCTCCAATGTATGAATATGAGTGTGGCCGTTGTGGTGCCACCTTTGAAGTTCGCCAGAAAATGAGTGATCCGCCACTGAAGAATCATACGGGTCCAAATGATGATCCGGATTTTTGTAATGGTTCTGTTGAGCGGAAAATATCCGCACCTTCTTTAAAGTTTATAGGAAAAGGGTTTTATGTAAATGACTATCCTAAGAACAAAGAACGCAGAAATGGCAATAAAACTTTTGGCTCTTAGTTATGCATACGATACACCAGTCAAATTAACACACAAACAAATTGCTGATTTGTTGAGTTGGATAAAAGAAATAGACAGTTTCGGAGAGTAACCGCGAATCTAATCGGTATTAGGCGTTCGGGAATGGTTATTAGATTACTTCCTGATATAATCTCCTGCTCTCCGGATTTGGGAATTTAGCTCAATTGGTAAGTATGAATAATAGTAAAAAGAATAAAAATGATTTTCTTGGTGAAAATTCTAGTACTGCTGCTGCTAGATTGAGAAGGAATATTTTATTTCATTTAGCTAAAAAATGTGGAATGAATAAATGTTTTCGTTGTGGTATTGAGATTGTTGATCCTGAAGAATTTTCTATTGACCATAAACTACCTTGGTTGTATGTAGATATTAAATTATTTTGGGATATGAATAATATTGCTTTTTCTCATAAGCGATGTAATAAGGTTGATAGACCAGAATTGATTCATCGACAAAAAATAAAAAATCCAAAAGGTAAAAATTGGTGTGGCAAATGCAAGACTTTCAAAAGTAATAAATTTTTTGGCAAGAAAACCAGTAGTTTGGATGGTATGAGCAATTCATGTTATGATTGCCGTAAAGCTAAAAATTGGGATCATAAATAAAATTTTGTGCCTATGTGGCTCAATTGGTAGAGCGCCGCACTTGTAATGCGGATATTGGAGGTTCAAGTCCTCTCATAGGCTCCACAAGTCAGGATGGGTCGTCTGGCATCCAAAACGGCGCCTATTCACGTAGAGCGCCGTCCTCCTTTAGATCAGCTTATGCATCCGCATAAGTTACCAGGCTGAGAATAGAATCGGGCCAGAATATTCTGGCCCGATTTCGGTTGACATCCACATTAAAATTTGATATACTTAGAATATGAAAAACCCCTGCGAACAATTTAAACACACATTGACTGTCGAAATAACAACTCAATTTCCACAAACATCTAATAGTTTCACTGAATTGATCCGACAAATGTTGGGTCCTTGGTGTAAATCTGTGAACGTAGTTCGTATGAATGATGAGGGTGTGGAATATACTTCACGGCAATTAAATCCCTTAAGTGATGAATATGTTGGCCATATTATTGCGGATGAATATATGAAACACCTATTATTTGCAGGTGATCGTTTGAAGGCTTTAAGATAATGAATAAAACGAAAACTACATTCCCCATATTGTTTCATAAAGGCAAAAGTGGTAAAATTGTTCAGTGGAAGATTTGGACATATGGTGATACAATCTTTGTTGAACATGGCCAGGTTGGGGGAAAGCTGCAATTGACGCCCGGCATCATTTGTGAAGCGAAGAATGTTGGTAGATCCAATGCTACTACTCCGGAAGAACAGGCTATTTCTGAAGCACGTTCAATGTGGACTTATCAATTAGAAAGAAAATATAGTGAGACTTTAGCAGATGCGGAAGAAACTGTATTTCTTCCGATGTTAGCTGGAAAGTTTACAGCCCGCAAAAACAAAATTAAGTACCCGGTATCAGTTCAACGGAAAATTGATGGACTTCGTTGTGTTGCTTCTTGGTCGGGTAATAATGTTAGACTCATGAGTCGTGGAGGTAAAGATTTAAATCTTCCTCATATACAAAAAGAATTAGAATCATTTTTACCAAAAGGTACCGTTTTGGACGGCGAATTATATACGCACGGAATTCCATTTCAAACGGTCACTTCTTGGATTAAAAAATTACAACCCGAATCACGAAATATCCAATATTTGGTATATGATTGTCCTGAATATAATGGAACATCTAAGAAGTGGATAGAAAGATTGGAAGATTTGAAATCTTTATTTAAAATGGACCGTAAGAATATTAAATTATTGGAAACACAATCGGCTGATAATGAAGAAGAAGTTCAGAAATTACAGAAACAATTTGTCCAAGAAGGATATGAGGGTGCTATTATCCGTGTAAATGATGGAAAATATTTATATGGATTTAGAAGTAATGATCTTCTTAAATTAAAAGATTTTGATGATGCTGAATTTCTAGTAATAAGTTTTGAACGAGGGGTAGGTAAATTTGAAAACACACCTATTTTAGTGTGTGAAACTAAAGAAGGAAAGACGTTTAAAGTCACACCAAAAGGAACTCAAGAGTATAGAGAACAACTCCTAAAGAATATTAAAAAATATATTGGCAAGCAATTGACAGTAAGATATTTTGGTGTTTCTCAGGATTTAATTCCTAGATTTCCGGTTGGTGTTGGTTTTAGAGAATCATTTGATATTTAATTTTTCTTGGTATTGTTTCTTTTTAGTTTCACTCATTTTCTTTTTTGTTTCTTCTGAGTGTTTTTTACCGAAGAAAGGATTATTTTTACCGGAAATATTAGCATGATTTTTAGAAATTTTCTTTCGGGTTTCTTCTGATCGTTTTTTGCCTGTAAGGGATATTGATAATTTCTGTTTATGTTCTTCAGAAAATTTCTTTCCTTTACGAGAATTACTCATTTTCTTTTTAGATTTTTCGGAATGTTTCCGTCCATACATAGGATGATTTTCATTAGAATTTAAGTAATTGTTATTTTGTTTTATCCGTTCAAATGATTTTAAATTTATATTTCGATTTTGTTTTGCATTAGTTTGTCCCATTCGGGTAAAAGCCCAATACATTTTAGATTTGCCAACTCCACTTACCATTTTTAATAAAAGATGGTGGCAAACCCAATGTTCTTTGAATGTTAAGGATATTAGATTTTCTTTTGTATTTGGTCCACAGAATGGTTTACATTTTGGAATGATATGGTGTTTTTCGGTGTAACCAAAAGTAACTGGTCGGACTTTGGCACGGTCAATAATTCGGTAATAGGTTTTGGTGTATTTGTTATCGAGATAAATAGTATCAGGCATTTGTATTCCTTTCCAAAATACGAGTGCTTAGAGGACATGTGGTATTTCGGTACTACTTGTCCTCGATACTATTATTTATAGTTGTTGACAATTTGAGAATAGAAGTGATATCATAAACATATGAAGACATTCCGAGACATTTATAATCTGGTATACCAAATTGAATTGATGACTTATTATGGATATTCTGGTCCAGAAATTGGTGCTGATGGACATAAAACATTTACTAACAGAGTAAATCCTGAGATTCAAATTTTAGTTGATTTGCCGGGGAATGAATGGCATCTTATGGTTAAAGGTGTGGTTCATGTTGTGGGTAAATTGAATGATGAATCTCTTCGGGATATTTTGAGTGGTAATATAACAGCGGCAATGGAATATGAAGAGACTGATGATGAACGCCTGGCCCGCGCGAAAACTTATGAGCCAGATGGTGGCACAAGTTCATCGTCTGACAATACATCTTCATCGGCCGGTACTCATAATTAAATAAAGGGGTATAGTCTAATTGGCTATGACGCCAGGCTCTGAACCTGGAGACTGAAAGTTCAAGTCTTTCTGCCCCTACCAATTTTGTGGGTCGTCTAAGAGTAGGACGGCGCTGCGCAACGTTATACCAAAGCGATTGATGGATGAGGTATCCTTTAGATACTTTACAGAGTCGGTCGAACACATGGTCCCACAAATAATAAGGAATATATGAATGATAAATTACTGACTTTATTTTTCTTTTGTCTTTTACGTGATTTGTACCTGCTGGTATTATAGCAAAATGTGTAGAAAATGCGGAATTGTGTAATAAATTTACCGGATCCATTTCAGTTGATACGGACGTAACTTCTTCGATGTTGAAATTGGCACAAAGTTTTACTGATCGTTTTGTTAATGAAACTAAATAAGGATATTAGCGAAATACTGTATAGATGGCTAGTACGCTAGGCTTCCAACCTTGAGGGCCGGATTCGAGTTCCGGATTTCGCTCCAAACTAAAATTATGAAGTGTTATATACTAAAGCGAAATGATACGGGTCAATATTACCGTGGAAATAATAAACGAAATTTTAGAGATCGTTGGACAGAGAAATTAGAACAAGCAAAGAAATATAAACGTCAAGGTGACGTTGCCAACGCCGTTACAACCATGAGAGATTATTCGGCTTACAGGGAAGTTAAGAATGTGACATTTACGGTCTTGTCATATTCCTTGGAATATATTGCGGAATATGAACTCTAAATAGTTTAGTAGTGAAACCAATTGGCTTAAAACAAACGGGCATTTTAGCCGATATGCCGAGAAAAGGAAAATATGATGTATAAAAATGGCCTCGTGGCCGTTATTAAAGTTGGAGGACGTGTCCTCCGTGAAACAAAAGATGTTGTTTATGTTCCCTTCGGGTCTGAATATTCTGTATTAATCAAGAATCTGAAAACCAAAAGAGTGTTAATTAATATGGCTATTGATGGCACTGATGCTTTTGATGGTACTCAGATTGTGATCCCTGCTAATTCAGAAGTTGAATTGGAACGATTCATTAGGAATGGTAATTTAAATTCGGGTAATAAATTCAAGTTTATTGAACGTACAGAAGCCATTGAAGAATTCCGAGGTGTTAAGTCTGACGATGGTTTGATTCGTATTGAATATTGGACAGAGAAAGTTCATGATCCGATGATATTGGTAAACAATGCTTGGAAATATGAATTTGGAACAAACTATCGAAATCCATATGGAAATTTTCGTTCATTCAATTCTCTCGATGATTCTTATTCCTTTAATGATGTTTCTACTTGTGGACTTACATATTGTGCATTTAATCAACAATCGTTAGAACCGGTGAATGGTGCTGGTATTACTGTTGCCGGTAGTCAGAGTAATCAAACATTTGGGACATGTGGTTGGTTTGAGACCGAACCACAAAGTGAAGTTCTTATTTTGAAGATGTGTGGAAAGACAGAAACACAAAAGGTAGTAAAACCTATTACAGTACAGATGAAAAAAGTTTGTGTGACTTGTGGCAAGAAAAGTCATGGAAATGTAAGTTTTTGTCCGCAGTGTGGAACTGCATTGAATTTGATTTAAAGGTTTGTTCCTCGGTAGCTCAATTGGTAGAGCGGGTGGCTGTTAACCACCTCGTTGCAGGTTCGACTCCTGCCTGGGGAGCCATTTTTGGCCACGAAATGTAAGGTGCATGGGCGGATTTATATCCCGTATAATCGCCAGATAAGCGTACTGGCTGGGTTCGATTCCCAGCGTGGCTACCAAATAATGTCAATAATTCTTTATTGACATTCGGGGTTGTAAATGTTATAATAGATTCATGAGTGATATTATATACTGTGGGTTTACCGGCACTAGAAAAGGAATGACGTTATTCCAAAAGCAACGATTGATCAGTTATTTAACTCAATTTAAAAATAACGACACTCAATTAGTTTGGCACCATGGTTGTTGTGAAGGTGCCGATGTTGAATTTGATGGAATCGTTCGTAAATTTTATCCTAATGGACATTTACATCCATCGAATATAAGTAAAACTCAAGTTGTTTGTTTGTGGATGGTGACGTTCTTTATAAACCTAAACCTCCACTGGCACGTGATCGTGATATTGTAAATGCAGTTGAATTTTTGATTGCGGCTCCAAAAAGTGATGATCAAACTTTGAGAAGCGGCACGTGGACGACAATACGGTATGCTCGGAAAACAGGTAAAGAGATTTGGATGTTAGAACGGTAAATTGGGCCCTGTGGTGAAATTGGCAGTACACGCAAGTTTAAGGAACTTGTGCCTTCGGGCGTGAAAGTTCAAGTCTTTCCAGGGCCACCAAAATTTGGAGATAATTATGAATAAACTTTATAAGTTGTTTCTGGCAGTCATTGCTACAATTATAGCATTTTTCCCTACTGAGATTTATGTGATAATTTACCACTCATTGGGTCCTTTAACGTTCTGGGAGATGGCTTCTTTAGGACTTGGTTTTTTCTTTGGTGGTGCTTTTCAAGTATTTCTTTTGGGTTTGTTGGTAGCATTTCTTGTGTGGTTATCGGATTTTTAATTATGGAAAAGAAAGAACCTCGTTTTATTCTTCATGAAACCGATCCAAGTACTAGTTTGAAAACGGTATTTGGAAAGTATGATACTTACCAAGAAGCGTGTGATATAGTTGAAAGATTACCGAAAGAAAGAATACCTTTCTGTTCTATTGAGGTTATGGATTTTAAAATATGAAAGTATATGATTGTTTTAAACGCGAGATTACGGTTGGTTGTTTTCTTGCGGCAGCCACAATGAGTTTTAAACGGCGTAGTATTAGAGTTGGAAAAGTAATTAAGATTCACAAATCCGGAAAGATTACTATAGATACTGGTAGTAAACTTCATTCGTGGAGTACTACAACTCTTTCCGTAATTAATGGTGGATATGAATCTTGTATTATTGATCCAAGTTCACTTCCTTCTGAGGTTTTGGGAAAGTTTGCAATAGGGGTCTGGCACTTCCAGAGGCGCTAAATTCATAGGAGAATAGTTTAAATGGATAAAACGGCGGTCTCCAAAACCGTTAATCTCGGTTCGAGGCCGAGTTCTCCTGCCAATACATAAATAGTATTATGATTCCCCTTGCATTTAAAGATTATCAAAAAGAAGTTCAAGATTTTCCTGGAACGGTAATTCTTTTCTTTACTTCTCCATGGGATACCCCGGGTTTAAAAACTGCTAAGTTTTTACGTTCTTTTGTTAAAGATGGAGTTAAAATTTTCTCTGTAGATTATGATTCTGAGAGAGAATTGGTACAAAAATTTTCAGTAAGAGTCTTGCCTATTTTGTTTTCCCTGAAGGCAGGAGAGGTTGTTTCTACAGTAAGTGTTTGTGAAACACCAGAACAATTACAAAATCTATTAGAGGAAAAGTAATGACTTTAGAAAAATTCCTTACTTTATCTAAATCTATTTTGTGTCTTTCTGTTGCTGCTTCAGTTCTTGTGGTTCTTCCTTTTATTGTTAATCAACAAATTACAGTTTTGAATACTACGGTTGCACAAACTAAAACGGAAACAATTGCTTTAGTGGATCGTAGATTTGATACGCTTCAAGGAGGAATAGATTCTTGGTTGAAAATTGCAGATAATCGTATTGCATCTTTAGAAAAGAACACCTATGGATTAGCTGGTGATCTTCGCAAAGATACATTTAGTGCAATAGCAAACACTCGTAAAGATATGTTTGGTGCGATTGTAGAGACGCGGGTTGACGCGCTTACAAAGATTGATAGTATAGCGTCAAATTTAGATAAACAGTTAACAAAAACGAATGAATCCGTTTCTACATTAGTAACAGCATATGCGGATATTCCAACAGCAGTTGGTGCAAGATTTGATAACCAAACAGATTGCACACGTAATGCTTTGTGTTGGCAAAATTTAACTACAGATACGTTAACTAATTTCCGATTTACTGGAAGAGATATTAGTTCTTCGACTAAAACTTTCAATGAAGGGTTTCCAGTATTAATGTCTGGAGTTAATACGACGGTAATTAATTTTGCTTCCATAACAAGTAATATTAACCGTTTGACAACACCGAAATGGTACGATAGGTTGTTGGGGTATGGATTAAATGGTGTTATGATTTATAGGAATTTAAATCCAGCAACGAATATAGTGGTAAAAGGTACGCAATTTTTAACATCACACTAAATATAGGATGAAAGATTGAATGACGAAAATTGATAATGATATAATCCAAATTGTAACCGAAGAAAGGCAACCAACAATGCTGGAGCAAACTTCCTGGGTAAAAGTGAGCAAACAATGCCACACATTGATCGATGAAGATTGTAAAATTCTTGCAGTGATCTTTACAAGTTATGATGAAGACGACGGTGACGAAAATTTTATTTGGGATGTTGAAATTGAGGGTGAAGAATTTGGTAGTTATGTGAGTCTTTATTGTGCCAAGATGGCGGTGCAAACAGCCATTGCTGAGTGGGATGCTAAAATGGCCGCGGCCGCGAATAGGAAGAAAAAGACTACAGCAAAGAAAAAGAAAATGGAGAAAAGTGTTGCTAGAAAATAATGTTTTGGGTGTTTATAGATTGAGTGAAACTGTTGAGATGCCGACATTTGCCACAGAAGGTTCGGCAGCATTTGACTTGCGGGTGTTCCTTGATGGAACAGCAGTTAAGGGATATGATGAATTCAACGATGTGTTCCTTGTTGAGACTGCACCATATAATATATTAAAGCTTTTGCCTGGGTGTCGGTATATGATACCTACGGGATTAATTTTGGATATTCCAAAAGGTTTTAGAGTAGATATTAATATTCGTGGAGGCACAGGACTTAAGAAAGGCCTTTGTCTTTCTAATGATACTGGATTAGTAGACGAAGATTACGTACAAGAAGTATTTGTATTGGTCTTGAATACCAGTAATACCGTTGTGACATTAGAAAACGGTGAGAGAATTGCCCAGGCGAAATTAGAAAAAGTTGAACCTCTGACGTTATTGGAATTACAGGTTCCTCCTTATCAGAAGACTTCACGGTCCGGTGGATTTAATTCAACAGGAACCAAATAAAATGAAAACTTATACGATTCAATTTGCCGCTTCTAGAAGTTCACAGTTTAAAGCTACATCTTTTGAAGTGATAAGTGGAGATTTGACTCTTCTTGATAATGGCGAACCAATTGCTGCTTTTGCAAAGGGAACTTGGTCGGTTATTTGTGAAGATGGGATTTTTAATTAGTTCTTGACATCCTTCTTTCTTCGTGTTACAATGTAATTGTAAGCTTATTCATCTAAAGACTAAGATACTTCTAGTTGGCGTATGCCCGGAGGAAATGTGAAATCGTTACTCACATAAGCTTGCCCATTCCTTTAAAATCAATTATGAAATTTTATACCAACGCCCAGGTATCGGGCAATACCATATTATTAAAAGAGTTCTATAACGGTAAGCGTAAAAGATACCGTGTCGAATATCAGCCAACTCTTTATGTGAATGGCAAACCTGATAGTACATGGCATACATTGACTGGTGAACCAGTTGAACCCTTGAAGTTTGAAAGTATTAAAGAAGCCCGCGAATTTGTAAAAACGAATACGGACATCCCAGATTATCCTCTGTACGGCAATACCCAATTCCAATATTCTTTTATAGCTGATGAATATCCAGAACATGAAATCAGTTACGATTTAAAAGATATTTCAATTTTCACTATTGATATCGAAACTGAGAGTGAATCGGGGTTTACTCAAGATGCTGCCGAGAAGACACCAGAACGTGTTAATGTCATAACATTAAAAGATTTTAATAAAGATGAATACCACGTTTTTACATTTGTTGATGATGGCATCTATAATAAAAAGAATCGGTTTGTTCCAAAGACAGATAACATTATTCATTATGAATATAAATCCGAAATGGAAATGTTATTGATGTTCCTGAAAGTATGGAATAAACTGGATCCTGATATTGTTACAGGATGGTCGAGCCGGTTTTTTGACATACCTTATTTGTATAATCGTCTTGTATTGTTGTTTGGTGAAAAGACTGCCAAGAAATTATCTCCCTGGAACCAAGTTAATTCCGAGACCGTAAACTTTATGAATCGGGATCATAATTGTTATGCCATTAGTGGTATATCACAGTTAGATTACATTCAAATTTACCGGAAGAATGTTTTGGATCCGAGAGAAAATTATAAGTTGGATTATATTGCGAAAGTAGAACTTGGCGAAGGTAAGATTGATTGGCGAGAGAAATACGGAACAATGAAGGAATTCTATAAGAAGGATTTCCAATGGTTCGTAGAGTATAATATCCAAGATGTGAAGTTACCAGATATGTTAGAAGCCAAACTCAAACTCATTGAGTTGGTGGTGTCCGTTGCATATATTGCCAAAGTAAATTATGTGGATGTTCTAGCCCAAACCCGCACTTGGGATATGTTGATTTATAATTATTTGTTTCAAAAAAATATTGTTTATCCAGTTAAAAAAATATTTATTGAAAAAAAGGAACAATTTGAAGGAGCGTATGTCAAGGATCCTTTACCGGGAATGTATGAAGATATTTGTAGTTTTGATGTAAATTCCCTTTACCCGTCAATTATGTTATTGACAAATATGGGAATAGAAACAAAACAAAATAAAAAGTTTAAGTTAAATCCAGAAGATTTTTTAAATAAAACTGAAAAATATCTTGAAGCTATAGAATATTCTAAAAAAAATAATTTAACTCTTGCTGCAAATGGTATTTTATATGACCGAAAAAATTATAGTTTTTTAACGGTATTGTTAAATCAAATTTTGAATGGTAGAAAAATAGCAAGAGAAAATATTAAAATCAAGAAAAATGAATTAAAAAATAATACAGAAGAAAATATAAAATCAAAAAAACAAATTGAATTAGATATATCTTCTCTTGAGGTTAAGCAAAAAAGTTTGAAGGTATTAGCCAATTCTTGTTACGGTTGTCTTGGAACACCATATTTTAGATGGTTCGATATTGATAACGCTGAAGCTGTAACTTTAACCGGTAAAGTTATTATTCAATATATTCAGAATGGTATAAATAGTTTTTTAAATAAACTATTGAATACTAATTCCGATTATGTTATTGCTGTGGATACAGATTCAAATTATATTACATTAAAGGTTTTGGTTGATAAAGTTTACAAAAATAAACGTCCATCTGATTTAAATAAGATAACAAATTTTATTGATACGGTATGTAAAGAAAAATTAGAACCAGAAATTGATCGATTATTTTCAATATTAACAAATGAATTTTTCAATGGAATGATTGAAAAAGAACCATTGTTAAAAATGAAACGAGAAATAATTGCCAGTAAAGGTATTTGGGGTTCTAAAAAACATTATATTTTATTGGTTCAAGATACTGAGGGATTTAGACATCCAGAATCAAAATTAAAAATAATGGGATTTGATTTAGCAAAATCCAGTTTGCCGCAATTTACAAAAGATGCAATGCGTAAAGCGGTAAATATTGTAATGTCTGGAACTCAAGAACAATTAGCAGACTTCATAGAAGAAACTCGTTTAAAGTTTTTGAAGTTGCCAGTTGAAGATGTTGCATTTCCTCGTGGTGTAAATAATCTTGAAAAATGGGGAGATGAGGAAAACATCTATACAAAAGGAACTCCAAAGGCTGTAAAGGGAGTTTTAATTCATAATGAATGTCTTGAACGTTTAGGATTACTTTCTAAATACCAACCGATTACATCTTCCGAAAAAATCAAATACGTTCATCTCAAAATACCAAATCCAATACATTCACCAGTAATTGCATTCAATGGTAAATTACCAAAGGAATTTGGTCTTCACAAATATGTGGATTTTAATGATATGTTTGAAGGAACACTTATTAAACCACTTGAGAAAATTCTTGATCCTATAGGATGGTCAACAGAAAAAATAGTAGATATGGAGCAATTTTTTATATGAGTAATATAGAATTAATTCCACTAATACCGACACCGGAAGAGGTGAAGGTATTGTGGTCAGATAAAAAGACTATAAAATTGGAACAAATACCATCAATAACAGAAGTAGTAAATCCATTAACAAAGTCATTAAAAGCCGTTTGGCCACAATATTGTGATTCAAATTTAATGCCGATACCGGTATTAGATACAATGAGATCTTTTGAAACTGGTGCAACCAGAGATTCGAAAACTGGAAAATTAGAATATGAGGAATGTTTGTCACCTATTGCATTAGAAGCGTATGCGGAATATATGTTAGATTGTAGTGTGCTTCCAGATGGAACAAAAAGACCGGGGGACAATTGGCAAATTGGTATTCCTCTTGAAGCTTATATGGATTCTCTTTTGCGGCATGTTTTTGATTTATGGAAATTACATCGAGGATATAAAACATTAGATAGAAAAACTGGTGAGCCTATTACTATTAAGAAAGCTTTGTGCGCCATTTTATTTAATACCTTTGGTTATCTTCATGAGTACATTAAAAAGGAATTATGAGTGAAAAAATTGTTGAATTGACTGGCGAAGAATTATTTCAAGATCAATTAAGTGGACATGACAATAATTACAAAAAAGGTACCTACATGGTTACTTATACTGGAAAAGAATTCTATCCATTAGATCCGAATCCAGGTGATATTGATATTAAAGATATTGCACACGCGTTGTCCAATTGTTGCCGTTTTACAGGACATGTAAAGAATTTTTATTCGGTAGCACAACATAGTGTAATGGTTAGTGAATTGTGCGAACCTGAAAATGCTCTTGCGGGTTTATTGCATGATGCATCGGAGGCGTATCTAAGTGATGTTGCCAGACCGGTAAAGTATACTGAACAAATGGAAGGATATCGGGCAATTGAACATCATTTAGAGGAAGTTATTTTTGCCAAATTTGGCCTCCCATTCCCGATGACTAAAGATATTAAGTTGGCTGATGATATGGCATTACTTGCAGAAGGGTATTATTTATTTAATCCTATTCCATCCTGGATCAAACGTAGATTGGTAGACAATAATTTGGAGAAACCAGTTGTAGATTTCCTTCATTGTTGGCCGCCAGCAATTGCTAAAGCAATGTTTATGAAAAGATTTATCCTGTTATCTCTGGGAATTAATACTGAAGCAACACAAGAGGAAATAAATGCCGCGACCAAAGAAAATTAAAGAAAAAAAGACTAGGGTTTCAACCAAGGCACCGCGTGAAGTAAAGAAGGTAAAGTATTCTGAAAATAGTTTATTTTTCAATACTCTAGTAAAAGAAACCGGAAATGATTTAGCGCAGGCCGCATCACAAGGAATTATTGCTGGAGATATTAAATCTTGGATTGATACTGGGGTTTATTTATTAAATGCACAATTATCTGGTTCTCTCTATGGCGGATGTCCAGATAATAAAATTGTTGTATTTGCCGGTCCAGAAGCAACTGGTAAAACATTTTTTGTTTTGAGTATTGTAAAACATTATTTGGAAAGTAATCCTAAAGCTGGTGTTTTTTATTTTGAAAGTGAATCAGCTATTGATAAGCGAATGTTGGAACAACGAGGAATAGATATTTCGCGGGTGTTTGTTGTTCCAGTATCTACCGTTCAAGAATGGCGAACACAAACATTAAAGGTTCTTAAAGGATATTCTGAAATACCTGAAAATAAAAGACAACCATTGATGTTTGTTTTAGATTCTCTTGGTATGTTGTCGACCACCAAAGAAATGGAAGATTCGGAATCTGGTTCGGAAAAAGCTGATATGACACGAGCCCGATTAATTAAAGCCGCATTTAGAACTATAACTTTAAAATTAGGTAAATTGGGTGTTCCACTTCTAGTTACAAATCACACATATGATGAAATGGGGAAGATGTTTTCTACCAGAAAACAATCTGGAGGAAGCGGTATACTCTATTCAAATTCAATGACGGTTTTTCTTTCTAAAGCAAAAGATAAAGATGGTGATGATGTTATTGGGTCCTTAATTTCAAGTACTTTAAAGAAGGGTAGAATTACTAAAGAAAATACTTTGATTAAAGTAAAATTAAATTATGCTTCTGGATTAGATAAATATTTCGGTTTATTGGATTTGGCCAGTGATAATGCTTTAATTAAAAAATTAGATAGGAAATATGAATTTCCTGATGGAAAAAAAGAATTTGAAAAAAAGATTTATGAAAATCCTTTATTATATTTTACACCTGAGTTTATGGAAAAATTAGAAGTGTTGGCAAAAAAGACATTTTTATATGGGGAGGTAATTGAAGAGAATGGAGATGATACTTTTTTGGAAAAAGAAATTCTTTAATTACATATACGTTGATTTGAGAAAACCAGGACACTATTCTTATGAAGGACTTAATATCTCTTTTCTTTATGAGCCTTTTTATGTTGGAAAAGGAAAAGATAAAAGATGGAAATCCAAACACCGAAATCCTTATGTTAAAAATATAGTGAATATTTTAGGTGATCCTATAAATTTCACCATATTAATTAATATTTGCACTGATGAAAAATTTGTATTATTTGAAGAAATTCGTATTATTTCTTTAATTGGAAAGAGTTCTAATGGCGGTCCTTTAAGAAATTTTACTGATGGAGGAGAAGGTACCTCAGGACACGTACAAAGTGAAGAACATCGGCAGAAAAATCGAAAATCTCATTTAGGACGAAAACATACAAAAGAATCTAAAAAATTAATTGGAAATTCTTCAAGAGGAGAAAAACATTATAGATTTGGAAAACATTGCTCTCAAGAAATTATTAATAGAATAAAAGAAACCAAATCAAAACGTATTTATCAGATATCATTTCCTTCTGGAGAAATTAAAATAATTAAAAATCTTAATGAATTTTGTAAAGAAAATAATTTAAATCATAGTAATATGTACCAAGTATTGAAAGGAAAGGTATGTCACTGTAAAGGATACAAAGTGAAATATTATGATCCAGAATCAACAGATACCGACTAATATTCTTCCAGAAGGATACTATAAAAGAGATCCAATGAATCCGTACCTGATAAGTCTCCAAATGGGGCCTTATCAGGGATTAGTTCTCCAAATTTGTGAAGACATTAAGATCATTACGGATCGCTTGACAAATACCCCACAACTTTGCTATAATTATAGAATACTTCAGTACAGTGATAAAGAACCCCTCGAGTGTGAATCATCTAAATCTCTTTCACGCATCATTGGCGCTATTGCTGTGGAATTACTTTCCGAAGAAATATTAAATGATGGAGTTTTAGAACCGATTTCAAAAAATGCCAGAAAACAAAATAGAGACGGTAATTCTTAAAAATCTATTTCACAATGATGAATATACTAGAAAAGTAATTCCGTATCTTCGGGAGGATTATTTCCGGGATGAAGAAAGGATTATTTTTCGACATGCCAATTCCTTTATAACTGAGTACAATAAACTACCAACAGTTTCTTCTATTGCTATTTCTGTGGATGGTGATAAAAAAATCAGTGAAGATGATTATAAAGAGGTTCTCCAAGTACTTGAACATTTGGAAACCAATGAAGTTGTCGATGATACCTGGCTGATTGATAAAACAGAACAATTTTGTAAAGACAAGGCTCTGGCTAACGCAGCTTTTAAGGCTGTTGGTATTCTCGAAGGCAATGATAAAAAACTTGATAGTGGTGCCATTCCTGGTATATTTGAGGATGCGTTGGCCATATCTTTCGATTCCTCTATTGGACATGATTATTTTACGGATGCTGAAGCCAGATATGATAAGATCCACTCTAGTGAATATAAGATGCCATTCGACATCGATATTTGTAACAAGGTAACTAAGGGTGGAGTTGGAGCAAAGAAATTACATATTTTAGCCGGTGGTGTGTATGTTGGAAAGACTTTAGGATTATGTCATTTTGCCAAGTCCTATATGTGTGCTGGAAAGAATGTTCTGTACATCACATTAGAAATTAGTGAAGAGGATATTAACACTAGAATAGATTGTAATCTTTTGAATTTGTCTATTGATGAAGTGGATAATATTCCAAAAGAAGTATTCATGGCCCGCGTAGAAAAGGCAAGGGCTGCAACACCTGGCAAATTGAAGACGAAAGAATATCCCCAAGGTTCGGTTCATGTAAATAATTTCCGAGCATTGATACATGAATTGAAACTGAAGAGTAATTTTATTCCGGATGTAATTATAGTTGATTATCTTGGATTAATGTTATCGTGTAGAGTTAAATCGAGTGAGCCAACACATATTACAATGCCAGCTATTGCCGAAGAGTTGCGTGGTTTGGCACAAGAGTTAGGTATTCCTGTTTGGACGGCCACTCAATTGAATGCTGAAGGTATGCAGAGTTCTGATCCGGGTATGACTGATACTGCTGGGTCAAAAGTCGGGTTGGCAGCAACATGTGATATTCTTTGGATGTTGGTGAGTAGTGAGAAGTTGCGAGAGTTAGGTCAGATTATGATTATACAACATAAGAATAGGTACAAGGATGCGGCAGACCATAAAAAGTTTTATGTTGGATTGGATCGTAAAAAATTCAGATGGCACTCCGTAGAGCAAAAGGGACAGACTGCGCCGGCCGAAGAATCTGAAGAAGATGGTGAAGCGGCTATTAAAAGAGAAGTGACAAAGAAATATGGTACGGCCGCATATGAATCTGGATATAAAAATACTCGGCAAGCAAGAGCATTCGGGCCTCGGCCGGGGTTTGCTGATTTGAAGGTATAAGTATCGATATGCAAGAAATAACACTTCCAATTCTTAAGTCTATCCTTTTGAGTTTTGGTTATAATCACGTACAGACTCTTCCATTAGGAAGTCCTAATCCTAAAACCCTTCATATTGTATTAAAAACGAGTGACATTAGTTGGAGAGCACCGATATTAAAACATTTGAATGAGTTGTCAAGTGTTTTTGGTGAGCCAAAATTTGGTAATTCAAATTCCAAAGCTCACAATAGAGATTTTGATTATATTGAAATTGGAAAATATAAAATCTTTGCTTCTTTAAAAGAAAAGAAAATAATTAAAATACAACCAGGTAAAGCCAATGAGTTGGTATTATATAATACCATTAAAGAATACTTGAAACAATATTCCGTAATCAATATTAAATTTCAAACTTCTGGTAAATTCTTTTATATTGCTAACGTTAATAAAGTTGAACATGTGGCCCATGATATTTCCAAAAGAAAGAAATCTGATATTAATTTGTTTGGAGCATTCTTTGGTTCATATTCACTATCAGTAAAAGAACCAAAGTTTGCTGCGTGGGAAGCTGTAGAAACTTATTGGAATGAAAAAAGAAATGTTCTCGATTATACATTGGATAATTTTTCAAATAAAGTAATACTAAAGAAAGTTGACAGTGAATATACTTTGAATCCGGCAATTGCCATTAAATGCACAAATGACGAGGCGAGAGATGTAATTTTCGGTTCTGATATTCTTGGTAAGGGTTTGGTTATTTCACAGAAATGGAAATCTGGGCATTTTGATTGGTATGAAAATTCAAAAACACTCATATTAGATTGTGAAAACATTATACATACCATGAGTGATGTTGATAGAAAGTTGTGGCCATATTTTCAATTAAGAAATCATAAAGGACATAAATCTATATTTCTTCCGGGCATAGCAGCAAATGCCATTCCCTTTGTTAATGTGTCTTCTACGGATTTAGTAGTTCTGGATGTAGATGTTGCTAAAAATTATCAAAGGGAAAATTATTTTGAATTAAAAGCATCATTAACACCATTAAATTTCCAAAATATTGAAAAGACTTTAAAGGAAGAGAAGATTAAATATATTGTTGTTCCTAATTCTAATTTATTAGATATTTGGATAGCTAAAAATTTATGATAAAGGAATTTAATAATATCCCAGTTCCAAAATCTCTTATTATTAAATTGAAAAATTTAGGTGTAGAGTTAAGAGAAGGGGAAGTTACTAAAGCTACATTTAATGTTTCGCATATTGAATTTTTAGATGAGATATTTTCAGCATTAAAAATTGTTAAACGTAAAGGTTTTCCTATTCCGGGAATTATAGTTCCGTGGGATGTTGTTGAAAAAGGTGCCGCAGGTTGGCATCCCGCAAATCACAATAGAGGCACGTTAGGGGTTGGAGTTAAAGGAGAATATAAACCTATTTATAGCGGTTATGCAGTTAATCCTAGTATACCAGGAATTATATTTCATGAATGTGGTCATCTATACCATTTCACATACAACAAATGCATTTTTAATGGTTATGATGGTTATACCAATAAAAAATTAATATCTGAACAAAATTTAAATCAATTTGATGTTACAATGAAAGATATTGAACTAAATGTTAGTAGTTATGCTTTAGAAAATATTAGGGAATTTGTGGCAGAAGTTTTTTGTGGTGTTATTAGTGGAAATAAATACCCTAAAAATATTATGAAGGTTTTTCATAATTATGCTTATGAAAATTGGAATTCAGGTTATAAAATATAAAATGAGACACGACCGGCACATGAATACTGTTTTTCAAATAGCCATTGAAGTTCCGAAGTGTTCTGACCAGAAAGTGGCAGCTATTATTGTTTCCAAAAATAACGTGGTGAGTGTTGGATTTAATCAAGATAAATCACACCCTATGGTAGCATACTACCAATATAATGATTGGTGTGAAAATCTCCACGCCGAGGCAAGTGCCATTATTAATGCACTAAGACAAATTGGTCGCCGGCGACTGGCTAAGTGTGACATGTATGTGTGTAGAGCAAAAGTGGTAGATGGAAAATATCAGTGGGGATTTTCCAAACCCTGCAAAAATTGTCAGAATTTTTTGAAATCGTATCCTGTTCGGAATGTATACTATTCGAGTGAGGTGACCGGCGTATATGAAAAAATTGTCTGTTGAAGATTTTGTTGGAAAGATGTATAATATTCCATACAATAAAAAATTTGAAAAGGCTACAGAGTCTTTTTTATTAACCCATGGGGCAAAAATTATCCGGGAGCCTAATGGGGGTCAGACTTTCCCGGATTTTCGAGTTACTATACCATTAGAAAATTCTATATATTGTTTTGATTTGGAAGAAAAAACTTCCAAAGAATCATCTGGTAAACCCAATTATAATGCCCATTATCCAAACCCCGAAGATTTCTTCATTTATATAAATTCCAGTTTTTCTGTTCCCTTCCTCGGAAAACATTTACCTTTGGCGTCATCTCAAGAAAAAAAGAAAATTAGGCAATTTTTCGATGATGTCCAAGTCCGTTTTGATAAGTTTGCCGATTCTTGTAAAGGATTTCTTGTTCCTCGAATGCGAGTTCAATTCACACCTAAGAGAAAATGCCCAATAGATTATAAAGGAATATTTTCTGATCCAAAAGTGTTCGATGATATTTGTGAACATATTCGTCAAAAGAAGATTGACTAACCGTATATAATATGTTATAGTTGGGTATATGAAGAATTGTCACCTTTCTCACGTAGAAGACCTAATGGTTATTGAAGCTGATGCTAATGCTCCTTTGAAATATTTGGAGGAGATGTTTCAGACTCTTATGTTTAATAAGTCTGGGAATTCTCAATTATCAGTTAAATGGGATGGTTCTCCTGCATTCGTTTGCGGGGAACACCCAGAAGATGGTGAATTCTTTGTTGGAACTAAAAGTGCCTTTACTGGTAAAGCTTGTAGAACAAAAGAAGAGATCGATAAGTTTTATGGCGACCAACCTGAATTGGTTGCTAAATTAAAAAGTTTATTCCAACATCTTCGTCCGTATAATTGGAAAGGTGTTACTCAAGGTGATCTTTTATGGACCGAAGATTCTAAAGTTTTTGATTATAATGGATTTTGGTTTCAACCAAATTGTTTGAAATATCATTTTCCATTTCGTGCAGGACTAGAAGTTGGTGTGGTTTTACATACCACATATACTGGGAAAACTTTTAAAGATATGGAAGCACAATTTTGTGCAAGCATTCCGTCTTCTTATTGGATGGGATCTGCTGATACTTTTATTTTTGAACCCAATTTGGTTGTCCTTGAACCTTTGGATGAAAAGGATATTCTGGATACATTAATAAGATCACTTACTGAATTGGAAAAAAGGGCAGTAATAATTAATAGAACTCCAGAAATTTTGAAAGTACTTAGAGAACCTAAGGCTCTTACTCTCTTTCTTCGTTTTGTTAATTTTCAGATTAAAAATCCACAACAATTTAATTTTGGTGCTAATGAATTTATAGAATTTATTGAGGAAGAATATACCAAACATATTAATAGTTTAAAAACGGCAAAAGGTAAAAAAAGATTGAAAACTGAAAGGTCTGACTTTTTGTATTCAATTGGAGATGATAATTTATGGCAACTTTTTTCTTTTTATCGATATGTTGTATATGTCAAGGAAACGATGGTTGGTTGGCTTGACAGAAAATTTTCTGAGAATATTGATTATGGATGGAAAATTACACTACCAGATAATACACCTTGTGGACATGAAGGTTATGTTTTATCGATAGATAATAAGCCAGTAAAGTTTGTGAATCGTTCTACATTTTCAAAAGCAAATTTTGATTTGCAAAGGAGTTGGAAATGATAGTAGAAACTGCTGTTATGATTTTCGGTAGATTTCAACCTCCAACAAAAGCGCATATTGAATTGTTTGATAGATTTTTGGAAGTGGCATATCAATCTAAGGAACCAGTACATGGACAAATTTTCATATCTCCGGCATTTGATAATAAACGTAATCCACTTTCTCTTTCTGCACGTTATGATTTTCTCAGTAAATTATATCCTCATATTAATTTTTTGGCTGATCCTGAAATTAAAAATCCTTTTCAGGCGGTTCATTATTTGGGTGGATTAGGAATACATAAAGTTATTTTGATTGCTGGCACAGATCAGGCGCCAAGACTTCGCCAACAACTGACTAAATATATACATAATCCTAATCCAGAACTTACTTTTTTGAATATTGAAGAAATAAAAGTCATTGAATTTGGCAGACGTGATCCAGATTCAAAGGATTTTATTGAATCTTGTAGTGCCACAAAAGCAAGACAGGCTGTAAAAGATGGCCAATTTAGTCTGTTTTGTGAAATTATACCAGAGTGCAGTCTATTTGACCAAACCTGGCTTTATGATGAAATTAGCAAAGGATTAGGAATCTCTAAATAGTAGTTAAGGAGAGATTCATGCCAGGATTAGTACGCGATTTAAACTTTGGTGATCGGACCCAAAATGAAGAAATAGTACAAGAAAATATTCATTCTTATCTTCCATTTATTATGTATTGTGAATCCAAAGAAGTAGAGAAAAGAAAACAATATTTTTCCGAACACTTTGACCTTGCGGAAGCTTTTGGACCAAATAGTGGATGTGAAGAATGTTCTGGTACCGGTTGGGTGCCTGTCAGCAATTCTTATATGTCAAACCCATATAGGTCATTATGGATACAAGCTGAATTGGATTCTCCTGCTGAGGATGGATATCACCTTGTGCCGTGTTGCAAATGTTCTCCAATTCAAACCGGTCTTTCAGAACATATAGTCCGTAAAGGTTCTGATTTCGAATTGAAATCTAAAAAGTCTGGAAAGAATTTAGGTACTTATAAGTCTAAATCCGGCGCCCAAAAGCGCGAGGGACAAGTAGAGTATTTTAAATCAATTAAAGAAACTAAAGAGGCTGCACCTCAATGGTCTCCAGATAAAACTCCAGACACACGTCCTTTGCCATGGAGACTTCATGAAGATGAAATCCTTCCTGGTAATCCATCCAAAAAAGATTCTGTTACAGAAGATATCCTTCCAAGCGAACACAATAAAAAGCAAAGTCAGGATAAGAAAGACAAAAAGAAAGCATCTGAAACAAAGTCTGATCCCAATGAATCTCCAGAAGACAAGAAGGAAAAGTCGAAAGAGAAACGTGCTGAAAAAGAACGGGATCGTAAATCTAAGAAATTACTGCCATACGAGTTTACAGACCAAAAAGATGCCGAACGCGCCGGCGGCCACTTAGGTATACCTGGGGCCCATGCTTCTGGAAATGGCATATATAAACCAGGTTCATCTGATTACTCTTTGCGTGATGCTGTAGCACGTAAAAAGGCCAAACAAAAGATGCGTGGTAAATTTCATGAAGAGACGGATTCTACTATTCCTTATCCTATGGATAAAGGAAATTGCCACGAATCTTCGACTCTTCAGAAAATCAAGGAATGTGTAAATTGGAATCGAAATGAAAACGCTGGGTAAAATCCGTGAGTTAATTTTAGAATCTGTAGATATTTTGGTGCCTAAGGGTCTCTTGTCTATTCCTAGGCACCACATGCCTCAGATTGAAAAGAAGAACTATCCAGAATATTTCGATCTGTTGAGTCTTCGCGGAATTAAAGTTACACGTATGCACCTGCCGGCCAATAAACTTCGGGTTGCTCAAGAAGATATTGATTTGGAAAAAGTCTTTAAGTGGTCTCGGTCGATGCCTAAAGGTGCACAAGAAAAGCCTTGTATAGTATCCAGAGATCTATATGTTATGGATGGGAATCATTCCTTCCTGGCGATCTATAATAGAAGCAAGAATGTCAAAGTAGATTGTTATGTTGTGGATTTAGAGATCCAGGAACTTATAAATATTTCTAGGTTTTTCAATAAGGTCACATATAAGACTGTTAAAGAGGAATTAAATGGAATTTTCTGAAGTACCAGAATCTCTAATATTAAAAATCAACCGAATCTTAAATGAATCGGAAGCACCAGAAGTAATTACACCAGGCCAGAAAGCCTGGAAAACCGCGATTCTGGAGAAATCGGAACGCGAACAAGGTAAAGAAGTCCTTAAAGAAAAGGACGACAAAGAAGAAGTCGAAGAGGCCAAGGGTGAAAAGATTACTTTTAATCCTTCTATAGAACCAGATAAAATGGCCCAGCCCGACAAAAATCAAAAAACAGTTTAAAGGAGAAATACTATGTCACTCTGGACTCGTTCCAACAAACCAAAATTCGCACCACACGCTGTAGCAGGTAAAAATGGCTGGATTCATCCTACCACAAACGAGATATTAGAATCATTTAAAACCAAACCAACAGTGGTAACCACACCAACAATTAATAGTGTGACGCTTTACAATGGTTTTGTTCAAGCAAGTGGAGAACCCAAACAAGATACTCGCACACAAGTTCGAACTGGAGACGTATTAACATTTGCCGTCCAATTTAATACGCAAGTGGTGGTAACAGGACAACCATACCTAACAATAAATTTTAATGGTTCACCTCAAAGAGCATATTATAAACCCAAGTCAGGATATGATTTCGGACAAAGTGTATCTGGTGCCACGGGTGGTACTGCTACCTTAATGTTTTATTATAAAGTACAAAGTACTGACAGTGCCGTTGCTGGACAGGTAACAGTAACTAGTCCATTAGTATTGAATAGTGGAACAATTTCTAGCCTATTGAATACCAATGGGGCCACATTAACATTTACACTACCTTCTCTTACGACATTGGCAGTGAATTAAAGGTGATCTATGTCTTTAGATAAATCATTTGCCTCTTTTTTGAAAGAAGATAATACTAATCCGACAATACCGTCATCTGGTAATGTAGTCACTGGTTTAAATAGTAAGGAACAAACTCATGCATTAGAAGTTATTAATGGTAGCTTATCTGCTATTACTGATTCACCAGCATTAAATCCTTATTACTTAGTTGAGCGCGTTAAAGATCGGCTTAAGGTAATGTTAGGTGTTTCTTTTGATAATATTTTCTTTTTAGGAGATGTTGGATCTTTTGAAAAACCTCTTGTTCCACACAATAGTCTTGTGTCGGTAGAAGGTGGAACTATTCCTCCTAATGACAATGCGTGGCTAAAGTTATTCCCCCACGGTCTTGCTATTAAATTTCAATTCGTGAAAAGTGGTACTCTTTATAATGTAAATGCTGAGATTGTAGCTAGACCAGATCCACCAATATTACTTCCACTGTCAGAAGATTAACAAATAATGAATGCCAACGGCCAATTTAACCGAGGATAATTTCCAGCAATTCGCCATAAATTCTTATGTAAATATACATTGTCATACATTTAAAGAATTTCATGATGATTTGTTGTTGATAAAATATATCAAACGCCTTTTTCGTAAATACATAGTAACAGGCGAAATTGATAACAATCGGATTAGGCTGGCCTTGAACCACATTATTATATTTTATAATGTCTTCGAAATACAAGCAGCTACAAGAATTCTTTATTTTAAATTGGAAACTGAACTGCATTCTATATTGAAGACATTTTTGAGTTTCTTAAATTTTCAACCAGGCATAGTTCATGGAATAAATGGAATAGATTTGTATTCTAGAGATATTCCTATTATAAATAGCATATTGGAAAGGTTAAATGATATATGAAAACATATAAGTGTATTGTGGAAGAAATAGGGCTTACCACAGGACCAGGTATTGCCAACTTTGATCCAATTATGCAAGGAAGACCACCAAAGCGCCGGTCAGTTTTCGAATCTCTTGGTATATGTGAAGAACATAAGCAACCTTTTAAATATCATAATGGTGAAATGGCTTGTGAAATGTGTGTTGCGAAAGTGGCAAAATAATGACTAAATGCGTTTGCCAAAACAAATACAATAAATAACTTGTGTTTTGTAATTTCTTGTGATATAATAGGTTTAACGAGTATAGATCTGTACTGAGAAGAAAGTTTCTTAGGATCCCGAACCATAAGAAAATTTGGTCGCAGTCCTATAAAAACTTAAGAGTTGGGAAATTTTCTTCTCCTTCTTTTAAATTATGTCATTATATCTAGATCACAAATATGCCTCTCAAGTATCCTCTCGATTAGAAAAATTCAAACGCAAAAGCCAACGAATTTATAATTTTCGTTGTCCAATCTGTAAAGATTCCGCAAAAAGTAAAATCAAGGCGAGAGGTTATTTCTATACACAACAAAGTAACCTTAAATTCCATTGCCACAATTGTTTAGTGGATTGGACATTTAGCCATTTCTTGCAAGAGTTTGCACCGGATATTTTCCAAGAATACGTATTCGAGAAATATAAAGAAACCGGAATAAAAGAAGAGACTTATAATGAGTTTGATTTCAAACCACATTTTGCGGAGAATATAAATGATAATGATAATATTCTTTTTAACTGTAGTAGTATTGATAGTCTCGGAACAAATCATTTCGCTTATCAATATATACAACAAAGAAAAATACCTAAAGATTTCTGGGAAGATATCTGGTATACATCAGACTTTAAAAAGATTGTGGATAAATTTGAACCGAAAAATGAGTATGAACTTAAGCCGGATGATCCGAGGATTATATTCCCTTTTCGGAATCAAAAGAAAAGAATAACGGCTATTCAAGGTAGGTCACTTCAAAAAGGTGGATTGCGGTATATTACTATAAAAGTGGACCATGATGCTCCTAAGATTTTTGGATTGGACCGTGTCAATCCCCCAAATCGAGTATATGTGGTAGAAGGACCTATAGATTCTTTTTTTCTTCCAAATTCCATAGCGTGTGCTGGTTCTGATTTGAGTCCTAAGCATTTGTCATTTTGTAATGATTTGGTTTTTGTATTTGATGCCGAACAACGTAATAATCAATTGATCGAAAAGATGAAAAGATTGGCTGATTCTGGAAGTAAGATTTGTGTGTGGCCTGAAGATATGCCTGGCAAAGATATTAATGATTTTGTACTTGCGGGGAAGACTTCAGAAAATATTATAGATATAATTAATGCGAATACGTATACTGGTTTATCGGCACGTATTGCACTCAATGAATGGAAGCGAATATGACGAAATATAATGTTACTTATTATTTTGGATATGATGAATTACCAGAAAATGTGAAATTAATAGAAGGACCTCCATATGCCAAATATGATATGCATGGATATTTGGTAATAAGGAATATTGACGGTTCTATTAAAGTGTACCGTGATGGAGGAGAACCAGAAGACCAAAGGTTCTCTAGAGATTGGAAATGGGTTAGATTAGAATTGATGAATGCGTATAAGCAGGGTCTTAATTCATGAGCCTACCAACTGCTAAAATTATTTGTGATTCTATTAGTCCTGATGGAATACGATTAACAACTATGGAATGTAAGTTTCATAGGATGATCTTGGCCGAGGTTAATACTCACCGGCAATTTTGTTTAGATGGTGATTCTGAATTGTATTTTGACTTGCCTTTATCATGTAAGAAAAATAAACATTCCGTTTTTAAAATGAAATTGTCTGAATTTTACAAAAAGTGGAATTTTGGGAAGAAATCTAGAAAAAACAATCCAGCATCTATTAATTTGGGAAAACTGAAAAATATTAATATACAAAAAGAATATTCTATTCCTGAATTAAAAGAAAAAATTAATTATCATTTTGGTTATGCTATCAGAAAAGGTAAAATTAAAGCTAGATTGGAACAACAAGAATGTTTACGTTACTGGATTTCAGGAAAAGATATTTTGCAATATTTTGCAAATGCTGAAAATTTTATAAATAAACAACCTGCTAAAGATGGATTAAAAAGGATGTTTATCCGTCAATTAAACGAAGAAACGGGAAAATATACACATACAAATATAACTGATTGTTGGTCTTCGGGTATAAAGGAATGTTTTAAAGTTACAACACTAAGTGGTAATTTTATTATTGGAAGTAAAGATCACAGAATTTTAACTAATAATGGATGGAAAACCATTTCAGAATTAGATATTAATAATGATAAATTAGCAGGAAGAAATGTTGAATTTTACAAATCTTCTAGCCATAAAGTAAATGGTAAATGGGTTAATCAGTGGAATTTAAAGGTTTTACCTGAAGTAAAAGAAAAACAATTTAATAAATGCTTTTTTTGTCAACAAAAGATAAAATTAGAAATTCATCATTTGATTCCTGTGTATAAAGATAATACAAAAGCATTTGAAAAAGATAATGTTGTTGGTGTTTGCAATTCCTGTCATAAAAATCAACACAAAAAACAAGGTTGGCAAAAGGGGCAACAATTATTACTACAATGGGAAACAATTGATTCAATTGTCCCGGTTGGTAAAAAAGAAACTTATGATATATCGGTGGATGGCCAGTTTTCTAATTTTGTTGCTAATGGATTAGTAGTTCATAATTCACGCAATTCAGCTTCGAGTCGTGCTATTCCAGTTTCTAAGATGTTAGAACGAGTGGAAACAGATCCAGCGATGCCATTATTTTTTGGAAAGAATCAAGCTGGTATGGCCGCCGCAGTTGAATTAGATACTGATGAAAAACAAATGGCAATTAATACTTGGTTGATTGCAAGAGATAATGCTGTATCATCAGTAAAGAAATTGCAGGCTATTGGATTACACAAACAACTTACTAACCGTCTATTAGAACCATGGTTATGGCATACAGCAATTATTAGTGCCACAGAATGGGATAATTTCTTTGGACAACGTAGTGCTATCAATCCTGAAACCAATCAACCATATGCAATGCCTGAAATGTATGCCCTAGAACAGGCGATGGAAAAAGCATATTATGAAGGAACACCAAAGTTAGTTGGCTATGGTGAATGGCATCTTCCTTATATTCAGGAGGAAGATTGGGTTTGGGCAAATAAACAACTTCAATTATTTGATGATTCTGTCGAACTTTGGGAAATTCTTAAGAAGATTTCCGCAGGAAGAGTGGCTAGAGTTTCTTACCTTACTCATGACGGAAAAAGAGATCCTTTAGAAGATATTAAACTTGCCGAAAAATTAATATCTGCAAAACCTATGCACCCAAGTCCATTCGAGGCTCAGGCGACACCATCCATTTGTTATCCATTAAACAATTCAAAAGGTAACTTTCGCGGTTGGACTCAATACAGGCATTCTTTTGAAAATGAGAATGTAAAGAATTTTAAATCTAGATTTTTATTCCCAATAATAAATAAGACATAATGCAAACAACACAATTTTCAGAATTTGCCAATACTATCCGTCTTCATAAGTATTCTCAAGATTTACCAGAAGGTGGAAAAGAGACTTGGCAACAAACTTCAGAACGAGTTGCAAAAACTGTTCTGAAGTCTGTTACTAAAAATAAATCTCTTATCAAAAAAGTTACTGATCTAATAGAACAGAGAAAATTTATGCCAGGTGGCCGGTATCTATACGCGACTGGCAGACAATACCATCAGGTCCAAAACTGCTTGTTATTAAAAGTACATGATAGCCGGGAAGGTTGGTCGGATTTACTCCAAAAAGCTTCGATGGCATTAATGACCGGAGCTGGTATTGGGGTTGATTATAGTGATATTAGAGCCGAAGGTTCTCCTATTAGAAAAACCGGAGGCCTTGCTACTGGTCCACTAGCATTAATGCAAATGTTAAATGAATGCGGCCGCGGAATAATGCAAGGTGGTTCTAGACGTTCTGCTATTTGGGCGGGTTTGAAATGGAATCACCAAGATATTATTAAATTTATACAATACAAAAATTGGATTCCAGAAGTCCGTAAACTGAAGGAACAAGATTTTAATTTTCCTGCAACAATGGATGGAACTAATATATCGGTTCAATTGGATGACGAATTTTTTAAAGCTTATAATAATGAGAAACATTCTAAACATAATCACGCCCAAACCGTTTATTGGACAGCAGTTCGACAAATGTTAAAAACTGGTGAGCCGGGATTTAGTATTGATCTCGGAAATAATTCAAATGAAACTCTCCGAAATGCATGTTGTGAGGTATCATCTGAAGATGATTCTGATATTTGTAATTTGGGATCTATCAATTTAGCTAGAGTCACTTCATTGGGGGAAATGGTAGATATTGTTGAAGTAGCTACCGCCTTTTTAATTGCGGGAACGGTTTATAGTGATGTTCCTTATCCTAAGGTAGACCAAATTCGTACAAAAAATCGCAGGTTGGGTTTAGGTTTACTTGGAATACATGAGTGGTTATTGCAACATAATAAAAAATATGGTCCAGATCCTGAATTGGAAGAATATTTGAAAATTTATTCCAAGAGTAATGAATTTGCCGATAAGTATTGTGAGAAGTGGAATCTTAGTAAATGTAAAAAAACGAGGGCCATTGCTCCTACTGGTACAATTGGCATTATAGCTGAGACAACTACTGGTTGTGAACCTATGTTTTGTTCGGCATATAAACGCCGTTATTTAAGAGGTAATACATGGCACTACCAATATGTAATTGATCCCATTGCAAAGAAATTAGTAGACCAAGGAATAAAACCAGAAGCGATTGAAGATAGCTATTCAATAGATCCGGAGAGACGTGTTAATTTTCAAGCGTGGTTACAGAAATATGTAGATCATGGAATAAGTTCTACTATTAATATACCAGCATGGGGTTCCGAGAGTAATAATGAAAAGACAGTCCAAGAATTTGGTAAAATGTTATTAAAGTATCTTCCACAATTACGGGGTATTACTTGTTATCCAGATGGTGCGAGAGGTGGCCAGCCTTTAACTACAGTTTCTTATCAGACGGCTATTAAACATGTGGGAGAAACCTTTTTCGAATCGGCGGATATTTGCGATATTACAAAAGGTGGTAGTTGCGGAGCATAAAAATAGTTCTTGCATTCTCAAATATTTTTTGTTATAATGAAGTCATGATAAAAAATAAAGTGTTTTATGTGTATGCTGAAAATCTTCCAGACTTCCAAGCTGATGTGAAAGAGTTTGGTTCTGGTACTTTGGAAATGTATTCTGACCTTAACCACTTCTTAAATGATGACAACAGAATTATTAAATTGGAAATAAGAGTTGTTTCGGAAGGCACAGTACAAATGCTTCCTAAGTTTGTGGCTAGCCGGCCGGAACCAGACGAAAAGAAAGTTAAGAATGAATCTTAGTACTCTGGAAAATGAATATGTGGAGCCGGTTGATCCGGCTCCCGTGACTGAAGAAGAAATGGATGAACTGATAGCGTGGTTTGAAAATTTATGCCGAGAACTAAATCAACAATGGAAATCTCCGAAATGATTTCTTTGGTAAAGAGAGATCTTGCCAAATTTGAACACAGTATTAAAAATGCTCCACAAGAAGTAAAGGGTGAATATAAATCTTGGACTCGAAAGAGTCGAACAAGAATCCGTTCATTAGAAAAGATTTTTAATTCCTCTAAGTAGAAGTATAATCTACTAAAGGAGTTTTAAATGAATATCGAATGTAAGTCTTGTGTAGTTAATTGCCAAATTACCAATTATGATGATTGGTTAGGAATTCATCCTCTTTTTTGTCCATTTTGCGGAGAAGATCTTGGATATGATATTGACAAGATCCAAGAAAATGAAATGGAAAAATATCTTGATGTGTTATTTGAACCATCAAATGGTGTAGAATTGGATTCGGATATATTTTAAATATACCACTAAATAGTGGTATATGAAACCATGGATATACCAAGGAAAACCGGTTGAAGAAATACCTGAAAATGTGGTAGGATTTGTTTATAACATAACCAATGATAAAACAGGCCAATCTTATATTGGTAAAAAATTTTGTTGGTCGAGACGCCGTAAAAAGGTGGCCGGCCGAAAAAATAGAAAAGTAGTTGTTAAAGAATCAAACTGGAAAGAATATTTCGGTTCAAGCGAATTTTTAATTGCTGATGCTGAGGAAATCGGATACGATAAATTCTCCCGCGAGATCTTAAATTGGTATTATATGAAAAAAGATGTATCGTTTGGCGAATTGGAAGAGCAAATTAAGAGAAATGTTCTTACGGCCAGATTGCCAAATGGAGATTTTTTGTACTATAATCGTTCGATTCTGGGTAAATATTTCCGATCTACAAAAACTTGACAAACCAAATTAATTGTGATAATATTTAAATATGCTAACAAACATATTTTCTATTCTTGCAACAGCCACAATTTTGTGGCTAGCTAGTATTTGGTCTACAAATAGTCGTATAAATGCGGCACTTAAGTATTTTTTCTTCATCCTTACCATTCTCGGTGTCGTGGTGTCATTGGGACACTTGGGAATCATAGTAGTTAAGTTTCTGTAGATACGATCCCTGCGATTCCCAGACGATCCTAGAGGGGTTCAGTATAAGGTACGTGGTTTGGGGTGGGTAAGTACTTAACCCTTCAAAAGGAATGCATATTATGAAATTGATTATTCCAGATATTCACAATAAAGTAGAAAAATTTAATGAGATTATGGTTCGGTATAACCATATTAAAACCAAAGTTTCACTTGGGGATTGGCATGACAGCTTCGAATGGCAATACGGCCCTCAAATCGAGGAGACGGCAAGAGTCCAGGCAGATTTTGTTTCTGATCCTAATAATATTTGTCTTTGGGGAAATCATGATTTGGGATATGCCTTTCCGAAATGTATTGATATTGGATGTTCTGGCTTTGGAGATTGGAAAATTGAACCTATTAATAAATGGATGAAAACTCTTTGGAGTAAAGTCCAATTGGCATTATGGCTTGATTATCCTGGTGATAAAGTTTGGTTATTGTCTCATGCGGGTTTTCATCCGCAATTTATATACCCCGATCTTGCTTTTAATAAAAAGTATGTAGATAACCTCTGTGACCAGGCTATTCGGTCGGTCCGGGAAGAAAATAGAATAACAAAGTTATTGGAAGTTGGTTATCGCCGAGGTGGTAATTATGGTGCCATCGGCGGTTGTACTTGGCTAGATTGGCGCGATTTTGTGCCAATACCCGATATTAATCAAATTGTTGGACATACGATAGGTCATTTTGTTCGGGAACATCACACAATGAACAGTGAAAATTATTGTATCGATACTCAACTAGAAAATGTTGCCATTATCGATGATGACGGTACCGTAACTATCGAACAAATTTAAGGTTGACAACCACAAGGCCGTATGCTAAAATATAGTATATGGCCTTTCACAGAAAACTTCGAAAACCGACAACGGTATTTGATATCCATGATGTCCTTTATGCTACTCTTAAAGTTATGGATGATCGTAATGGTTACGTTTCGAAGAAAACAGCAGATGTATCCGGCGAATGTCCAACATCACAATTTGTTTTATCTTTCCTTAAAGAAGTAAGTATTTCTAGTTCTGGATTTCCTGACGAAATTAAGCAAAAGTATTTCAATAAAGTTTCCGAAATTATTACACATTTCAGCCAACCTCCGGCCGATATGAATGATGAATTTCTCAGGAAAGTGTATGAGTTTTTTATTACTAGGTCCGTATCAGATCGGATGATAGGATTTATTGTTGCATTGCCATCGATGTATGAACATCTACATCAACGGACAAGTAGTTTAATGAAAATTGCCGAAAAGTATTCCACTAGTAATTACATGGGAGAAATTGGTGTCCGGGATGTATTCTTTGTGAAGTTACTCGACGTTCAAGAATTCCATAAAGAGGATGATAATGGAGTAGATCAATTACTTTATATCTACCGAGTGTCTGATAAAATTGGCAATATCGGATTTTTCTTTTCTAAGAACCCACCGGTGGATAATGAAACTTCTACAGTTGAGAAATTGCCAATTAAGAAATTTCATTGTTTTGAAATTAAGGCGACAGTTAAGAAACAGATGCCGAACCGTGATACTGGAATTAAGGAAACTCAATTTACGAGAGTTCGAATTGTGGAAGTTGTTGGTGAAGGAACAGAGGAATAATTATGCTTACAAAAGCCTTTGATAAAGTTGGACAAGAAATTACGAAAGGTTGTTTTATTGCATATGGACACGCCTTAGGTCGTTGTGCTGGACTTCGTATAGGCCGCGTTGAATCCGTAAATTTTTCAGAGAAAAAAGATTATGATTGGGATAATAAGAAAAATATCCTAGTTGATGACGTTTCAATTACCGTGTTGGGAATAGATGATGATTGGGACAGGAAAAAACCTAAGTTACTTCAAAAGAAAAGTACTTTGTTCTTTCCTGAACGTATGATTGTATTGCTTTCTATCCCAGAAAAATTTGCTAAATTGTATGAAGATGACTGTGTGGCACAAGGTGGAAAACATTGTTGGATAAAAAATGAGGGCCTTTTTGCATACAAGAAATGTACCGTGTGCCACCTAGATACTAATCCCTTTAAGGATGATTAATATGGAACTTAATGTACAAAAATTTCTACGAGAAACTCCTGGTGGATTAATTTTACTTCAAGAATCTCCATATAACATTAGTGTTAAAGTCCATCCGGATTTCTCTGACTTATGCCAATTTACGTATTCTCAAATTGATTCTCCAAAAGGAGATCCGATTGTTAAAGAATGCCGTGGACTTATCCTAGATTCTCATAACGATTGGAATGTGGTTGCATTTCCATTTACTAGATTTTTTAATGATGGCGAATTTCAGGCTGCGACAATTGATTGGAATACTGCAAGAGTCTATGAAAAAATTGATGGTACTCTTATCATCATGTACTATTACCTTGGTGCATGGAGAATTGCAACTCGTGGCAGCCCTGATGCTTCCGGTCCTGTTGTTGATTTTCCTTGGGAAGAACAAGGCGAAGAAGTTCCTTTAACTTTCAAACGTTTATTCTGGCACAGTATTGAGTATTGGCTTAAAGGCCTCAGTAAGTCTGGTGAATTTGATACTGACTGTACCTACATGTGGGAACTTACTTCCTTTTATAATCGGGTGGTTTGTGATTATACCGAAACCGGTCCACTAGGTGAATGTGAAGACGGATTTGGAAATAAAATCTTTATAGATGATTTGTGTGACAAAACTGGATATGCTCAAGATGGTTCCAGAGTTACACTTATTGGTATCCGAGATAATAAGACATTTGAAGAATATGATATTAAATATTCCGATGCTCATTATAAAGCTAAGTCTTTTCCTTTAAGCAGTCTTCAAGAGGTAATTGAAGCGGCCGCGGTTCTGAATCCATTAAAAATGGAAGGTTTTGTTGTGGTTGATGGTAATTGGAATCGTATAAAAATTAAATCTCCGTCTTACGTTTCGATACACCATTTGAGGGATGGTAATCCGAGAAAGCGTTTGATGGAAATTATCAAGTCTGGTGAAAATGATGAAATGTTGGCATATAAAATACTTGATGATTTCCCTGCCGAAAAGGCTTTATATTTGGAGATACTTGAAAAGGTTGATCAATTGATCTTGACAACTGAAAAATTTTATGATATCATTAAAGATATTGAAGATCAAAAAACTTTCGCCCTGGAGGCTTTAAAGTCTCCTATGTCGGCTGCGATGTTTTCTGTTCGAAAAGATAAGGCGAAAACTATCCGTCAATTCATACTTTCTATACAAACGGATAAACTATTAAATTTTATTGATAAACTGTAATCGCCGCAGTTAATGAAGAAATTATTAGAGATATTTACTTCAATAATGTTAATGGAATTTTAACTGTTGGTCTAGATGATACAGATGAGGATATTATTGAGCAAGTAAAACGAAAGAATTGGAATGGTGGAGAAATTGAATGCCCTATAGGTATGTTACGGCCAGGATTTAAAGGCCAGGGTTGGTATCAGAAATAATACGTAATGTACGAACACTTAAATATCCAAATACCCGAAATCGCTATCCAAGAAACTCCAGATGGATCAGATCAGAGACTTTATAGAACTCCAAAGGGAGAACTACTACCATCAATTACGACAGTTTTAGCTCCTCTCAAAGAAGATATACTTAAGAAATGGCGAGAACGTGTTGGTGATACTGTGGCTAACATAGAAAGCCAATGGGGAAGGGATCGCGGATCTGCCTTACATTTGGCATTAGAAGATGTCCTTAAAAATAAAAGCATAAAAGAACATCCACTTTTAATTCAAATGTTAGTTCAGGATTTAATGCCTTATCTTAAAAAGATTGGCAAAATACATTGTCAAGAAGTTGCACTTTTTTCGGATTATTTCAAAATTGCTGGCCGGTGCGATTGTATTGCCGAGTATGGCGGAAAATTATCCATTGTGGACTTTAAGGGATCCAAGAGAACAAAGAGATACGAATGGGTAATTGACTACTTCTTACAGACCGCATTTTACGCCTATTCCTATTGGGAACGTACAGGTTATAAGATTGAACAGTCAGTAATTCTTATAGGAACAGAACAAGGTGCCGCCCAAGAGTTTATTGAATTGCCTTGGAAGTGGTGGAAAGAACTTAAAGAGGTAAGAAAACAATTCAAAAATAGGTATGGTATATGAATAAAATAATTCCAATGAATAACCGAAATTTTCCGGTAACAGCGTGTGGACAATGTCCTTTCTTTGAATATGATTCTATGAGGGGAGAATACCATAGATGTAAGGCGAGTGACAGGGCTTATCCAGAATTTGACACAATCGCAAAACATTGTCCATTAATAGACGAACCGGCTTTTAATCAGAACCTATCCGAAAAGTATTTGTAGAAGGAATAAATGATAATCACAAAAGAAGAGAAGTTTACAGAGTCACAACAAAAAGATTTAGTAGAACTAGCCAACCAATCATATGATCGTGGTGGGGCCGATGCTTTGGCAATCGTTATTGAAACTGCAATGCAGATTGCAAAAGATGAACCGAACCTAAAAGCCTATGCTGGATTTGTAATACATGTAGTTGAAGGAGTTCGTCAACGATTGGCTGAGGTCGTTGCTGGCCAGCAAGTTATGGATATAGAACCCTATTAATTGAAACTAAAGTCAACGAGGATCATCTAATTATTAGTAACATAAATATTCCTGTACTTAGAAAGAGGAATTATTATGAGTTTGTTAGGATTGATTCTCGTTCTACTAGTTGTTGGAGTTGCTTTGTATCTGATTAATCAATACATTCCAATGGCTGCTCCCATTAAAACAATTTTAAACGTTGTTGTTATAGTTGCCACTGTGGTTTGGTTATTATCTATAACCGGATTAGTAGGCACAACATTTATTGGACCCATGCACCCCCATCTATTCCGATAAAATAAATTCAAATGGAACCAAATCTTCATAAGTGGTTTGATATACGCGTTAATCATAAACATTGCCATATATGGGGATCTTGGGTCTTATTGGACACCAAAAATATAAAGTATAACCGGGTGGTTCAAGGCCAAAGATACACTTTGCAGCGAACTTGCACCACCTGTGGTCACGTAGAGTACCAAATAAAAGAACGCAAATTGAACTTGACATCTTGAATGTAATTGTGTTATCATTTTATTATGAAACCAAATTATTTCATCGTTGTTGATGACCAAACGATAAATTTAAGGCGTATCCAATATTCGTCTTCTACTGGAACTAAAAGCGATAGACATATCGCTTTTATCTCGGAGATCAGAGACAATAAAACTCTAAATGAACTTATCAATTTCTTTAGGGCAAATGGAATAACAGATGATGGGTATGGAATTACAAATAAATGGGCATAAGTGAAATATTATGAGTAAACCAGAAAATAGAAATAACCAGAAAATTATTCTTTGTATTGGTCTTCCGGGTTCTGGAAAAACTTTTTGGGCCCAACAACAAATTGCTGCTGCAAAGTTTCGTGGTGAAATTTTTGTTCGGGTAAATAATGATGATATCCGAGATGAACTAAATGGGGGTCCATTTGATCATAGTGTTTGGACTCCTAAATTTGAATCTGAAGTCCGAAAGATTCGTTTGGAGAGAATTGCAAACGCTTTGAAGGATGGTTTTAGTGTTATCGTTGATAATACCCATCTCAACGAAAAAACATTGAAGAGTTTGAAAACTTGGGCATTTCAGAATTTTCCTCATGTATTTATTGAAGAGAAAGATTTTCGAGATGTTCCGTTCCAAACATGTTTGGAACGTGACGCTGCTCGTATGGTTAGTGGTGAACGTGGAGTAGGACCCGAAGTGATTATGAAGATGGCAAAAGGGGCTAATCTAATCCCCGAAGTCACACCATACCCTGTCGATTGGAAATTACCATGGACAATCATATGTGATTTGGATGGTACTTTGGCATTGTTTGGTAATCGAAGAAATCCATATGACGCATCAAATTGCGACTTCACGGACGAACCAAACTTAACCGTTTTGAGTTTGTTAAAAAGTTATCAGGGCAATTATCGTAGTGGTCATATAGCATGGCCGAATGTTTCAAAAACATTTTTCTTTTCTGGACGTACCGACAAATATAAAGATCCTACTATTCGTTTCCTTTTAAATAAATGTAATTTTGATGTTGTTGGTGATTCTTATTTTGAATTGGTAATGCGTAAGACTGGAGATTCTAGGGCTGATGAAATTATCAAGAAGGAAATGTTTGATGAACATATTCGTGGCAAATATAATGTTTTTGTTATTATTGATGACCGGAATAAAGTTTGCAGAATGTGGAGATCATTGGGACTTCCTTTATTTCAGGTAGGAACCGGTGAAGAATTTTAATTCTATATTGACATCCATTTGATTTCGTGTTATCATTTATTTGATGAGTACAATATACACCCCGAAACATGAAGACGTTGTGGATATGTTTCTGACCCAGCATTTTGAAGATCGTATGGCTTTTAGATTTCCAGGATTTAAATTCAAGGATAATCTAAAAATCTTTGTTACTTACTGCGAGAGTCCGAATGCCGAATCAATGTGGGCCATTCCTATTGTGGGTGGATATGTAATAGGTAAATGGATTCCATCCAAACATGGTAGCTTTATTAAGGGAATTTATATTGCTCAATCGGCATTATGGAATTGGCAATTTAAACGTTCAGAGTTTACGAAAGTAAAATCAGTACAGATTCAATTCCGCCGTGTCATTAGCCAGACAGCAAACAAAGCTAAGTGTGGTAAAGGAAGACCTAATGATATGGAAACGAAATCTTGAAGAAATTGCGGGTAAATTGGTTGATATGCCTCCTGCACCATGGAGATTACATATTGATGATTATATTTGTGTAACTGATGCTGATGGAAATGAATTATTTTTCGTAGAAAATACTATTGAACAGTATCATCTTTTAAATACGATTTGTATGCTGCGGAATAATTGTGAACTGTGGTTTGACGAAATGAAATCCGCAGGCATTAGTGATATTGTATTGCCAAAAAAGAAACAATCACCAAAACCGAAATGTGTGGTTCCGCCGACACCAGAGTTGGTAACGTTCAATATAAGTGAGAAACTATGACACCGATCAATGAAACTAAAGAAGCACTCCGCCAAGGATTATGCACCTTGGTTTATGAGAAGTTGGATGGTGAGATGAGGACTGCAATTGGAACTCTCAACTCCGATTTTATTCCGGTAAGATTTACACCAAAGAATACTGGTCATCCTAATGTTGATCTAGTATCTTATTTTGATGTTGACCGACAAGGTTGGCGATCATTCTGGCCTGAGAGGTTACGGTCTTTGAGTTTGGTTTAAACCTCTGGGAGGCCTTCCTAAAATAAATCCTTTTGGGAGGGCTTCACCTATATTTAAATATTTTTGTTCGCTATTATTAGGATTCCATATCCAAAATCTTTTTAGTCGATTTAAAGCTTTTTGTCTCATTTTTTCTTTGGATTCTTCTGAATGCTTCTTATCGTACATTCCATTCATTTCACCTGATGCAGAACGATTTCCATTCAAATAACTTTGTTTCATGGATTTTTTAATAGTTTCAATTTGTTCTGGTGATCTTTTGAGACCGCTATTTGCCTTTGAAATTTTATCTTTGGTGGTTTTTGTTAAATGTGTTCCTAATTGTATTTTTGGATTATTTTCCGAGATTTTCTTTTTAGTTTCTTCGGAATGATGTTTGCCATACATACCAATTATTTTCAATTTATGATTTTTCTTAGCAACTTCACTTCTTTTTAATAAATCATCTTTTGAAAATTTTATACCAATTACACCATCTCCACCTCTAGTTAAATTATATCCAAAATTTTTTTGATTTGTTTTATACTTGTCGATATAAAATATTTCTTTTTCTTTGGCATTTTCAAAAGATAAATTTGTTTCTAGGACAGCCAATTTAAAGTTTTCTGCACCATATTTTTTAATAGCGGAAAAGAGATAGTAACCTCGTTTTTTGATGTTGCTTCCATCTCTTTTCCGGATCTAGTTTGGTATAGCCAATATATTTCTTTTGTTTGATATTATTTTCTAAAAGGTAAATTGAATAAGAATCCATAATATTAAATTATGATATTTGAGGAATTAAAAATCTTCCATATTCATTTTTAATTGGTGTTTTGCAGTTAAAAATTCTTTAACAAATCCACTACGGACAATATCTTCTGTTCCAAATTCAATAAATGAAACACTTTCCATCAATTCCAAAATATCAAAAATTTTTATTAATCCGCTAGTATCATATTTGTTACGATATAAATCTGATTGATCTATATCACCACAAAGAATAATTTGACAATTATTACCAACTCGGGTTAAAATTGTACTAATTTCCTCAAAATTCATATTTTGGATTTCTTCCACAATAATTATAGCATCATCAAGTGTTGTTCCTCTTAGATGTGATGTGGTGATAAATTCTACTAATTTTTTTTGTTTTAAGACTTCGTAGGCATCACCACGACCGAATAATTCAGAACAAATTCTTTGATATGGTGTTTCATAAACTGCCATTTTTTCACCAGCCGTTCCGGGTAAAAATCCCATATCTCTAGATGGAACTATACTACGGACAATAATAACACGCTGATGTTTTCCTGCCAAAACTTCTTTAAAAGCTAACCACATGGATAAAAAAGTCTTGCCAGTACCAGCCACACCATGTAGGACTAAATTAAAATCACGATTAAACGAATCTATTGTTAATGATTGGTTCGTGGTTTTAGCTTCAACCTTTTTCAGTGAAAATGGAGGTGACTTCACTTTCTTTTTTGACACCTGTGGTTTTTCTTTTTGGGGAATTTTTCTATTACTCATTTAAGCTATATGGTTCGGCCAGGTTGAAAATTGGCCTTTGAAAAGCTAACATTCTTTCTTTGTAATTTACCATCTTTTCCTACGATAGATCGGTCGGGCACTGATTTCTCCATACGTCCAAGTACACCATGTAGAAATTCTGAAGGTGGTTTCGTAATACCAAGCCGTATTGGATCTCCAAGGGCGCTGGGGGAGCTTAAAAATTGTTCAATACATTTTTCTTTTTTACAAAAAGGACATGGAAGATTTTCTGGTAATTTATGATCTATCATATTCATATATCGTTCAAAAGATTGATGACATTCGGTACATCGATATTCGTATGCTATCATTTATTTTCCTTATTCGTAATTCTATTTAGATATAATTTTCGTGATTCCGACATTTTCTTTTTGGTTTCTTCCGAAACTTTTTTACCTAATTTGGTTTCACTTATTTTTCTTTTTGTTTCTTCGGAATGTTTCATATTATGTTTTCCTTTATGAGACGCAGACATTTTCTTTCTGGTTTCCTCAGAAATAGGTTTCCTATTTTTGGCAGATTCTCGCATTTTCTTTTTAGTTTCTTCTGGTGTTTTATAACCTAATTTATTTTTATTTCCTTTGTGAACTGCGCCCATTTTCTTCTTGGATTCTTCAGAACGCTTTCTTCCTGCCTGATAATTATTTTTACCTTTGCGAATTTCGGATAATTTCTTTTTAGTTTCTTCTGAGTGTTTTCTTCCATAGAAAGGATGGTTAATTCCAGAACACAATTTACGGTTAGAAATTTTTATTTTGTTATAGGAAATAATATTAATAATTCTTTTATTTTGTTGATTTTGGTTTACCTGACCCATACGATCAAAAGCCAACCACATTTTAGCTTTTAATTTTCCCATTACCATCTTAAGTAACAGATGATGGCATACCCAATGTTCCTTAAATGACAATGGAATCTTTTCTGATTCTGGTAATCCGAGAAATTTGGTAATACATTTAGGAACAATATGATGTTTCTCGGTATAAAATTCTGGTTTAATCCTGGCTTTGGCACGGTCAATAATTCGGTAATAGGTTTTGGTGTATTTGTTATCGAGATAAATAGTATCAGGCATTTGTATT